TTTTTGAACCCACCCATGTGGCACTGCCAATACTAGTGGGATCGGTGCTACTCATTATTCGTAAAGTGTCATCACTTGCCAATCTTGTGGCCGACGCTCCTGTGCTAGAGAAAGTTTTCCATCTTCCCCCAATGTAATACTGCCTGCTACTCTGGGATGAAACCGCCGTTGCCGAAGTTGGTGTTTGGTTTATTCGAAGACTAGTGGAACTTATCCATTGAACTATGTGATACATTATGTAACTAGTTCCATTGAACAAGCTCAAGTACTGTTCGGGGGGTTTTTCATATGCCGTTGCTGATGATGCCTGTTCTATTTGTAAGCCACATAAATATATTCCGCTAATGCTATCTCCGTCATACGCAGTAATAGCAAGTCCAGTATTGGTGCTAGGGATCAAAATAATTTGAATAGCATCTGAGGTTCCCGCTGTGGTCGCTGTTATGGATATTCTATACCATCCATTTCCTATGCTGCTTATTGATGATGTTGCACTTGCTCCGGTCTGCTCTACTGTTCCACTACTAAGATTAAACCTTGCGGCCTTGGCATCATTGTCTAGTCTTAGAATTACCTTGGTTTTCTCGGCGGCCTTGGCGTATACAGATATTGTGTATTGAGTAGCTGATAAAAATGGAGTCCAGGATTGTTGACTAGCCCACCAATGTCCCGAGCTAGTTTGAGAGTCTTCTGATAATTTATATACGGAGGCATCTACTCCGCTGGGTCCGGTTGTTAAATCTTTTTCTATAAATGATGCGGTGACTGTGCTATTCAAGTACATGCAATTAGAATACCAAGCAAGATTTTTTGTTGGGGCCAATGTTCCATTATTTAAAAAATTTGCACTTGCAGAAGAGAATGTCCCGAAAACAGAACTAGATCCTGCTGTTGTTGCTCCGTCTGCCGCACTTGCTAATAAAGCAAAACTAGTGCCAGAATAGTTATCATTTCCATTTTCATAATCTAAGTAAAATGTTGGCATTATACGTTCCTACCTAAAGATGTTTGAAATGCTTGTATAGCATTATAAAATGCTATTGCTTCTGATGAAGATAATGAGGATCCTATAGAATATCCTGCAAGTAAAGACGTTGTTAGAAAAGTGGAATTATATGTTCCAAAAGCAGATTGTCCTCCATCCGATGGCGGAGATCCTGTGATTAAATTTCTGCCGAATATTATGAAAGGTACATTTGTAGCAAATGCTGTAATGGATGCTGTATAAGGCGTCCCAGCAGTTGAATTGGTATATGCTATGGAATATGAAGATGAAGAACGAATTCCCAGTTGAAATGCAGGATAGCCACTTATTGTTGGAATTGTTGGTCCTCCAGTGGCATTAAGAATGATAGTGTTCTGAGCTATTTCGTAACTATGTCTGTTAGCAGTTATTGTGGTGTCATAATAATATGATCCCATAAGGGCTTGAGTATTGCCGGCTGTTTTACGATAAGCAGATAAGTGACAATTATATTCAAATCCAGATGGCAACTTATCTGGTCTTAGTCCTGTTCTTAAATGCTTGCTTGTTCCATCTCCCAACAATCCTCCATTAGATCCCGTTTCATTATAATCACCACTAACAAAACCGTTGTTCATATCTACGGCCAAGCCTAAAGATTGATCATAATAAGATGTGCTTGTGTATAGTGGAACACAACATGCTTGTAGGTTGTTGCCGCAAAATAAATTAAGGCGATAAAATTTACTTCTTATTCCCGCATTATCTATTGCATTGCAAAAAGTATTCAATGCTGCTATTGTTGTGGAGTTTGCACCCCCAGCATTCCAATATACGTTGGCGAGCCATTTGTCAACTTCCATATGATTAGCCACACTTCTCTCCAGACCAGTCAATCTATTATTATAGGCAGCAACAAAAGGTTGTGCGTTATATGATACATCCAAGCCCAATGTGTTTTGGTTTTTACCAACAACTCTAACAAATGGCTGGCCTAGATAAGCAGTATCCATAGTCAATAATTGACTTTTTTTGGGAAGTCGTGATGATCGTTGAGTAAAATTTTGTCTTATACTAAACATAATTATTAACCATAATTTTGAGAGAAACTACCATACCAATAAGTTCCATCACTAATGAAACTATAAATATCAACCTTGCTTGCTGTTATAGTTGCGGTGGGAGTTGCACTATCGGCCCATCTTACACCAGTAAACGTTGCCGTATAGTTTCCACTGCCACTATTCAAGAATAATGAGAAACTCTTTCCGGCAGTTGCTGTGGGCATAGTAAAAGTGCAGTTTCCGGTTAGGGTACAAGTATGAACAGTGCCACTTGTTAAATCTATAGTCTTACTAGTTCCACTATTTCCAATAACAACAACTCCTTCAGTAAAACTGTTAAAAGATATTCCGCTTACCGAGAGAGTGGTCCCGTTGAAAGTCATGTTTGAGCTTCCGGCAGGAATATTAGATGCATCTTTATAAACAACTTGATTAGCAGATCCGGCTACAGTGCCAGTTGTTCCTTGAGTTCCTTGTAAACCTTGAGTTCCTTGTAAACCTTGTATACCTTGAGTTCCTTGTGTGCCTTGAGTTCCTTGTGTACCTTGATTTCCTTGTAAACCTTGAGTTCCTTGTAGTCCTTGTATACCTTGAGTTCCTTGTGTGCCTTGAGTTCCTTGTGTACCTTGATTTCCTTGGATGCCTTGAGTTCCTTGTAAGCCTTGAGTTCCTTGTAAACCTTGAGTTCCTTGTAAACCTTGAGTTCCTTGTAAACCTTGAGTTCCTTGCAGACCTTGAGTTCCTTGTAAACCTTGAGTTCCTTGACTACCATTTGATCCATTAGTCCCCTGTCTTCCTTGAACCCCCTGAGGGCCTTGGACGCCCTGAAGCGCAGCAGTTGACACTGCCACCCACTGTATTCCTTGAACGGTTGACATGAGAACAGTGGAAGTTGTCCCCGCACTGTCGTCCTTGTCGTAGAGTACGTTCTTGACTCTGAGGCTCTCAACGAACGTGGTGTTGGCCCTGTTGGCGGTTATGCCGGAGCCAATAATGTGCGCATTGGATTGATTATTTGTGTTGTTCGTTCTACCGGCCAAAACGCTGGAGTAGCTGCCGCTAGCGGTGTTGCTCTGCCCGCCGCCGACGAAAGATTGCGTACCGCTGGCCGAATTTTGATAACCGCTGCCGACAAAACTTTGCTGCCCTCCGGCCGAGTTCTGGTATCCGCCTGCGACAACGCTTTCGTTGCCGCCGGCCGAGTTTTGATGACCGGCGGCAACGCCGCAATAGCCGCTAGCGGTGTTGCTCTTGCCGCCGCCGACGGTGCTGTATTGGTTGCTTGCTGTGTTGCTTTTACCGCCGCCGACGTGGCTGATATATCCGCTGGCGGAGTTGTAAAGTCCTCCGGCAATAGCACTCCCATATCCGCTGGCGCTGTTGCTCCATCCTCCACCAACGAAACTTCTGTTCCCTCCGGCAGAATTTGTATAGCCTCCGCAAACGGCCGAAAGGGGTCCGTTGGCGACATTAAACCATCCACCAGCAACCGTGCTGTAGTCGGCACTGGACGTGTTGGCTCTACCGCCGCAAACGGCACTGTATTGTCCGCTGGCTGTGTTTTTGTAACCGCCGCCGACGGTGCTGTTAATGCCGCTGGCGGTGTTGTAGTAGCCGCCGCCGACGGTGCTTTTATCTCCGCTAGCGGTGTTTTGCCGCCCGCCGCTGATGGTGCTGTAGTTGTTGTTGGCAATATTGGCAATACCGTGAACGGTGCAGCCGACAATGTTGTCGGTTTCCGCCGTGTTCACTACAGTGATGCTATTTAAACCAGCCCCACTCGTGCCTACATCGCTTGATAGTGTTAATGTTACATTTGATCCGGATTGAACCGCTGTAAGAACGGTTTTTGTTGTCCAACCCCAAATCTCCTGCGTTGCGTCGTAGAATCTTATCTCCAACGCATTTGCAGTGGTGTTATCGAAATCGGTGGCCGTTGCGTTTAATACCGTAATGGTATTGGTAGTCTCTTGTATGTCATTTGCCCTTCTGACCTTCTGTGCGGCAACGTTGTTTCCACCGCTCACGAAAGAGAGTTTTGCGTGGGCAAGATTGCCGTAACCGCCGCTGACGGTGCTGTAGTTGCCGCTGGCGGTGTTGTTGTTGCCACCGCTGACGGTGCTGTGGCTGTTGCTGGCGGTGTTTCTTACCCCGCCGGCGGCGACGCTATAAGAGCCGCTAGCGGTGTTGTAGTAACCGCCGCTAACAGTAGCCGCCGTATTAGTTGCTTGGTTTCCTATTCCTCCACCAACGGTAGTGTACTGGTCTGACGAAATGTTGCTCGACCCGCCGCTTACAGTGCTTGTCTCTCCGCTGGCGGAGTTTTGACGTCCTCCGCCGATTGCGCTGTATTGGCCGCTGGCGGTGTTGTTTCTGCCGCCGCTGACTGTGGCGTATGTATTGCTGGCGGTGTTGTTTCTGCCGCCGCCCACGGTGCTTCTCTCGCCGCTAGCGGTGTTATGTTGGCCGCCGCCGATTGCGCTGGCATATGCGCTAGCGGTGTTCATGTAGCCGCCGCCAACAGTCGATCCGTAGCCGCCGCTAGCGGTGTTGGCATAGCCGCCGCTGACTGTGGCGTATGTATTGCTGGCGGTGTTGCTCCTGCCACCGCTGACGGTGCTCATTAATCCCTGGGCGGAGTTCTGGAATCCGCCCGCCACCACGCCTTGAGTGCTTGAAGAAAATACTGACTGTATCCCGCCGATTATTTGGTTCGCCCTGAGCGTGAATCCGTCAAAGGTGAAAGTGCTGTCGCCCGCAGCAACGTTCGAAGAATTCTTGTATACGACTTGATTGGCGGATCCGGCAACGGGACCAGTGATTCCTTGAGTTCCTTGTAAACCTTGAGTTCCTTGCCGGCCCTGTAAACCTTGAGTTCCTTGTAAACCTTGAGTTCCTTGACTACCAGTTGTTCCTTGTAAGCCTTGAGTTCCTTGTGTTCCTTGAGTTCCTTGCAGACCTTGCAGTCCTTGTAAACCTTGAGTTCCTTGACTACCAGTTGTTCCTTGTAAGCCTTGAGTTCCTTGTAAGCCTTGTAAGCCTTGAACACCTTGTAAGCCTTGTGTTCCTTGTAAACCTTGTGTTCCTTGTAAACCTTGAGTTCCTTGTAAACCTTGAGTTCCTTGTAAACCTTGAGTTCCTTGTAAACCTTGTGTTCCTTGTAAGCCTTGTGTTCCTTGTAAGCCTTGTGTTCCTTGTAAGCCTTGAGTTCCTTGCAGTCCTTGTAAGCCTTGAGTTCCTTGCAGTCCTTGTAAACCTTGTGTTCCTTGTAAACCAGTTGTTCCTTGTAAACCTTGAGTTCCTTGAGTTCCTTGTGTTCCTTGAGTTCCTTGAGTTCCTTGAGTTCCTTGAGTTCCTTGAGTTCCTTGAGTTCCTTGTAAACCTTGAGTTCCTTGTAAACCTTGAGTTCCTTGTAAACCAGTTGTTCCCTGTAATCCTTGAGTTCCTTGAGTTCCTTGAGTTCCTTGAGTTCCTTGAGTTCCTTGAGTTCCTTGAGTTCCTTGAGTTCCTTGTAAACCTTGAGTTCCCTGACTACCAGTTGTTCCTTGAGCAGAAATTATGCTCCATAAGTCTGTCCTTGTAGTAGGAGTGCAAGACGTACAACCTGCATAACTACTAAGATCAAGAGATACTCCTATATAAGAAGATCCATTATATGTAACTACATCATTTTGATAATAAGTGCTATCACCAGACCATGGTCCTCGAAAATTAAAGCCAACTCCCTGACTACCAGTTGTTCCTTGTGTCCCTTGTGGCACAAATAATCCCCACTCGATAACCGTGAGGCCGGGCACTGATCCATTGACATCTTCAAATAATGCTATCCATAATTCATTATTATAAGAAACCACATCGTTCAAGGTATATTGTATGTCCTCCCACTCACCCCTCCAATTAAATCCCAATCCTTGTGTTCCCTGCAATCCAGAAGTTCCCTGTAGTCCTTGAATACCAGTTGTTCCTTGTAGACCTTGCAGCCCTTGTGTTCCTTGAGAGCCAGTTACTCCTTGAACGCTTTGACTAGTAATCAAACTATATTGATCAACATTCCAGATATATAAACTAAAATCATCTAATGTTAGATAAAAATTACCCGCATAACCAATTTCAGGAAGAGACGAGTAATCAGTAAATTTTAATAAAGTTCCCGAACTATAAGGAAGATCATTCCACAGAGTTTCTCCGTCACCAATTTTTATCCTATTGGTGTTCCATTCAAATCCGGGCTCCCCGGTACTTAATAATGTATTGGCCAGGGACCACTCAGAATCTGTCCCTCTTCTAACTTGTATTAGTGTTTTTCTTGGCATCAAAATATATAGTTTTTAACAGATATATATTTTAATATATGAAGAATTATTCTTCTTCAATTTTGCCATCAAAAAAATAATTATCTTCTAATTTCAAAAATTCTTCTAAGGCTAAAGCGGTCCACTTGTTGTAAATTAATTTATATTTAAAATCGAAGGAGACTTCTTCAAGATCTTTGGACAAAACAAAAGCCAACCAAGGTTTTCTGCTTCTCTTCCATGCAAGCAATGGTTTTTTTTCGGCCTTCTTGGCATCTTTATAAGCTTGAGTTAAAAATTTATCTAAATCACTGTTTCCTCTTAAAAATACAGAATTTAAATCAATTCCATCGTAACCACCTTTAGACTCTAAACTAAATTTAAAATTAAGAGGAACAACCAGGTCTGAGCTAAAAACTTTTTGTGCGTGCTTTGGTAAAAATGCAGTCTGACTCCATCTATTTCCACTGCCTACACTTCTGGAGAACCCTTTTTTAAATCTTTTAGTAAATATTTTGGCAAGATCAAGTTCGTTTCTATTGCCTTTTCTTTTTGAATTTATTTTTTTAGATTGCTTATTACTTAAGATATCGTCTATGAACTGATCGTCAGAATCCTCATAGTAGTTTGTCATGTTACTTCAGCGAATGTTTATTTCTACGCTGCTTTCTTTTTACTGGGTAAAGACTAGTGCGGCGGACAGCCTTGGCAAAAAGAGGGAGAGTATAATGAGCAACATCAGCAGTTGTAGTAGCAGAACCCATTCCAGCAGGAGCACCTACTGCTGCGGTTGTTGTTCCCTCTTCATTTTGAAGCCAAACTTTAAATTCCATATTTCACATCCCGGCGCTTGCTGATATTGCTGGGGTCCAGCCCTGCGTTAAAAACTTTATTAACTCTTCTCGAGTTAGATGATATTCAGTAGTATCTATATCGCTCTTATCTAATTTTTTATCACTTAAATAACTTCTTGATTTATTTTTAAGTCTTATATTTGCTCCGTGTTGTGTTAATGTGCCAGGAACAATCTCCCAACTTCCTAATTTATATGATTTATTTCCAAAAGATAAACCAGCAGCAACCCAAGGTTCTTTTTCAAGAACCTTAACAATATCATTCCAGCTCATTCCTAATTCATCTCCCATTCCATTTTGAAGATAATCCGGAGTGTTCTCTAAAAATTGTTTAAAACTAAGTAAATACATTATATCTTATATATTAAATAAAAATGGTTTTTGAATTCGGACAAAATTTAAATAAAAGAAAATATGTTTGCTTTGTATGCGGAGTGGCATTCGAAGACCTAGACTCCTATAAGTCTCACATATTAGATAATCATGAAATGGGAAGAGATTTTGTTGTCTGCCCTTTGGACCGGTGTGGATTTCCGGTCAGATGTGTCAGAACACATTTTAAAGCACATCATCCAAGAGACGTGCTTCCCAAAACATCACAGATGAGATCGACTGTATGGAGAGACTTCAGTAAAAATGGAGATAAAAAAACCACCCGACCAAGATTCAGAGAAGGATATATGGTCAGTATGAAAAATGGTGGAAAAGAAATGCACTATAGGAGCGGATATGAGTGCGAAGTATATGAATCATTAGAACATATAGAAGAAGTTCTGGCTTATGAAGTTGAACCAATCAAAGTAGGATATTTATTTGAAGGAGAACATCACACCTATAACCCGGATTTAATAGTCCACTTCATAGATGGACACAAAGAAGTCTGGGAGATCAAACCATCCAATCAAACAGATCTGCCTAAAAATCATGCTAAATGGGCGGCGTGCGAAAGTTATTGCCAAGGAAGAGGCTGGCGATTTGTTGTTATGACTGAGCGGGGGATCGGAAAACTCAAAGTTATTTCCAGAGAGAAAAGAAAATATGATCTCTAAGGATTCTCAGCATCTTGTATGGTCCAGTGCTTGGGGTCTCTATCTTTATGCAATTCTTTAAGACGAGCAACGTGAGGCGTTAAAGAATCCATTAATTTTCTGTGACCACCAGAGTATTGTCTATCATCATTAAGTTTCCCGGCAGCCTGTGTGTCTATGATAATAGCAATACATGCCAGTGCAGAACTTAAATGAGGAACACCTTCTTCATCAACTTCCTCGCCTTCAAACCAAGCAGAAAGATGTCGTTGACAAGCATCAACATAAATTGATGCTCGGCATCCCACACCTCTCCAATTAGCACGACCATATTTCAAGCAACCGTTAAGCAATGCTACACAACCCATAGCTGTTGCAGTTGTAGGCCAGAGATGCAAAGGCAATTTATCACTACCGATAGCATCTTTTGGATTTGTTGGTTTAGTGCTCATTAATTTGTCCTTTTCACACTATATTATAATAAAAATATGATTGAACACAAGTGCAAAAATTGTTTGTTATTTAATTATAAAAAACAAGAATGCAAGGTTGCATTATTAATAGATGGAGAACAAAAACATCTACCTGTTTTCGCAGAAGACAATTGCCACATGGAAGAATTGGGAATAGAAGTTGAGCAAGTTCGTTGGATGGAGAAAACAGATAATAAAACAAATAAAAAAATAGTAGAGATAGAGTACCCGGAAAACTTTTTTGGAAAAGATGAATGAATTATGGGAGAATGCAAGTCGCCATACAACAGAGGCAGAGGAGAAATTTGCATCTATGAACGTGATGCAAATGGACCAACAGATTTAAAGTGTTGTCCTGTTAAATGCTATCCTCCAGTATGTTACGATAAAGTTGATGTGGAATTTAGTTGCGGAACAACAACGACAACAACCACAACTCAACCTCCATATAAATGTCATTGTCGTGTGATTGTAATATGGGTTTGCAACTCAAATGCCGCTAAAGATGATGATATATATATTTATCTAAATGATATTGAATTGGGACGTGTGGATTTGAGTGCAAACGATTATACAGGAGGATTATTTATTGGCCATCCCACGGCATACTTCCCACCAGCTACTTCCCAAGGCGAAACAAAGTTTGGCAATTGCCCATTAAGCAAAATGTTTAAAGCAGAAGATTGTGATATTTTTGATTCATTATGTAGATTTGATCCAGATTATTTGTTCGAAACCGATAATGAGGTAAGGACTGAATTATGGAGGGCCAACGACAACGGCAATGCTGGCACAATAAATATCACAAGCTATAAGCTAAATGAAGATGATAGTCTCACAGATCCTTGTGAATTAGCATCTGTGGGTTATTCTACACCTCCTCAAAAAATAGCTTTCGATATAAAGGGGGGCTGTTGTTGCACGGGTGGGGGAACAGGATTTAAGGCTTTTGATGGATCATTTCATTGGTATAAATACGCCAGAGTAACATATAACCTTAATTGTATAACTAAATGGTCCCAAGACCCGGGCCCCTATACATCTGCAACTATTTTACTTGAGTGGCCGGCCAGCTTCACCAATGCAAAAAATGATTGTACCTCTGGAAAAGTTATAGAGGCCTTTGGGCCCTTCACGGGCGGGACGGTCGGCTCCAGTCTGGGTGGGGTTCCCACATCACATATAAATAATTCTTCAGATAATTCGGCAACTTTTAGTTCATTAGAAGAAGAAACAGGTTGTGGATGGGAGCTGAGTGATGAGATCATTTGTAGTCAACCATATCCTTTTTTAAATCCTAATATCACAGAAGAATTATACTTAAATATTACAGAAAAATCAAAAGATTGTATTAATAGCAATACTTTTATTAGTAATTGTGTAGTTGGAGAAACCTCACAAATCAACCAACATTATACTGGATCGAAACAAGATGAATTTGTACTTTGCTATAAAAACAAAGGAAATAATGAATTTATTATAAAAAATGAAAAAGATGAAATTATAAAAAATATAAAAACAGAAAAAAATAAAGAAGATGTAGAACTAATAAGCAAGCCAGAAGGTTCAGATTATATAATAATAGAAACCATTGCAGGAGAAAATTCATCTTGGGAGTATTGTTTACTGTGTCCTGAGACAATAAATCATCTTCTAAAGGAAACAGAAAATGGCACAATAAAGACTCTCTCAACAGAATATCCTGGTTGTAAATTTGTTGTATTTTTAGAAACAACAGGTTGCTGCATAGAGATAGATGGAGATAAGTTATATGCCGTGGGAGATGGAACTCTATATGCGAGTGTAGATAGCGGATCTCCAGGAGATGGAGAAGGATTAGAATGCTGTAGGAATCCAACAGTTAAAATATGCGAAGTTGATTGTGGAGGAGGATGCGAGGAAGGAGAATTTGGTGCATCTAAATATTTATTGGATGGATGCGAATTTACAATAACTGTGACGGGGCAAAATTCAGGTGATTATGGAGGACAACAAGATTGTCAATGTAAGGACCCGAGTGATAAAACAAAAGAAGAAGGATACCCAACAGGAACAGAAATGCACCCAGATGATTGCCCTGCACCATTTAGAATAATGAAGAACAAAAATAATAATGGTCTGAGAATATTAGTCAATAAGAATTTTATCCGTTGATAACTTTTTTGCATCTAGTAATATTTCTTCTACTTTATCCACTTTCATATTCAATAATTTAACTAGTTTGTCTTTCGGGCAATTTAAGAATTCATCTAGATTCTTAACATTATTTTCATAGAGTTTCTTAGCTCTCTGTTTGCCTATATTCTTAATAAAGCAAAGATCAACAAAATGCGATGGAACTCCGCTTTGAAGTCTAATGAGAAGTCTATTTAAATAATCTCCTAAACCTTCTTTAATGTCCATCGCATCTATTTGTTTTAAAACTTCTATTACTCTTGGAGCATCCATTTGCAGACCTCTCATAAGAGCATTCATATTATCACTATTAAGTGAATTTAAAATATTATAATAACAGTATGAAGTTTTAACACTTGAATCTGTTTTAAATACTTTTATTCCCTCTTTTCTTAATAATTCATCAAGTCTATTTGAATAAAGAGAAACTTCATCTTTCTCTGCTCGGCTTATTATTCCAGCCTTGTGCGAATCAAGATTTCCAAGAAGCATTGAAATCGCATAATCATTACTCTCTAATCCATTTTCAACAAGCACCAGAAGATTGCTTTTTAAATCTGCCACATCTAGTGGAGGAAAGTAATACATGCTACTTACTCTGCCGACTGCGGTGGCTTTCCACTCTCCTTGATACTCATATATCACTCCTCTCTTTTTTAGGAGATCGATAGTTTTATCAAGAATGCTTTCATTTAAATCTTTTGATTGGAAATAACACAAACTCTTTCTATACCATTCGTGTATATCTTCAGTAGTCTTAATAGACTTATTAAAGATTTCATTTACAATATGGAACGCAAGAACCTTGTAATGACCAAAATCATTCTTTAATAATTGAGATTCTATATTCTCTTGCTTTTTCAATTTTTCTTTAAATTGAGTCGCCCTGGATTCGGGAATTAGTATGTAGGCATCCCCAGCTTTATCAAATCTTGGTCGTCCTGCACGTCCACACATTTGATTAATATTATATACTTCTACTTCTTCGAGTCCTCTATGAACTCCTGTTATGATTACTCTTCTGGCTGGCAGGTTCAAACCACAAGCTAAAGTAGAGGTGGCAACAATAACTCTAAACTTGGGGTCACTTTTAAACCTACTCTCAAGCTTTATTCTTTTATCCTTCTCGAGATTAGCATTATGAAACTCAGTTTCAATATTTGCTTTTAATAATTCGTCTTTTACCAATTCGCCTGTTTTCTTGGTATGAACAAATACCAAGAATTTGTCATCAGGATAATAATCAATTATATCAAGAGCTTTATTAACTTTCTCTCTCTCATTTTTACTATAATTATTCTCACCATCATAATACTTCTCGTAATGAACATTGAGAGGACAAGGTCTATACTTTGAATTAAGTATGAAACAATCTTTGTTGGGAGATAACTTCTTCATCCACTCTGCTATTTCTTTTACATTAGGCATTGTGGCACTAAGTAAAATTACTCTAGCGTCTGGATTGATTTCTAAGAATTTTATAAGCCCAACTTCTAAATGATCGCCTCTTCCTGGTGTGGTTATAAGATGCGACTCATCAACAATCAGAGTTTTTATAGATTTAATAAAATTACTCTGCTTGGTATCATTGCGGCTTCTGCTGTTGAGCATCTCTGATGTCATGATCACAAGATCAGAATCCGCAACGCCCTTCATCTTTTCCTGATCTAGTCTATAATCACCAGTGCATATAGAGACTTTAAGATCGCCAAAATGGTGATCTTTTCTTGTCCAATCATCATATCTTTCTTGTGCAAGAGCCCTAATAGGCACGAGCATCATTCCTTTACCTTTTCTTTTTCTTATCTCATGAGCAAGAAAAAGTTCTGAGCAGACAGTTTTACCAGCACTTGTGCTGGCTGCTACGATTCCATTTACATCTTGGTCATATAGTGGAATTAAAGAAGATTGAACACAGTTAAATTGCTCAAAATCCCAATTAGCATATGGATAGTCTTTAGTAGAGACTATATTTTCACTGTCTGTGATCTCAATTAACTTATTCATAAAACCTTCATGACTAAAAAAATATAGAAGTTAAAGAAACTCAATTTACTTTGAAATCAGTTCAAATCTCTTCTTATATTCTTTTTCGACATGAGGGAAAAGAGCATCTACAATATCATAGATTTCATCTGCGTTCTTAGTGGCATGGAAAAATTTACTTATATCTTTGTTTTTATCTACATGATTTACAACATCTCCGATATCACCCGAAAATCGGTCAACAATTTTTTCGTAAGTCTTCTTGAGATCTTCTTCGTTTAAGCTGGCTACGTAATCTTTGAAAACAACTTGCTGATTCTTCATTTTTTCCTCAAAAGAAAATAGATTTAAAAAACAATAACAACTTAGAATAATCTACCACAATTGAGCATAAAATCAATATCGGCTAAAAGAAATTTACTTCTTCTGGGTACATGATACTGAAATTAAATTTTTCAAACTCTCTTTTTTCGCTATTGGTGCTGTATGGATTTTCAATTGGTTCCTCATCTAAGTTTGTGACAACACTCCAACAATAAAGCTTTTTATTATTGTTAAACATTTCCAATAAAGAAACGTGCTTGTCTCCCAAGAATTTTTTTGCCATTTTACAAACAACATAGAATGGCAAAAAACTATGATTTTTAGGATATATCTGAAAAGTTTTAACAAGATGGTCCTTATAGTCTGATATTGAATAGAATATTATTATGGTATATCCATCAACCAAAACCTCAGCAGATTTTAAAAGAACTAAATCTTGGTCATCTCCATTAGAACAAGGAAATGTTAAATGAATAAAATTTTTAGCCAATTTTTTCATTCTTTTGATCGTAGCATCCAAATTAGCCATAAAATTATTTATCCTTGTTTTTGTATTTTAAAATGTTATAATTCAATTTATGAGAATTAAAAATTGTATAAAAATAAGAACATTTGATAAAAGAAATATTTTTACTCTTTGTAGTCACTATAAAGAACTCAAAGAATATGAAAAAATCCTATTTAGCAAGATAGAAAAAACAGCATATGATAATCAAGTCATACTTTCAATGAAACATATATTAATTGCTTTATCTGATCATACTTTTAATGAGAATAAAATATTCAAAACAAATAAAAATATATCAGAAAATATTAAAAAATATATTAATAAAAGTTTTGAACAAAACAAAGTTTTAAATTTTAATAAACTAAAAAATAAATTTGAAAAATATGGCGTAACGAAAGCTAATCTTTATAATTATCTCAATAATGTCAAAAAAGTTTACCAGAAAGATGGAAAACAGATAAAAAGAGTAAAATCAGGCGTGTTTAAATTAATATAAATTTTAAACTAATATAATCATATGAACAAAAAACAAAGAAGAGAAGATAGACTTAAAAGAGTCCAAGAAGAACTAAGTGGATCTGGTTTGTATGTCTACGAGAACAATACAGATGCAGATCTTTCTCTTCCAAGAGCAACCAAGACCGGATTAAAGAACATTGGTCCTCGTCAAAGATTTGAGGGAGACAGTTATTATCTTAAGTTCATTAGTCCTCCTATAAATCTACTAAAATTAATAGAAATAAAAGAAGAAGCAGGAGTAAATAAAGAAGAAAATGTTAAAGTCGATGAAATAGTTGAAGAAAAATCAGTGCCAGTAGTTGTCCAGGTTGTAGAAAAAATTAAAAAAAATTTGGCAAAATCTAAAAAATCTACGAAAAAAAAGAAGAAAAAAGTAGTAAATAATAAAAAGGACAATAAAATGAAAGAGAAATTAATTCTTGACCAACCAGATATAATAAAAGAAAACGGAAAATCTGAACCCGTTGTCGAAGATCAACAAATTGAAGAAACAGAAGTTCTTCTAACAGAAGATCCAGCCGGCGACATGGAGATAATTAGCGAGTAATACTGTGAAGAAAGCAGTGATACTTGCGGGTGGTGCAGGAACTAGATTATCGCCTGCCACATTGGTAACAAACAAACTTTTGTTGCCAATATATTCAGAACAGGGCGATGGTTGTGTGGTAGCGGAAGTGAAGCCAGAATACACAAGTCAAATATGCAGTGGTTGCGGAATTAAGGTCAAGAAAGAACTGGGTGAGCGAAATCACGACTGTTTTGCTTGTGGCTTACAGTTAAGCCGAGACCTTAACGCCGCAAAGAACATATTAAGAGTTGGAATGAACTCTTTAGACAGCAATGTCTTAGAAGCCCACTCCCTTTAGGGGGTGGGAGCATTCACCTATACACAAAACATGTATATGAAGTGGCCAAAGAATTAAAACTTAGCCAAAGAAAAGAATTAGAAGTAACAGATATAAACAATTACTATTGTAAAAACAATAGAATAAAAGTTAATCACATATCTGGGTATTGGAGTGACATGGGAACTCCAAGTAGTGTTTTACAAACACAAAGATTCATTGAAAAAAATAACTACAAACTCTAAAAAGTAAATGTTGGCGTTAAAGTAGGAGTAAGAGAAGGTGTCATTGTGGGAGTTGGAGTGGGTGGAGAAAATTCTTCTAATACATGAGTCTTAAATAAGATATCTGCTTCTGGAAAGCTCGTGGTATTAACTCCAAAAATTCCACCATTATAGGGATTTTGATAGTTAATTGCTATCTTATGTATGAAATCAGGTGTATAGGCTAATGTGTATTTAATATTTTTTATAATATCTACATTAATTTTAAAATTGTTCCAAGTTATTAAACTATTTGCAACGTTCACGGAAACCACAGAAGATGCGATTAGATTAGAAGAGTTTATACCCTCACCAGTATAAACCCTAATAGTTCCGGTGCCCGAAACAGCAGTGAATGAAGTTTGAGAAACACTACCTTGGATGATATCCCCAGTTGAGTTGGTAGAAAAATTAGAAGAAATTGGATCACTATATAATCCAATTTCAAGCTGACTTAAAACTCCAGTTTTTGTACAGTCAAAAGACTGCCAATATGCTATTCCAGGTATTACTTGTAAACCGCCATCATATAATTCTTGGGATTGGTCCACTAGATCTAGTGCGACATATGTCGGAGTAGGAGTGGGTTCAATTTCAGAATTAGATGCACTTATTAATATGGAAAAATTATCCTGGTCTACTGCAGCGGTGTTGGGGAGTATTGTTCTCTTTATCCATATAGGAATATAATCATTTGGATAAAAATGCTTAATAATAACTGTTGAATTTACATCTAAAAAAGTAATATTAGGGGCGACTCTTGAAGTTTCTATAACATCAGCCGTTCTATTTACTGGGCCACCTATACCGGCACTATATACAGTAACAACTGTGGCCGGTGATAAAGCATTGCCATATGAAGGAACAGTGAGCAAATCAACATAACGGCCAGTTTCAAATATAATTTTAAAAGATGCTTTATATTTGCCAGGTTCGGGTATGGTTGAAGCTTGAGGTTCTATAATTACATTTTTAAATTCGGGTATAAGTTCAAGGGCGGCCTTTATGTTATTGGCAGTGTTACTCAAATTTTGAGAATCACTTAAGCTATTGCTCCAACTCCACTGAATACCGAGCTCTATTGGTTCAGAGGATCCGTTATAAATTAAACTAAAACCCCCGCCATTTATTTTATTGCCAGAAGCAACTAGGTTCAAATATTGTATTGTTGAATCTGTGCAGGGTGGGATGGAGCACAATTCAGTTGAAGTCGAATGAACACCGGGAAATCCAAATTGAATAACGGATGTACTACTGTTTTTAATAGTAAGATTTAAATTATAAAAAGGTTCATCAGGGTTTTTATTCGCCATGTAAACACATTTATAATCAACTATTCCATCCGTAGCTTCTTGATTAGTTATATTCTTAAATAGTCGGTCCGCCACAGGAATAGTGGAAGGCTCGCCTCCAATAGAATCAGGTATACCCAAAGAAGAACTCTGGCCGGAGTAATAAAAAGCAATATCAGAACTTTTAATTGACATGTAAACCTCAAAAATAATTATACTTGATTTTTAATAAGAATCAATTACAATTTAGATAGTCAAAAGGTCATATAAATGAGACTACAAAACCACTGGGTGATTAAGAACAAAGAAGCCATATTACTTAAAATAGTTGAATGGTGCCAAAAAAATAATAAAAAAGTAGAAAAAATAGATTTTGAAACATTATTAGAAGCAACCACATCTTCAATAAGAAATGTTTGATTAATTGTTTTTAACCCATTCTTCAAATTGATTTGGATCTATAATACCGAAACCTTCGAAAAACTTTTTACCTGCAAAATCTTTATTTTTTAAAGACATTGTCTTTTTTCTAAAAGCTTTTCTATAGTCGTTATCATTATCCAAAACTAATCCTGTACTATTATTTCTAACGTAGGATAACAACAAGGCAGCACACCCAACAGCAAAGGGGGTGCTCATGCTTGTTCCACTCATATATGCATACCAATTAGTTGGGACTGTGCTAAATATTTTGACTCCAGGGGCCAAAAAATCTAAATCCTCACCAGTACAACTAAAACTAGCTCTTTCAAAGTTTTGGTCTATGGATCCGATTCCTATAGTCTCGGGATAATTTGCCGGGTAGTATATCTCTCTTGTGGAGCCTGCGTTGCCGGCAGCACAAAATGTAATACACTTTTTGGATAAAGCATATTGTATAGAACTTCTAATGCTTGGCACATGTCCCGGGGATCCCAAACTCATAGTTATAAAATCAGAACCTTGATCTGCAGCCCATCTGATGGCTTCTGCTATATTATCCATATTGCCACTGCCGTTATCGTCCAACGCCTTAATAGGTATAACTTTAGATTTAGGGGCAACTCCAATTACACCAACATTATTGTTTTCGGCGCATATGGTTCCTGCGACATGGGTGCCATGAGAATTATAATCCATTGGATCTTTGTTTTTATTAACAAAATTTCTACCTTGTAAAAGATTATTTTTCAAATCTTCATGATTAAGATCACAACCCGTATCTATTACGGCTATCTTTACCCCTTCGCCTTGAGACAATTTCCATTTATCAGGAAGATTAAATGTAGTAATCTCCCAGCCAGCAGCCTGCCTGACTTCCTGTATGGAATAAACATCTTCTCTTGTATATGGTAATAAATTACACTTCATTTTTGGCCTCCTTTTTCCATATCCCCTCTTTATATTTTTTAACTATAAAGTCAATAATAACACTGAATAATATATTTACTGCGACAAATTTAATTAGTTGTTCAAAAGGTTTAAGATAAATTGGAAGATTATTTAGGACTATATCCACAAAAATAATTTGCATAATAGCTAAAACAACAGCTTTTTTATCTCTACCGCTAGAATTTATATTCTCCTCGGCGTAGTGCACCGAACTATCTAGAAATGATAGAAGATCTGCGGTAAGTTTTGATAAACTTTCGCTATTAAATGAAAATGAGTTTTCATTTTCATTCTTCCAATTTTGAACTATACTTTTAGCAAAATTTTTATAATCACTCATGGTTCCCTCCATTAAGATTTATAACAAATTCAATCCTTTGAATTGTCATCTATAGTATATAGTTGTTTAAGAGACAAAAATATAATTATCGCCAAAAAGTAAAAAATATATTGTTTTTATTCCTGGATATACAGAAATCCTTGTACTCTCTGGGCTGGTGAAGGCCAAAATCTTCATTCAAATCATAGGAATAATTTTTAATTATGTTTATATTGTTTCTTTTAATAATAATATCTTCTTTGTAATATTCAGATATTATTGATATATGACCATCTGACAGTGAGTCTATCAGTTGATTCTCAACACTTTTTAAAAAAGTAAATAATCCATTAACTTTAGCAAAGTTCCATCGATCAAATAAAGGTTTGAGTTCAGGAAGAGATTGTTGGAGTCTTTTCTCCAAAAAAATCTTTTCTTCAACATTATAAAAATCTATTTCCACAATATAAAGTAGATAAAAAAATTTTTTTGTACTATGATAAAATGCAGTAAAAAAGAAAGGCCAAAAAAAATGTCCGAAGAAGTATATCGACCAAGAAAATCAGAAGAAGACAATAGTGAATCTATAAGCAAAATAGACGCCATAAGAAAGGCGGCCGAAGTAGATGAAAGAAGTAACTTCGATCAAAATAAGGCCCCATTTCAAGTAAAGGGAAATGTTCCTGAACAGTTCTTAAGTGCAATGTCAGGAAGAGCTGCGGTAGAGAATAGTTCTGCTCCTGCTTCTGGCAGTGGTCAGCTAAAAGAACTTTTAGAAGGCTTGAAAAACAATACTTCTGTATATGAGGAGATTGAACTTCCATCAAAGGGTAAATTCTATGATGGAGAGAACGGCCCAGCTGACGGCAAACTTCATATAAGGCCAATGACCGGTGAAGAAGAGCAAATATTAGCAACACCGAGATTTGTAAGAAAAGGCCAAGCCTTAAATATGATTTTCTCAAGGTGCGTCAAAGAGAAATATAAATCTGAAAATCTGTTGACCGTGGATAGAACATATCTCTTAATATATCTAAGAGGCATTTCTTATTCACCTCTTTATGATGTAGAGATCAAATGCCCAGAGTGCGAAAAGAAATTTAGCACAGAAATAGATTTAAATTCACTTGTAGTTGAATCTTGTCCTGATAATTATGGGCCCATTTTAGAGGATGTGCTTCCGAGCTCTAAATATAGGTTTAGATATAGATTATCACAAGGAAAAGATGAGAATGAAATACAGGATCATAGAGACAGAAGAATCAAAAACTTTGGAGATGCTTCTGCTGACGATACCTTAATCTACCGAACTGCTCTATTGCTGGATGACATCGAAGGACTGGCTGATAAAAAAGATCTTCAGGTATTAATTAAGAACCTTCCGATATCAGATGTTTCATACCTTAGAAATTGTGTGAATGAGCCTCCATTTGGAGTAGACACAAAGGTTGAAATGGTTTGCCCAAGCTGCCTGCAGGAGTTTGACGTAGATCTACCTCTCGAAGCAAATTTTTTCTTCCCTCGTCGGAGGAGGGAACAAACGCAAGCTTAGAGTTGTGGAATAGTTTAGCCGAAGAAATATTTTTCTTTTTATATAATCTCAATCTTCCAATGGAAGGTAGCATGAAGCTTCCTATAAATTTAAGGAAATGGATAATACAAAGATTCATGGATCAAAAAGAAAAAGAAAATGAGCAAATGGAAGCAGAGAGAAGAAAGGCAAAGTCTAAGAGGTAAAAATGTCAAAAGAACGTTTCCAAAACCCAAACTGTGGGGATGAATTAAAATTAAGATTATTCGCATTTAATTCTAATTTTAAAAGAAATTTTTATGAAATAACAAAAGTAGAAATATATTTCTATGATCCTGAGGAAGTTTCTAAAGAAAACCCGGAGGGCTTGAGATTAGTAGAAACAATAGAATCACCAAACATAATAAATGAAAACACAGGAGAGTATAGTGTAACTTTAACTCTTGGTGAGCCCAGATATACAATAGGCAGGTATAAAGACAAATGGCATATAAAATTTGAAGATAATGAGCCTTGTTCTGTTGCCGTAGTAGATAATAATTTTGAAGTATACCCAGATGTATGGTTTACCGCTCCTGGGCCGAGTATTTATGATTTTAGTTTTTACTTCAAGCCAAATAAAGTAACAAAAGGCAGCAAAAGATACATTTTAGTTGAAGTGGTGTCAAATGTTCCAAAGGGAGGTGACATTGAAAGATATTATAATAATTTGGCAGTAATATCAGAAATGAAAATTTATATAGAACAAGATTGCGCAAATTGCCCTGAGGAGCAAGACTTAAATATGGTTGTAGACGGAGAAACTGTTTCTTTCAGGGAAAAAAGGTTTGGATATTATTTTATCGACACAACAGATATGGAAAAAGGAATATACAATATCTGGTTTGAGTTGAGTTATGCAGAAAACGTGTTCGTATCTGACAAAAATCAATTACAAATATATTAAAAATGAATACAACAATATTGTTTATACTGGGTTCTATTGGAATGACACATATAATAATAGATGGCTCAATATTCTCTTCATTAAGAGAATACGTTAAAAGTAACTTGCCATCTAAAATAGCAACTCTAGTAGAGTGTTATATGTGCGCAGGTTTCTGGTGCGGTGTTTTTACTGGCTTTTGTCTAGGGGTACATGAACCAGCAAAGTTGTTCTCCTGTGGTTGTGCCGGAAGTATTTTATCTCAAACCACAGCAGTATTATTAAACACACTTGAATCAATAACAATTAAGATGACAAATGACTAATAAACAAACATTAGGTCTGGCTGATGTAAAAATTGCTCTGAGAGATGAAAAATTCCGAGAGTCTCTCCCGGAAATATTCTCAGAAGATCTTAAGAAGTTTTTAAATAATCCCGGCTGCGGGTGTAATATAGGTTTTTATAGAAAATTAATTAAAGAAGCCCGAGTAGAACTTCAAAGATATTATCCGGAAAAAGAGATAGTAGAAGAAGCCGAACAGATAAGAAAACTTTCAGAAAATAATTTTTCCGTTATAAATTGTCACTTTTCTGAACTGGAAGAGATTTTAAAAAAATTAGGCCCAGGTCGTAAGCAAATAGCAATGGCAAGATATGAAGAAGAAGTAACCGTAGTAGTAAACGAACTAGATATTATCTATTAGTTCTTTACATTTAGCCTTCATATTTTCTGGGTGTATCTCATATTTTTTGATGTCTATAAATAGATCGTCATTCTTATTCCTGTCTCTACCTAGAATCAAAGCATTATCATAATAATAATATGCTTTCTTGTATTTCTTGAGTTCAAAATTTATATCACCCAATAAGCACCAAAATTCAGCAAGAGTTGGATTTTTTTCTATGCAAAATATTAGATTTTGAAAAGATCTCGAGATATCGTCCAGATGATAAAAATAAACATACGCCTGGTAGTATTTGAGCATGATATAAGAAGGAAGATTTGAGTTTTTCTCTATGAAGAAATATTTTTCCGCAGTACTTATAAACTTTTTATAATCTTGATTTTTCAGATAAAAACATGATTCATAGTAAAGAGGTATTGAATCAAATTTGTTTTTATTTTTCCATTTTTCTATTTTAATTAGTTCGTCTTTTATCTTTTTGTCTTTTGATTCTAGGAGAATGTTGGTATTCTTCGAAGAAGAGCAAAATATATTTTCATATATTGGATTTTCAAAAACAACATTTGAATTTTTACTCACAAGCCTAATAGATTTAGTTATTACCCCATTATTTAATACTAGAACTTTATACACCCCTTGATCTTGAGCGACTATATTTGATAAGTAATCTTTCCCATTAATTAAAGTGTCCTGAGCATCCAAGAATAAAAACCATTTATAGTCTAACTTAAAAAAAGAATTTTTATTTCCAGAAAGATCTTCCTCTGATACTAGTTCTAGTGTAGTTGCTCTAATATCTTTAAATCTACCAGTAAAATCGATAATAAATAAATCAAATTCTAATCCAAATAGAGAATCTATAGATTTACTAGCATTATCCAGATCTTCTTGATCATATATTATCATACAAACAGCAAGATTATTCATTTTTAATTTTTTCCACTAATTTCTCAAAAGCGTCTGCGAAATCTAATTTATTTTTACTTTTATAATAACGTATTATTTCATAATAGTACTTTAAGCAGGTGGGATCCTCAAGTAATTTATAAAAATAAGTGTAGTCAGTATTATTCATCAATATAAATGAGAAAAAAATGATAGAAAGTAAAAATGGCGTCAGAGTATCTTAATAATAAAAATCTTGAGAAAACAATAATTATATTTCAAAAAGCAAAAAGAGATAAAAAGTTATATAATTTCTTACAAGAAGACATAAAGAAGAGAGAAGATAAAGTAAAAATTGAACTAAAAGATTTAGTGAATAAGAAAAATTCTGAGATATTGAATGTTTACGAGGTAACGCAAAATAATCTAGCGATTGCATTTTACACGTTATCTGAAAATATAGTCCGATATGCAAAATTTAATTTAATTGATATAGATGATGCGGTTCAAGAAGGAGTATTGGTTTGCTTTGAAAAACTGGACAGGTTTAATCCTAAGATAGGAAAAGCATTCAACTATATGACAACATGCATACTAAATCACTTTAAGCAGTTGTATAGGTCTGCACGGAACTACAATGAACTCAAGAAGAGATATCAAGACTTCATGATGAAAGAAGTGGAAAGCGAAATATGCTGTTCCAAGACACCTAGAAGAAGCGAGTAGATTATTTTGGTCCAGTTTTCTTTTTAGCAGGTTTTAGTTCAATAGTTTTTCTATCTGGCTTGTCCTCTAAGCCTTTCATCATGCTATAGACTTCTTGAGCTATCTTAGATGCAGTATCATATTTGCAAGCATCTGTTTTGACAATCGACACAGTTTTAGTCATCTTTTTATAAAAACCGCTACTTATCACAAAACATTTATTCTTGTGATCCCAGCTAACTACGCCTACCCATTCTCCTTCACTCCAATCCCCAGAGCTAATTAATAGTCTATATGGGGTTTCTGTGTATACATGTTTTGTGTGATATCCATAATTTTTAATTGCAGCACTCACATATCCAAGGCTTATTTTAGCATAAACATCCAGAACCTCATCGGGGGATGTTCTGTAGTTCACACCAACACTATATCGTGTTTCCTCAGCAGCCTCGTTTATTTTTTTCCAATCTTTATATGATTTCATAATTTTTACATCATTTTTATGCTTGGTAGATCACCGAATCTAGTTATTAATCTCTCTTCCCAATCTTTTTTCTCTTGCAAGCCTTCTTGAAGAATAGTTTGACCATCTAACTGAATTCCACCATTTGGTCCCGGAGGATTCTGTATTTTGGATCGGATTCTTCCCAACATTATTTTAGCAAAAGCCAAAGCTCCTTCTTGCATAGCTTGAGTCACCTGCGCAAAATCCGGCTTTCTCTGAAGGTAATGAACGGCTACCAAGTGAGTTCTATAAGGCACTGGGTAGAGTTTAATGTGTTTGTAACCTCCAATAAATTCCCACCCTCCTTGCTGACCACTTGTCCTATTATACATATCCTCATATTGTTTATATAATATCCATTCATTCATTTTTCCCCATACCGGCTGTTGAGGATTAATACCTCCTGCTATACTTCCGTAAGCCCCGGCACCCATATATTCCAAAGGTATTACACCACCAATATCACTTGCACTAAAGGCATATTGAGCAGTTTCTTTATATGCAACTTCTCTTATTATGCCCACATCGTCAGGCATTGCATAGACAGTTTGTCCTGGAATGGTAGGGAATACATACCACTGAAAATACTCTCTAGGTGCGTAATCCTCTATGATTTGAAGGGAAAAGTCCACAGCCCCATCTAATTGTTGTTGGTCGAGTTCGATGCTGACTACCGGTGCCCCAAGCATCAATAAAACATAGTCTTTTATCTGCTCTCTAACTTTTTCTCTGTTTTTTCTTGGGGCGAGTGGAGTCAATGGATCTGTTGGGCCTAGATCATTCATGCATTGACCTGTGCATTTTGCGTCTGTGGTCGGCCTTGGAATTTGTAAAATATTGCTCATATAAATATATATATGATATACAAAAGGTAAAATTTACATGAATACATTCAAAGAATTTTTTAAGGCTAATCATGACTACTCAATTTTCTTAGAAATGGCCTATAGAGAACACGTAGTCAAAAGACCAGTATCTATAGATAATGAAGATATTGACTTCCTTTATCAGGTAGATCAAAAAGATTGGCCTGAGGCTTTAAAAACAAGGTATGATATATTATACAAATTATTAGAAAATAGAGATAAAGTCAGAAATAATATTAAAAAAGAATTATTCAAAGAAATAGAAAAATCTTTTGGCAAGAAGAAATTGGCAGGAATTAGAGATGAAGATTTTAATAATAAATTTAAAAAATTAATATTAGATTTTGCGTCAAAATATAATGATTATGGAGGCCCAGGGCCAGGAGAATTTAATATAATAAAACTAACAGATTGGTTGGAGAATGATTTAGAGGATTATGATCTCAAAACCAAGATGAGTGAAATAGGATATAGATATTCTGATGTTAGAAATGCATTTAAAGATTTTGTATATTATACAGTTGATGCAATAGTTCCATTTGTCAAAGAAGAAAAAGAAAAGTTTAAAGATAATTTCATAAATTTTTACATAAACAGATTAATACAAAAATTAGAGACAACAAGAGGCAAAAATTATATAGTTCCAAATAGTAACTCATATAGCCCAGTCAATCTTCCAAATATAAAAAGTGTTTTACCATCAGAAGTTTCAAAGAAGATGAAATTAGCATCATCAGGGGAATACGGTTTAGATCTATCTAATGTTAAAAAAACTTCTAGGGGCGGAAAACAAAGAGTGGGATCAAAAAGTTTTGCTTTCCCATCAGAGAATAATATAGGAAATACAGTTCGTCATTTATTAACATTAAACTTTCATAGACATCTAGGACCATTACCTTCGGATGAAAATTCATCCTCTTTCGATAAATTGGCCGACGAAGGAAAGTTTAAATATAAAATAGTAAGAGTTCACGATAGATCAAAAGATTCAACTCACGATCAAAAGAAAAAACAAAAAGATAATTATATCCCACAACAAAAAGAAAATGGAATAAAGAATAACATAAGTAGAATATTGAGTAGAGCGCAAAGTGGAGATTATAAAAATTGGGATGATCCTAAATTAAGTGATCTTTGGGAAATTATTGGTAAAAATAGCGAAGCAACCGATGGATCTTGGTTTGAAAAAGCAGGGCTGGATAATGAAGCAGATCTAATAGGTATTTTTGGCAAAGAACCAATTAATATAAATGCAAAGGGAGATACTTTGCCTGCATGGAAAGTAGCAAAAAGTGAAAGATGGTTCAGAGAATTAAAGACTCCTCGTGGAGGTGGTGTGGCAGGTAATGCAAAACTTAAAAGAAAATTTAGTGAATATTTTGCAAAATTAGTAACGATGCAAATACTTTCATCGAATAAACAATTAACCCCACAGATATTAAGCGACAAAGAGACAGAAGAATTTTCTGACGGTGGCCATCCCAGGATAGATAAAGAAGAATTAGATCAGATTGAAAAATCTTTAACTCCTGAACAATTTGAAATATTTAAGAAAACAGGGAGACTACCGTATTCGCTAAAACAGGATGGAAAAAATCCAGAAATAACAATAGGAAAAAATCCAAGAACTGGCGAGTCTCAATCAGCATTCTTGATGCTTCCAACTATCAAGCACACAGTCGATATAACAGACAAAGATGGAAATAAAATAGGAGAAAAAACCATAAATCTTCCAGTTGTAAATGGATCTAGATTTATAAAAAATACACCATCAAAGCTGAAAGATTCTGAGGATGATGAGGATGTTAATCCTGAAGATGATTTAGAGTCGGGATATTCTAAGCCAATAACAACAACAAGAAGTTCAAGTGAAATAAAAAGTATAGAAGAAATAGAAAAAATATACGATAGAAATCCAGAAAAATATAAAGGAACAGAACTAGAGGCTGCTGTTAATGCTTACAGGAATTCAGATTCTGGTGGACTTTATACATACAACGGAAAAACCAAAAATGTTCAAGATGGTTTTGTATTTGATGATATTAGCAATAAAATGTATTCAATTGATGATTATCAGCATGGTGCAAGTGGCGTTGAAGGAGCACACTTCAGACAAGAAGAAAGCGGAGAACAACCAGAAACTGCCGTAAAGAAGACAGCAAGAAAAAAATTAAGCGGGGTATTTGGACAGATAAAAGATTCTAAAGACTTAACTCCAACTTTAATAAGACTTGGTTATAGATCCAAAATTGGCCTATTCTCAGAAGATCCGGCAGAAGGATATAAACCAATGAGATGGGCAGATTTCAAAATAGTTAGATATGGAGATAATTATTCCAATGATGAAGAAGGGGATTCCGACGAATCCGGATCGGCAGGTACTAAAGTCAGAGATATAGTAGTATCAAATGATGGAGATGGCGATATACAAGGATATTATGAAATAATAAAAGGAATATCTCAATGTCTTTTATCCAAGGGTGCAAGATCTTGTGGCACAGAAATAAAACAAGCAGTTAAAAACAAAATATTAAATGATATAGATTTAATAGAAAAAGCACACGACTTTATTGCAGAGCTACTGATAAACAATATCTCCAAAAAAGATTTCAAGGAACCTATAAGTAGAGAAAAATTTACAAATTCAGAACTTGGAAAAGTCCTGCAGAGCCCGGCGTTCGGACAAAAATCAAGAAAAACTAGAGAGTATCTAGCATCTTCAGATGAATCTGATGTGGATGCAACAGGACACCCATTCAGAAAAGATTCAGTAGAAAAGGAAGAAAAACCAAATTCAAATAAACCAAAAAGAGACTTAATAGAAGATAAATTTCTTGAAACCATATTTGACTTCCCAGGAAAAGAGAATCAAGCAAAAAGTCTCTCAAAAGGAAATATAGATAAAGCAAGAGAAGAGCTGGCTAAATTACTGGAAGATCCTGAGCAGGGAATAGCAGCTAAATTAAATGAATATTCTGGCTTGGCTCAAGAATTAGATGGATATGAAAAAATATCGGATCAAGATAGGAGGAGTTTATTAAATAAAATAAACAAACAAAAAAATCAACTATTAGAATATTTAAGTGGACTAGTGATGGGTCCAACAAGTTCCGGAGTAAGAAGGAAGATAGTTTTAGATTATTATCAACAAATAGAAAGAAAATTAAATAAAATTCCAAAGGAAGTTATTGTTGTATCCTCCCCGGAAGAAAAAGTTCAATCCACAGAAAAACCTCAAGAAAAAATGGATTTAGTATTTTCTGTCGTAAGGGATATAGCTTCAAAAAACATGTTGGTATTACCCAAAAGTAAAAATTTAATAAATATAATAAACAGTTTAAATATGCATGAAAAAGAAGTTGAAATTCATAAGTCAGCAGTAGAAGTTGCTGTATCATTATTTTCACAAATAAAAGATGTAGTCCTAATAAATAAATTTATCAAAGATGAAAGTCTGGATGTTAAAATCAATAAATTTAACTTCATTTGCGACTCTTTAGCCAAACTCGAGTCTGTTGGCATAAAAAGCAAAGAAATAGATTCTATGAAGAATAATCTTAGAATTGTATGGAAAGATCTAACCGATCAAAATATTAAGCTAAAGGGAACTAGGCCCTCAACGCCAAGATTTATACAAAACTAACTAATTTAAATTTATGGACTTTTTGAAGAGTAATAGAAATCATTTTATTAAAAAGAATATATTTGAAATACTAAAAGAAAGATTTAGTAGAAATGAAAATATATTAGACCGAATATTATACCATCTGGCTACCGACCAAGATATCAAGGATTTCAATAAATTAGTGGCAGATATTTATGAAGTAGCATACACCAAATGTGTAGAAGATCATCGTAAGAAATTTGAAGAATTAGGTTATAAAGTAAATATAGTAGCGGACCAAAATTCTTAACTATATTATGGAATGGAACCATATTATAAAGATAAAAAAACCACATTATACAATAGTGATTGTTTAAGTGTGTTGGGCACAATAGGGCAAGAAACCGTTGACGTGACCATAACCAGTCCTCCTTATAATCTAAATAAAAAATATAAGAGCTATAAAGATAAACTACCGTTGCAAGAGTATGTGGAATGGATAACAAATGTATCTAAAGAAATAAATAGAGTTCTTAAAAAAGATGGATCATATTTCTTAAACATAGGATACCAGAATACAAATCCAACAATACCTTTTCTAATATGCAATGAACTTACAAAAATATTTGAACTACAAAACACAATAATATGGGCTAAATCCATAACAGTAAATAATGAATCATTTGGTCATTTCACGCCAAATAATAGCAACAAATATTTAAATAACTTTTTTGAGTATATGTTTCATTTCACAAAGACAGGCGAAAAGACTTTAGATAAATTATCTATTGGAGTTCCTTATAAAGATAAAAGAAACATGGAACGATTCCAAAATAACAAAGACAAGGGTGATGTTAGATGCAGAGGAAACATATGGTTTATACCATATAGAACAACAAGATCTAAAGATGATAAGTTCAACCATCCAACAGCATACCCAGAAGAATTAGTAGAAAAATGTATAAAATTAAATGGACACAATCAAAGCACCACTGTATTGGATCCATTTTGTGGTAGCGGAACAACTTTAAAAGTTAGTTCTTATCTAAATTTAAATAGCATAGGAATAGAAATAGATAAAGATTATTGCGAAGTCACAAAGAACAGAATTAAACAAACGAAGGAGTAAAAGGACTGGGTAGAGCTAGGTACATAAAACCCTTTGGAGCATCCGTATATTCTGATACTTTCCACCATCTCTTATCTTTATTTTTAGGATAAATAATAGAGCCTTTATTTATTTTGTGAGTAGTCCAAAACCTAAATGTCAAGTCGGCCTGCTCTAAAACCACAATCTCTATTGTGCAAACTTCGCCATAAATTACTTTCTGTTTTACCTCTCCATATAAATCATCTCTATTTTCAATAATATCCACCGGTAGGCAGAAGGATTCTATTGTGTCAAACTCTCTTTTCTCTTTTATTGGGACGGGTTTTTCAACTACGGGAATAGGTTCTTCTTGCTTAATCTTTTCCTGCTCGAGCTCTTCTAGGAAACTTTCAGCCGAATCTTGAACAGGTAGATTTAATTTTTGTTTTAAAAAATCAAATACTATCTCATCCTTCCATTCAAGATTATGTTTAACACAATCACTCCATAACTCTTGGTTGTTCATAAAGGGATTGGGGCCTTCTATCCTATAAACCGTTCCATCTTTGTTTTTTATAGCCATTTTACTATATATAAATTAGAATATAATAATCAATTATGAGGTAAATAATATGGCACTAGTAGTATCCGATATCTCTGAGCAGACGATTCTAAGTCTTTTACTTGGAGCCACGACAAACCCAGGCAGCCAAGTTCTAAAATTGTTCAAAAGCAGTAGCACTGTGCCAAATGAATCAACTGTATTAAGTGATTTTATTGAAGCAACTCAAGCTGGTTATGCAGATAAAATACTTAATGGGACAAATTGGGTAATAGCCTCGGCATCAGGGACAACAACAGCTACATATCCTGAGCAAACATTTACGTTCACAGAAGCTGCTTCAATATATGGATACTACATCGTAACCTCAGAACAAAGCCCGAGACTGTTGTGGGCTGAGAGATTCGCAAGTGCTCCATTCACTTTGCCCGCAAGTGGCGGAACAATAGCCATCACTCCGAAGATAGGCGCAGAGTAATTAAGTTAATGTAACCAAATAGTATTGTCTGATTACATTTAAACTCTCAGATATATCTTGATGTATGTCTATCTTTCTTAAAAAGTCTGCTAGATAACGTTCATTACTAAATTTTTGTGTATATGATTCTGTCTGAACTTCTTTATTTTGAAAAATAAAAGCTAGTTCTTTTAACTCTTTCTCAGAGTAAAAAATTGTAGATCTATAATCTTTATTTAAAATATTTCCAAGGTCATTTATACCTTGAATTCTAAGTATTATTCTTCCATCTTTATTTAAATTATCTCTGCAGAGATCCAGCAAAATTTTCAAACTAACATAGTCTTTTCTTATTGCGCAGTCAGATACTATCAAATCGAATTTTTGATTCATTAATTTCCAGGTTCTTTGATCTCCAAAATCACCACATATAAAATTAATATCCGGATTAATTAAAGATGATTTTGTAATTAAACTATAAGATTTATCAACAGCATAAATCAGTTTAAAATGATTTCTCATTGATCTTGATAATCTTGCACCAGCGCAGCCTAAATCTAAAGCTACTAGCTCTTTATCAAAATAAGGTTTAATGGCCTGATAAAGACTCCTTGGAACATTATTTTTCTTAATCCAGTAGTCATCATTCTGCTCTTTGAAAATATCTAAGAAATTTTTATTCATGATTTAAAATATATAATATAGAGGAGATCACCATGATAAAAAGACAAGATGGAACACCCTACTGCGTGAATGGAAGCTACCAACAGTTTGATCCCGAGGATCCTCAATTTAATCTTTATAATTCTTGGGATGAAGAAGCAATTAAAAGAGGTGGAATCCCAGTATTTTATCATGAAGTGCACATACAAAACAATACAGTAGATCCTTTATATCTTGAAGATAGAGGAAAATTATTCTCACCAGTTCCAATTCAGCTCTGGTGTTACTATGAACCAATACCTTCACAAAATTATGTAAATCAATTCGGAATAGATGCGCCAGATGAACAATTGTTCGAATTTAACTACAAAGCGGTTTTAAAGGCCTGCGGTCATCCTCCAAAAATAGGATCTAGAATTTACACTCCCCACCTACAAGAAAACTGGGTTATAATACAAAGAAATTTATCTGAATTTAAACAATGGGGAGTATTACACATTCAGATAATAGCCCAGAAATTCCAAGAAAGCGTTACTACAGGAGAAGGTAAAGTTACTCAGCAAAAACAAGATTTCAAAATCATTTAATATATACACTTATGAACTTTTATAAACTAACCAAATTGATGGAACAAAATCCAATAACACCAATAACTCCAGTGAGTGCTAGTGGTATGGCTTCTATTGGAAGCAATCCTTCGCAAAGTGCTGCAGATATAGTTAAAGCAAGAAATCAACAGCAACAAGATATTAGAAACAAACAAAAACAATCTCAAGCTGGAGTGCAGCTAAAGAAAACCTTTGATAATTTAAAAGGATTACTTAAGCAAGTCGGAGTTAACGTTAATTAATTTTAATGGAATTTTAGGTTTAGGAAGATCTTTATAAACTATATTTTCTTTTCTTAAATATAATTTATTATTAACGGTATTAACATTTTTTATTATTTTTGCCACAATTTAATATAGGTCTTTTTTTATTAATTTTAACCCTATTACTAATATTTTTATCTATTTTTTTGCATATACCATCTATTCCACCTTTTGCAAATTCACAAGCTAAATTTCTATATTTATCATTAAAAGTATTTCCTTTATGGTCTTTCCAAGAATCTTTTATGAACAAATTAGAATTATTATCCAGCTGCATTCTTTTAAATTTTTCTGATATGGTCATTTCTTCTATCTTGTAATCAACCTTTTTGGGCAATAATAATATTTGAGCATAGGGCTCACCCTTTCTAAATATGTATTTTCCTCCTAGTGGAGGCTGTTTAAAAACAATAAAAAATATTTTGGTCCACCACTCACCTTGTATATGCCCTGGTACCGGAAGTGGTGTTGTCCAAGAATGATCCGTGAAGTACTTTGGATGAGGCTCTATTCTTATGATATAATCTTTAGGAGGCAGTAGATCAAAACTGGATGTGAACCCGAAATGACCTGGTGCGAAACACTGAAAAGGGGGGTCTGAATTATCGTATCCCTCCTCCTTTGAAAAATCACATTCAAAGAATGTATTTCCATCTATATTTTTTACAATACACTCATTTTCAAAAGGGTAAATCAATTCCAACCCATATGTATTGCCCTCAACAAAAGGAGGGCAATGCCAAGGCTGTGGGATAGCACCATTAGAATGGTTTTTATCTATACCTGCCCATCCTGGTATTTCTAATTTTATTCTTCTTGGAGGGTACTTATCAGCATTGTGACAAGCCCTCCATTTTAAATTAATCATAAGATTATTTTACATAATTTTAAAAAAACTTTCAACACTATATAATTTTATGGAAAATCATACAGAAAAAAGCCTTGTAGAGTGCAACGAAATAAACAATTTAAAAGAAAATAAAACTATACCTGACCAATATTGTTCGGCCAGTAAATGTGATTCAGTTTGCGAAAAAGATAATAGTTTAGATTTTTTAAAAGAAGCAATTACAAATGAAAAAACAGGCGTGGGAAAAGGTAATAACTGTGACCCAATGCAAAGCGGTCACATTATAAATGATGATAAAAACATAAACACAATATACAGATATAGCAAATCTCTAAGAGGCACTGATGAAGCGGTAATGGATCTTTTTAAAGATCTTGTAGTTTTGGACGAAGATGGAAAAGCTCACAGAGTTCCAATAATATGGGGAACCCAAGAAAAAGCAGTGGCCGCCATAATTCAGGACAATGTAAGAAAAGATAACTCTCTGGTTGTGGATAGAATCCGATTGCCAATATTGGCAATACACTCCCTAGATTATCAATTTAATCAATCTAGATATGTTTACCACAAAGCCGTGGATTATTTAAGAGGATTAAGGCCAGATAATAAACCTGGGTTTACCACTAATGAAAAGTATGAAAGAGATACTATCTTTGGGGTGACAAAAGGAATACCAATAGACATATCTTATAGTTTATATGCTTGGACCCTATACGTTGAAGATATGAACCAAATTCTGGAACAAATTATTTTAAAATTTAGCCCTGTTGCATATATAAAGGTTAGAGGTGTAACCTGGGAAGTCCAAGTAAAATTAGACTCGATATCTAATAATATAGAAACAGAACCTGGTGACCAAGCGATTAGGGTTGTTAAATTTCAATTCAATCTTACCGCAGAGTCTTATATACCTCAACCAATTGTGAAAAAGAAGGCAGTTCTTACACAAAGGGTAGAAATCACGGATGGCCTAAGAGAAGAAGATATAACAGAAATTGTATCTAGAATTGAAGAAACAGTTAAAGAGGTAGAATGTTAGAAATAACAAATAGACAGAAGTTCCCAGTTCAACTGATCATAAGATCGAGAACATCACCAAAATCTTTCACAGTATTAAACATTCCCGGGATTGGCTCGGGAAAAAATATTTTTCTTTTACAAGAAGAGAGATCAACTGACTATATACTTAGAGCAGAAAAAGATGGTTTAATCAAAACAAAGAAAATTCCAGAAATTATAGGAGAATAAAAATGGCAATTTTACGTGGCTTCCCACCTTCAAACACAATCAGTCCAGGCGTTAGAATAACAGAAAAAGATTTAAGCTTTGTAACATCTGCTCAAAGTTTTCATCGTGCTGCTGTTGTTGGTTTTTCCAGCAAAGGCCCACTAAATATTCCAACCATGGTTTCAACAACCAGACAACTATACATAACCTTTGGCTACCCTCACCCAGATGTCAGCGATCCATACATGCTTTATGCTGCAGAAGCATATCTCAATGTAGGATCAGAACTCTACGTAGTCAGAGTTGGCGAAGAAGAAAACGTAAATGACGAGCGTGCAGAAACCGCCAGTGTTGACGTTCCAGCAGCTGGTGAGATAATCACAATCAACTCCAAAGATTCCGGCAACTACACAATATCAGAAGACAGAATGTGGTTCAAATGGAAGCTGAATGGAGTTCTATCAAGCAAAACACTTGTCATACCACAAGGAAATTATTCAGCAATGGATCTAGCTGACTTACTAAACAACCAATTAGACACAAATAATGATGGAATTATATTCTACTCAACAAGTGACAAGATTGGAGTAAAAACAATATGGGCATATGGACCAAGTTCATCACTGGAGCTAGTTTCTGTTTATGATAGCATATATGGACCAAATTCACCGATAGGACTAGGAATGGATATGATGCCTGCCATGGCCGTTGGCTCGGTAGATGGACCATTTGATCTATCTGATTCTGGACTCAACCTACAAATCATAGTTGACGGAACAGATGTTCCAGCAATTGATAATGTTGTTCAAGTAATTGATCTTTCATCACTTGGTGCCAGCCGAACTGCTTCTCAGGTTGTAGACGTAATAAACACAGCAATATCAAGTCTTCCAGGCGGTTTTGTTGCAGAAATATATGATACAAACAAAGTAAGCATAAGAACTCTACACGTTGGTCGTGATGCTCGCTTAAGAATCAAGCCAGATAGCACATCCGAGACCATATTTGGCTTAGATACAACCACTAAAGTTGGTGAAAGTCCAGTGGCAGTATCTTCATCAGATCCTAATTCAGATGATACCAATACTGCTGGCATTGTTTATGGCTCAGAAAACGCAAACAATATGGATATAACATTCACTATATCCGCAGACTCACCAGGTATAGAAGGAAATAGAACGCAAGTCAAGATTCTAAATGATATTAGAAATAATACATTCACAATGCAAGTGTTCAGCAATGGAACTCAAGTTGAATCTTGGGGAAGCCTAACAAAGGATGCCACAAGCAGACTATATGTAGAATCATATTTAAGTCTAGTATCTGACTACATTCGTGTAACAGATATGACAGACACAACATCTCCTCCACTAGACTCCACAAGTTTCTCACCCCTCGACGGTGTTTACACCTTAACCGGAGGATCAGACGGAATACCATCGGATCCAGATCGTCAGGATGAACTCTTGATCGGAAACGAAGTTGGATATACTGGACTATACGCCCTTAGCGAACCAGAACAAATCGACATTGATTTAGTTGCAGTTCCAGGACACAGTAGCACAGCCGTTGTAACCAGTCTATTAAATCTCTGCCAGAATGTTAGAAGTGATTGCCTTGCAATCATTGACCCGCCATTCGGCTTAACAGTTAAAGAAATAGTCCAATGGCAGAACGGTATTCACCCACTCAATCTAGATAGACTGGACAGTGACTTCGGTGCACTTTACTGGCCTTGGGTTAAGATTCGTGATAACCATAACAACCTAGACGTATGGGTTCCACCATCTGGTGCTGTTATGGCAACAATTGCCATGTCAGACAGTATTTCAGAACCATGGTTTGCTCCAGCCGGTCTAAATAGAGGCATGGTGCCAAATATATTAGATGTATATTCAAGACCATCACTTGAAGAAAGAGACCTCATGTATGGAAACAGAAACTGCATCAATCCAATTGTTCAATTTGTTGACACACAAGGCTTTGTAATATTTGGTCAGAAAACACTACAAAGAAGACCTACTGCTCTCGATAGAGTGAACGTAAGAAGATTAATGTTTGTAATTGAAAAGAGAATTAGAACAGCATCAAGATCATTAATATTCGATCCACATGATGAGCAATTCAGAAGCAAATTCGTAACATTAGCTAACTCAATACTATCTGAGATCAAGGTTGGAAGAGGTGTTAATGATTATATCATTAAAGCAGATGCAGAATTAAATACTGCTGACGTAATAGACAGAAATGAATTTAGAGCAAGAATAGGAATTCAGCCAATCAGAGCTGCCGAATTCATATTCTTAGAATTCTCAATTCATAGAACAGGTAGCTTCTCAGAAAATACAGAAACATTTTAATATCTAAAAACAAAAGAAGATAAGGAGAATTTTATATGTCAAGTTTATCCAATATGGGAATAGGCAATCTGGGTAATGCCAACGCAATATTTAAGCGTAAATTCAGGTGGACCTTTCAATTAGAGACTCCCTGTGGCTCAATACCGGAAACAATTGTAAAGGTTGCCAATAGACCAAGTTTAACTATCGAAGAAACAGAAATAAACTACCTTCATGGTAAAATGTGGATTCCAGGCAAAGCAAGTTGGGAAACACTAACAGTTACATACTATGACGTAGTTAATGCTGGCGCTGGTGGCGATGTTGCCAATCTATACAGTTGGCTGTCAACAGTTTATAACTTTAACGATAAGTCCGGAAACGTAACTATGAGTTCTGTCAAAGCTGCCTATGCCGGTCTAGGAATTCTGACTATGTATGATGGTTGCGGAAAAGAAATGGAACGATGGGAGCTAGAGCATGTCTGGCCACAAAGTATTAATTTTGGTGATCTAGATTATTCAAGTTCAGAAGAATTGAATATCGAATTAACACTAAGATACTCAACAGCCAAGTACATGAATTCATGTGGAACAGCAGTTGCTGACTGTAAATGCAAGGGTTGTTAATAAGCTTTTCTGTGATTTAGATATTAAAAATAAGAAATCTCCTCGATTTTTCGGGGGGATTTTTTTTATACATACTATATAATTCTATGACTGCAAAAACAATGGGATTTGATTTAGGTTTGTCTGGGGGCAACACCTGTTTCAAAAGAAAATTTAGATGGATGTTAAAACTAGATGGGATCAGTGGAGAAGGCGTCAATGCATTACCTCCATTAAGATCTGCCCGTCCAAGTCTTAGTTTCAAAGAAATGGAAGTCCAACATTTAAATGAAACTATATTTTACCCTAGTAAGCCAGAATGGAAACCTTTTCCATTAAGTTTATATGATCTTAAAAAAGCAGAAAAAAAAGTAAAAGATAAAACTGAAATAGTGGATATAAAAAATCCTGTGGTTGCATGGATAAAATCAATATATGATGCAAGTTCTGGGGACTGGAAACCAAGTTCTGGCTTTAAGCGAAATTGTACTTTGGAGATGTATGACGGGTGCGGGAATGTAATAGAAACATGGACGTTCGAGAATGCATGGCCGCAAAACATAGAGTTTGGTGAATTAGACATGTCTAGTTCTGATGTTATGACTATAGATCTAACACTCAGATACGATAGAGCATATATAGAATAATAAATACATTGATTCTATAACTTTTTTTTAATATAATATTCACAAAGGAGAAACAAACTATGAATAAAAACTTTGTAGATATATTGGAAAAACAAGAAATGATACAAAAACTGATAGACAAGGGATACGGTAAACTTATAGACGCATTGCTATTAAATGAAAATAAAGTTTATACTAAAAAAGGAAGATTAAATAAAAGCGGAGCTTGCAGATTACTAGGCTGTAAGCCTAAGGAATTAGAAGAAATGATGGATAAGTGTAAAGATATATTAAAAAAAGAATTAAGCTAAATCTCAGAAACAGATCTAACTAAATCTCCTATGGTTCTGCCAGTCTTCAATAAAACATTTTTCAGTCTATCCTTAGACGAATCATCCAAATTATTATAATAATTAGTATCTTTTATTCTTTTGAACAAGTCTTTTCTATCAAAAGAATCCAAAGACTGGGCTAGTGCATTATTTTCTTCCAAATCTAGAAAACTAATTATAAAATCTTTGTTATTATCAAAGCTTTTGCTCTCCAGCCAACTCTTAAAGTTCACTGTTGCACCATGTTCGCATTTATTGTGTAACTATCTTGGTTTAGTGTCAATGTAACACTCTGTGTGTAGTCGTTATATCCTGGGGCTATTATCAATACAGTAAAAGTTAAATTAGAGGGAACAGGTCCGCCTGAATTCATAATATTTTGGTTAATTGATAAGAAATAAGCATTATTATAGAAATTGCTGTTGAACCCTAAAATATCTTTTATACATTCATCACAACTAACTCCATTGTATGCTGTGTTTTTGATCTCTAATAAAGCATTATTTATATAAGATGATTCAGGATTGTTTATATAAATTGTTAGATTTAATAACTTTGGATTTTTATAAAAATACTTGTCTATAGAGAAGAATAATTCCAGAGAAAAACTCTCATATGAATCCAAACTCATAATATCCAAAAACTCTGAGTAAAACAATAACTCTTCAGTGCTTTGCTTTACTGCGTAATAACCTTTAATTGATACCGTTGATTCACTGAAATTATCATAAAGTATAGGCGAATAATAAGATGTAGCTAAATACTTTTCCATCACAGACACATCATGCGTCCAATAATTTGGATCAAGTAAATTTCTTTGATATCCTGCAAAGTCACATTCTATGAAATAATTTGAATTATTTGGAATACAATCTTGACATGTGATCCCAGAGAACAATCTTATTTCTATGTCATTTGACTTTAAAAGATTGTCTATTAATAGAGGTTTGTGTTTTATAATTGCTTTTTTTCGGCTCATTAAGATTATATACTGTATGGATATGAAATTTTCAAAATGGTTTTTAGAGTATGCCGACTATGGTTTCGAGGTAAAAAAACCAGAAAAAAATAAAGAAGAAAAAAACACTCAGCCCGACAACGATAATGCCGAGCCATGGAAGCTATTCAAAATAGAGAGTTTTTTTGACGAATTAAAATACCTAATACAATCAGATGGGAAAAAAGCCATCAAGATCTGGGAGGAGGAAATAGCCTGGACAGAGAATGGTAATATAATAGAAGTTAATATAAATCCATTCGGAAGTCTAAGAATAACAACCAGAAAATACATTAAAGATTTAAATGGAAATGACGTTAAAATATGTAAGAATGTTTTGGATATAGATGATTATAAAATAAACAGAGAAAGAGGAACGGCAAGATTCCTGTACGAGAAGATAAAGAAATTCAGCGAAATAAACAACGAATACCCCAGTAAAGAATACGATCTAAAGAGATTGGCTCATGATCTTTTCAATGTGGTAAGACTCAAATACCCAGAGTATATTATGTTTCCTGTGGGTATGAAGGAAATGAACAAAGATTATTATAAGATAATCTTTGAGTTTAAAGGTTCCGGACAAGGAGTTCCAAACAGTTCGATAGCCATGCAATTTAACATAGACCTATCATTTGACAAAGATAAAGGCCTAGTTAGATGTTGGGGTTACGATATAGACAGTCCTGTGAAGAAGCGGGAATACATAATTCAACCCAGCGAATGGGATGAATACTTTTCTCCTCATGAAAAAAATAACAAGATAGTAGGAATGATAGCAACAACTTTCATGACATACTAATGAGAATATTAAAAAATAGTATTTTACCTATACTTTGTTTACTAATGATTTTGGTTCTAAACAAAGAAACCAAGAGACTAACTCCAGAGATTATAGACCAGCCAATAATAGAACAAAAAATAATACTTACATATCAAGAAGCATTAGAAGCTTCAAAAAATACAAATAAAGATATACTATTATTAGTAGACGCAAAATGGTGTGGATATTGCGCTAAATTCAAGGACGAGGTGTTATCAGAAGAAGAAGTTAAAAATAAGATGAAAGAGTATGTGGTTTGCTCATTGGATTATAAATCTAATATGGATATTATAAAAAAATACAATATAAAAAAATTACCAACTTATATTTTGATAGATGAAGATGAAAAAATAATAAAAGAAGGATACGGATACCAAACCAGGAGACTATTTCTGGATTGGTTAAATTCTAGAGATTCCCAAAAATAGAAGAATACACCCTTTTAATTTCGTCATCTATGATTATGGTCGAAGACTTCTTCTTATTCACAAGTTCTTTATCAAAACTATTACAAAGTAACAAAAAATAGATATCTACATTTCCAAGCTTGTTCCAGATTACAATATTATCAAGATTTTTCTTTATAGAATTTCTATTCAGTTCTAGTTTGGAGCTTAAAAACTTTTTAGTCCTCAACAAGTTCTCTCTAAGAACTCCCAGATTTATTTTATTGGCAATATTTGGTTTATCTATCGGGGTGTTTTTCAAAGAATCATATTTAAACTTATAAAATTTCCATCTTTTCCATGCTTTTTCACCTACAAGACATTGAGGTTCAATCACAAGTGCTTGATTGTTGTACTTTGTTGCAAAGTACTTAAGCATATGTAATTGAGCTTTAACATAAAGTTCATAATCTTCTTCTTTTAGTAGTCCACGGGTTTCTCTTTGAAGTTTATAGCAATATTTAAAAGCCAAGCTCTTTCTCGGATCTTTTTCCTTATTAAACTTCGAGTGTATGGTATTAGGGAAAATTTTTATTCTGTTTTCAATCCAATAAGATAAAAATTTAATTGCAAGCTTTTCATCGTCATCTACAATTTTATACTTTTCAATTATATCTTTAAAATAACTCATAGTGTTTATTCTACCAAATATAATGAGTATTGAAATATTTTTAGTACTCACTATATTAAGAAAAATATGATCTCAGAAACATTCGACGCTAAATGGGTCAGAAAAGCCATAAGCAGACTAGCTTATGGGGAGAAAACAGCAAAGGGAATACGTCCCAATATATCAAAAAAGAATCTCCTGCGAAGTGGGAGACTTGCTCCCCGAAAATTATCCGAAAATAAAATAAAAGATCATGTAAGCGGTAAAACAACAATATATTATTACGGAAATGGCCGCAGAAAAGACAAGAATACTCTTGTAATGATAGACATAGACATACAAAAAACACAAAAAAAAGGATCAACAGAAGGTGCCATTAATTTCGTAGAGCACCTAAAAGATAAATTTAAAAGCCTTTATTACGAACCCAGCACAAATAAAAAAGGAATTCATGCCTATTTTTTATTAGAAAAAGAAGGACATGATGCGAAACATGTTAATAAAGTATTAAAGGGATTCGAAAATTGGTTGAGAACGGAAGCCCTAAAAATAGAGGCAGATATCGAACAAGTAGAAGTAAAAGGTAATTGCCCAGAATTAATCTACCACGAAGATGAAATTAAAAATATAAAATATGGAACATTGGCTAAATTACCAAGGGACATAGAAACTGCACGGGGGTGCAAAGTATTTAACATCAAAGAGATAGAAAAAGAATTTTACATACAGAGAAAATACAAGGAAATAAAGGGAAGCGTAAGCAACAAATTATTTAATGAAAAAGATTTATTAGAACTCAAGAATTATGAAGAATTCTTTAATTTAAAGATAAAAGACTTAAAAGGGAGAGGCTTCAGGGTGACAGCCCACGATTGGTCGATAGGAACAATGATACTTTTATTTGTAAATAAAAATCCAAACACAGATGAATCAGTACCAACTGAAAGAATAAAAGGTTTATGGGATAGTTTATATTCAAAAGGTGATATTAATCGAGGATGGAATCATCATAGATGGAAAGCAATAAGAGATAAACTATCTGAATTAGGATTAATAGACTGGATTGATAACAAGTATACATTTGGAAATAAAGAGAAGAAAATTAAAGGAATAGCATGTAAATGGAAACTAACGGAGAAGTTCATCTTAACCATACGAACTTTAACGAAAACAAGCTCACAAGAGACAGAGAGAGCATCCTTGATGGATAGTGAACCAAACACTAAAGAAAAAGATATTACCCCCAGTGGAAGTAAACACTCTTATCTGGTACCTATCCTAAGATTCTTGATAGATAAAAGGAAATTGTATAGTATGACTATGAAACTATATGATAATTTTTGTTATGTTTAGCCACTATTGTTTAAACTAATTCTTTCTGGTAAGTTTCCTTGATGGTAGAATTTGAATTTCTTACTGGACTATCCAAGATAAAGAATCAAAATGTCTTTTATCTGAGATTTTCACCTCAAATTCTTGATTTTACTGATAAAAACTTTAATTTCACAATAGAGATATTTGCCCAAGGTCTTAAAGTATCAACTTTGGTAACAAGGGATAATTTTAAAGAGATACACAGTTTACTTAAACAAATTTTATTTTTAAAAGATAAAAAAATATTATGTTGGAATTTTAAGAACTATTGTTCCTACTATAAAAACAATACTGATAGGAATTTCAATTCTGACTGCAAGATATTAGATTTAAAGGTATTGGGTGGAATATGTGGTCTAAATACCAAAACTGTCCCTAACACCTTCGTGGAGGCTGTAAATGCATTTAAAACCATAAAGGAGATTGATTATGAAAGAATATATGAATTATATGAGAAGATACACCTTCCTTTGATCAAGAAGGTGATACCTAAAATTGAGACCAAGGGCATTGTTAATAAAAAAGAAAGAAAAATAGAATATTGCTATTACGATGTAGAGGGCCAAGATAATGGTAGATTATCAAGTAGTTGTCAATTTAATAATTGTTTTTTACCATTAAATTTGAAAAAAGATGATAAAGAAAATTTTAAGACGATGGATGAAGATTATTTATTTTTAAATTTTGATTATAAAAACATGGAAGTTTCTGTTTTGGAATTTCTTACAAAAGATTCTGGTTTGAGAGATGTCTTAGAAAGCGGCAATGATTTTTATGAATCTTTATATGAAAGACTATTTGGTAAAACATGCACTCCTGATAAGAGAAATAAAATCAAAAAGATTTTCCTTCCTTATGTTTACGGGGCTAGCCCACAAGCTTTAGCGACAAATTGTGAGATTTCATTATCTTCTATTGAAGGGTTTATAAAAAATATAAGGAAGATATTTTCTCATACATTTGATTGGCTGGACAGCTACTCAGAAAATTCTGGAAGTAATATTTATACCAATATATTCGGTAAAAAAAGAATTATAAATGAAAAATATAAATCTAGAAATTTTATTGTTCAATCTACTGCAAGTATATTCTGTCTAGATAAATTAATAGATCTTTCTAATTATTTTAAAGATCCTAATATATTGTTTTATGTTCATGATAGTTATTTGTTCTCTTGTAATAAAAAAGAACTTGACTCTACGGCGGAAATAATTAAAAATATACTTTTAGAAGATGGAAGATTTTTTGAAAACATAGTCATAAATGTGAGTTGTGAATATGGAGATAATCTTAACAATCTAAAAAAATATACTGGAGTTTTAACGTGAAAGATATATGCAATAATTTCCCAATCAATAATGAAGAATACAATCAGTTGTGCAAAAAATTTGGAAAATTGTGTTACTATGCTGCACATCAATTGAAAAAAAAGAATACAAGAAATAATTACACAGATGATATAGATGATATTAATCAAGAACTTCAATTATCAATTATAAGAGCAGGTAGCTACTTTAAAAGACAGACGTATATAGAAAATTGTCTGAAGACTGCTCGAAAATATTCATCAGGAGATTACATCCTGGGTGCGACTGTTAAGAATTTAGAAGGACTATGGAGCAATAGGACGAGACACGGCGCTAGCCGTCAAAAATTCGGTGAATATCAAGAATATCTTCTTGAAAAAATAGTTAAAAATATTGTTCCCGAAGAACAGGCTCCCAAAAAAGACGAGTCTCTTAAAATAGATAATAAATTTTCCACTTATTGCAAAGCAATTGTTTGGAATGGTCAAAAATCCATGGGTAAGAAAATAACTAAAGAGAAGAGTATTCGAACTGGACTTTGCAGCTTAAGTGAGTATGATTACTTAGGTTCCTACTAATCTATTTTAGATATAAAAATAAATGCAAGAAGATTTAATTGAGTTGACCGAAGAAGAATCCAATCGAATGAATCAATTGATTCAAGAGGATTCTGGATCTGTGTCCAAATATGGCTGGGACGATGGCTTCCAATCAAGAATTCTTGGATTACTTTTAACGGATCGCTTCTTCTTAATTCAAAGTTTGGACAAAATAAAACCAGAATATTTTTCTAAAGATTCCCATGTTCTTATAGCAAGTATTCTTTTTGAATATTTCGATAAGTATAAAAATCTGCCGGATAGATTTTATCTCAAACAAGAGATAGCGGATAAGACAAAAGAAAAATCAATAGAAGCCCAGCTTTTATATCAAGCTGAGTATGAAAATGTTTTTGATTTTTATGTCCCTGGGCTAGAGAATCGTGATGTTTTAACTGATAAAATTACTTATTTTGCCAAGGTTCAATCCGTAAAAATAACTTTCCATAAATGTTTGGAGAGAATGACTCGTAATCCCGAGAGCGAAGAAACTTGGGCGTATATCTACGATCAAATGCGTGAGTCAATGATCGTAGATAAAAACTATGAAACTGGTTTGGAGTATTTTCTAAATCCCGAAGAAATGTTTCTTAGGATGCAAAAGGTAATGGAGGGATCCGAGACTTTTACTAGTGGCTTTGCAGAGATAGATAATTCTCTCACCGGAAATGGTTTGATGGTGGGAAATATTGGGGCCTGGATAGCTTTACCGGGTACTGGTAAATCGTTGGCTATGATCAAAGCTAGTGTTGAAAATGTAAAGCGTGGTAAAAAAGTTTTATACATTACCATGGAAATGGATGAACTGGGAATCTCCCAGAGATTTACAAGTCAATTCTTTGGCAAAGACGTCAATAGTTTATCATCTTTTAAAGACGAGATCATTAAAGAGATAGAGATGTTCAAAGAAGATAAACATGATCCCAATATGTTTGTTGTAAAACAGTTTCCTGGCGGGACATTAGATGTAAACGGGATTAGAGCATATTATTCACAACTCGTAATGAGAGGGTACAAGCCTGATTTGTTGGTTGTGGACTATGTGGGTGAAATGAAAGATGACCCTAATCTTAAAAAATATGAAAGTGCGTATAGAATTTTGCGTGACTTAAGAGCTTTCGGAATTGAACAAAAACATTGTACTATAACATGCATACAGCCCAATAGCACTGCTGCAAAGCTGGATCAATCTCAATATATCGATGAATCAAGTATCGGCACAAGCTTCGATCAATTTAAACCTCTCGATTGTCTTTGGAGTATAAACCAACAGGTGCTTGAAAAGGAAGCCCAAGTTGGTAGAATATTTGTTATTAAACACAGAAATGGAAAAAGCAGAAATGCTTTTTATGTTAAATTCGGTTTTAGAGACGCATTAGATGTCGCCACTTTAGATATAGAGCAAATAACCAAAGAAGAATATATAAGAGAAATGAATTTAGTTAAAGAAAAGAAGAGTGGAGATGTAATGCAGAATAATGACTCTATTACCGGCGACTCCAATGAAAAGAACGTAAAAGGCAAGAAGAGGGGCAGAAGCACAATCCCATTTGATCCCACGACAGATGTTGTTGGTGATGGAGAAACCTAGAAAGAAAAAATATGAATCCACCAATCCAAGTAGTAACAGTTAAGATCAACGGACAAGATGTTAAACTTGATCCAAAAAATATGCATTTTACTGATAATAGTATAAATGAATATATGGAAAAGGAATATGGATGGATAGATTACTTTGGTAAGCAATTAGAGTTTGCTCAAAAAGAGAGAATGATTGCTGAAATAGATGCTGAAGCTATTTTTAGTAAAAAGTATATAGAAGCAAAAGATGAAGGTGGCACCGAGCAGTATGCTAAAGCAAAAGCCAATGCTGCTGATGATGTTGTTGAGGCAAAAAAGAATGTTATAGAAAAGAGAGAGGTTGAAGGGTTTTTGAAAGCTCATTTACGTGCATGGGATAAGAATCATGACAACGCTCAAAATAGAGGCCACAGTTTAAGAAAAGAATTAGATAAGTTAAACAAGGATATTTATAAATCTGTTGAAGATGACATTGATAGGATTGTTGGCGAAGCATGAATTATAAATTAGATCCTGATAATATAACTCGTTTTGACTATAGTCATGACGAGTTAGAGCTAAATATTTTATTTTGGATATTTGCTGCTGGAAAAAATGGGCACACAGCAGCAAGATGTTTGAATAATCTTTTGTGCCACTGGGGCAGTAAAATCGGTAAGATTGCGCCCTTTGAAATAATTAAAAGTATAGACCCCCTACCGTCAGAACTAAAAAAATTTGGCGTTGGATGTTTTAACAATAAAGCTAAAACAATAAGAAGCTTAATAGAAAAAAACTTTGATCTTAGAAAATGTTCACTTGAAGATCTCGAGTCTGTTTGGGGATTGGGCCCAAAAAGTGTTAGATGTTTTTTAATTCACACAAGAGAAAATCAAAAGTACGCTGGTCTTGATCGTCACGTCCTTAGATACTTGAGAGGCTTGGGATATAATGTTCCCGATCACACACCCAATAGAACACAATATTCTAAAATAGAGAAGATCTTTCTTGAACATGCTGAAAAAATTGGTAAAACGATTAGTGAATTAGATCTTGAAATTTGGACTAACAATAGAATTTTAACAAAATAATGATGTTCCTAGATATTCCCATTTGGGACGATTATATGATGGCTATATGCTTCCTAGTTTCCACTAGGAGCCCCGATCCATCCACTAAACACGGAAGTGTTATTTGCGACAAGAATTATAAAGTGCTTGGTGTTGGTTATAATGGATGGGTTAGAGGCCTAGATGATAGCAGGGTGCCTATTGAGCGTCCATTAAAATATGATTGGGTGGTTCACTCAGAGGCTAACTGTATTCTAAACTCCAACCTCCCAGATGACAGGAGCGAGTGCAGGTTATATGTTACTGGTCATTGTTGCATAGATTGTTTTAAGAAAATAGCTCAAACCGGAATTAAAAAAATAATATACGGCCCAGTTAATTCTGTAATGGTGACCGATCACCATCAGGATGTTATAAACCATATATGTAATGCAACCGGGATTCAGATGATTCCTTATAAGGGCGACTTTAGAAAGATCTATAGTGACCTTGACAAATATATGATTTCTAAAAATATATAATTATGCCAATTAAACTCGGAACACTTTCAACCATTGGTAAAGATTATTTAATTTATTTTCCTAAAGGACAAATAGTTGTTGGCAATTACTCGGGTATTGCTCGAAAGGTTACATTTTTGTGTGGAGGCCCAATAGACCACGCATCTGTAGATCATCCAACCGTATCTAATTTTAGATTCAAATCATACTACCCAGATTCTAATTTTCCATCAGGCAAGGATAAAGGTTCAATTCAAATAGGATCCGATTGCTGGATAGGAACGGAGTCTATGATTTTTGGTGGTGTTGCTGTTGGTCACGGATCGATAGTCGGAGCCAGAGCTGTTGTGACCAAAAACGTTCCACCATTTTCTATTGTTGCTGGAAATCCTGCTAAAATAATTAGATATAGATTTGAACAAAATATAATAGATCAATTGTTGGAAATAAAATGGTGGAATTGGCCGAAAGAAAAAGTTGAACAAAATATTGAACTCCTCGCAGATATTAATAACTTTTTAAGAGTTCACGGAAATAAAATACAATGAAATATTTGGACAATATAGAAAAAGATATATCTAAGGGAATAATAACCTCAAAAGTTTTGACCAGTAGATTTAAATTTTTAAATGAAAATGATAAAAAATCTATTATTTATAACGATCCTTTTTATATACCTTTTTTTTATCACTTGGGAAAACATATAAATCCCACCTGTTTCTTTGAAATGGGATTCGATTTAAGCCTCATCAGTAGTTGTTTTTTAAAGTCTTGTAAGTCTGTCGAGTATTTCCTTGCACTCCAACAGAAAACAAAAGATTCATACAATGAAAAGTTGGCAATTAGTAATTTAAAAACAAATTATAAAAAGGAATTCAATTATTATTGTGGAAATTTTTTTGATCAAGAATTTTTAGATTATTTTGATAAAAAAGATTTTGATTTAATTATTGTAAATGCTCAAGGCGGTTACGATGATCTTTTTTCTGCAGTAGAATATGCTTATATGAGATTAAAAAATAAGGGACACCTTGTTTTTAATAATTTGAGCGCCAATAAAAATAAAGAAATATTTTTAAATATTGCAATTGGCTACAAAAAAGAATATAAAGTACTTGGCACAAAATACTCTGTTGGAATTTTGGAGAAATAAAATGGGATATGAAATAATTTGTTACTATAAAAAAAGAAAAAAAGCCGAAGAAGAATCTTCTGATGAGATACTGTCTTTTAAAAAGAGAATAGGAGATCCATATGAAGAGACTCCTATAGAAAAACTTGCCACCGCTATAATGATGCAGTTGGCCCGCAGGGATATCTGGGTTGATGATGTTGAGATATATGAAATATCTAAGAAAAAAATTAGTTTCAAGGAAACCAAATCTGGAATAGTAATTAAAAATAAAAAGTTTATTTTTAATGATGACTTTGAAATTAATATGAAGGAAGAAAATGAAGACCCGATAGCATTCCCGCCTAGAGACGATCAAAATCTTGAATCCGAGCTGTCAGTTCAGAAGTTTCATCCACTTCCCCAACAAAATGTTGTAAAGAGAACAATTAGGAAGCTAATGTATGCCCCGGAGCCTCAGCAACACATAGAGCTTCTTCAAAAGGGAGTAAAACTTACACCGGATAGAGTTTATGATATCATTGGCATTAAGAAATCACCGAATGGAATCAATGATATTTATACAATTAATGATGATAAAAATAGAGAGCAATTGGTGCTTGATATTTTCTTTGTTCCTCACACGGAACTATCCCAACAAAAAGGTTCTGATGGCCTTTCGTGGGGCGGCGTAATTAACGACAACATTCCATCTATAAGGTGAAAATTTATGGCTACTAAAAAACAACAAGAGAGAAAAAAGCAAAATAAAAAGTTAAAATCACGAGCGAGGGTCTTGGCTCGTAGGAAAGCCCTCAGGGATCAGAGAAAAAAAGAAAGAATTGATCAAATTAGATTTGAGACTGAGTATGGACTTAAAAACGGAAAAGAAAAACCTTTTTTGAGAAATCCCACAGGAGAAGATGTTAAAAAAATGAAGGATGAAGCAATAAAGGCTAAATTAGAAAATAATTTAAAGATATTAGAGGCCTTAGAACAGGAATATCTCAAAGAAAAAGAGCAAAAAGAGAAAATAGCAGATTCGATTGTTCAAGATGAAACTCAAGAGCAAGAAAAAAATATCCCTGCTATTGAACAATGAAAAAAACTTGTTATAATCTACTTATCGTTTATTCTTGAACTCAAATAAAGAAAGAAAATATCATGGCTGACTATGATGCGTTAGATCTAAGTGAAATTGAACTGGAATCGGGTAGAGTTAATTCCAAGGGTCAACAAAATTCTGAGGGCAACAATAATTATGTCCGTATGCCTGACGGAAATTCTTTTATTGTTCTTCGATTTTTGCCCCGAAAAAAGGGTGAGCCGCTGTTCTGTGCTGCTAAGTACCACATGCTCAGAGACAATAATGGGAACAAAAGAGTTTTCTTTAGCCCAAAGCAACTGACAAAGACTGATAAGGGTCTTAGATGGACCGGCGATAATAGCATTATCGACAAGTATCTCAGGGATCTTTGGGCCAAGAGTGAAAAAGTCTCTGGTAAGGCTCAAGATGAACTTAGAAATCAATATCGTGAACTAAAGGGAATTGAGCGATACTATTACAATGTTATAGTTCGTCAAGAAAAAGATATTAAAACCGGCGAAATGGTTAAGAATATTGGCCCCAAGATATTTAGCTGCGGAAAGACAATCCACGGCATGATCATGCGGGCAATCGTTGGTGATGAAGCTGCCGGAGAAGAGGCATTGGGCGACATCACTAACCCCAAGACGGGAAGAGATTTCAAGCTTGTCAAGAAAATAGTTGGAGATTATCCAAACTACGATCAGTCCAAGTTTGTTGAAGCTTCCCCTCTGGGCGAGCCAAAGGAAGTTGAGAATTGGCTGAGCAATCTACATGATCTTCAGTCTATACGAGTCTTGAAGTCTGAAGATGAACTAAAACATGCATTGAAGGTTCATTTAGGCCTAGTTGAAGATGGTTCGAATGAAGATTTTGATGCGAGTGAATTTACTTCATCTGCATCTGCATCAAAGAAAACTGCCAAGCCCAAGGAAGAGGTAGATCTAGGTTTAGATTCCGCTCCTTCCTCCACAGCAGTTGAAGAAGAAGTCATGGCGGATGATGAATTTCTCAAAGAAATAGATGATCTGTAAAAACTAAAGTGTTGTGTGTGAGTCTGACCGTGGGATCAAAAGAAATTGGTCCTTTGATCCCACGGTCTTTTTTTATTAAAAGGAATAATTAAGATGGCTAAAAGAAAAAACAATGACGATATGGACTCCTTCTTCCAGGACATTGCAAGCCAAACTGGCGGCGACGTTCTCGAGAAGATTGATAGTGTGAACTACTTTATTGACACAGGAAGTCTTGCTCTAAACTATATTTGTAGCGGTAAATTTATGGGAGGCGGTATTCCCGGTGGTAAATTAACTGAAATATACGGACCATCTAGTAGCGCCAAGAGTCTATTTGGTACAAATATTCTTTTCGGCTGCCAGAAGATGGGTGGAGTCCCGGTTCTTCTTGATTGCGAAAATAGCGCAAATAAAGAATTTATTAAAAAGGCAAGCCATTGTGATCTTGGGAAAATATTAAGATATACTCCCCAATCCTTGGAGGATGTATTTGCCAAGATGTATTCCGTTATTGAAAAGGTTCGAAAGGTAAAGAAAGATGTTCCAATTGTAATTGTATATGATTCAATTGGTGTCAGCCCCAGCGCCAGAGAACTCAGAGAGGTAGATCTCCCGGAAGATTATGACAAGGCCACATACAAAAAAATCGTTGGTGGAAATGAACAACCCGGCGAGCGTGCTAAAATCTGCTCCAGAGAGTTTAGAAAATTAAACAGTGTGATGGAATCCACTGGCGCCACTGTCATTATCCTTAACCAGACCAGGGATAAAATAGGTGTAATGTATGGCAATCCAGAAACTACTGCTGGTGGTGGCAACGCCTTGCCATTCTACGCCAGTTGTCGCCTCCGCCCGCAGACTCAGAGAAAGATAGAAAGAAAAATTTCTGCTAAGAAGGCAAAAATTTTGGGTGTTAATGTTAAAATCAAAAATGTAAAGAATAAGACCCATCGTCCCTTTGTTGAGTCAGAAGGTATTCAGTTGCTTTTTGACAAGGGCATTAATCCTCTTACTGGGCTCTTGAGCTGTCTGCTGGAGGCGGACAGAATTGAAGCAAAGAGTGCTGGTAATTTTGTAATTAAAGATGATTATTTGGGAGATGATAAAGAAAGTAATAAATTTAAGTCCAGCATGGAAAGAAATGATATTCCAATGGAAATATTACTTAAAAATCCAAAGTTAATAGATGCTGAATCCAGGCAGCAAATAGAAGAATATTTGGAGCCTTACATGGGCGCCATTAATTTCGAGATATCAGGCGATGTTGTTGAAACCACGGTTTCCGAGGATGAAAACATCGATGACATTATCGACGCAGAACTTTCTTGAGACTAGATTAGTCTGTAGGACAGCAGCGGCCTATAATCTTACTGAAAAAGAAAATGAAATTTTTATTAATAAGTTAACACTTGATGATTCTGAATTAAAAAAACAACTTATTAATAGAAAAAATTCTAGGTGCTTAAAAAAATTGTCAATTGTCGAGGATAAAGGATTAATGGTATCCTGGGCATCCTCGACTCAATGGAACAAAATTCAAGCCTATCACGCATTCACCCTTCCCGCCCATAGGAGAAAGGGCTTTGCTACTCTTGCATTTTCTATATTAATTGCTAATGGTGATTTTATTAAAAGTCAACCACTGGCAGTTTTTTCAGAAGATTCATACAAAATAGCCCAAAGTCTAGGGATGAAATATATAAAGATATTTTAGTGATCTGAATTGGAGACTTTTGTGGTCTGTGGTAGCGGGTACCCACTTTATCCAAGGCCGTAGATTTTTAGCCGGGATTTTTGTAAGACTAAAATCCCGGCTTCATAAACGAAACAGCATAGGCTAATTAATTGTAGCCTATGCTGTTTTTAATTGTAAATTTAAATTCACTCGGCAGCTTTATCCTCTAGAGCTGTTTCCAGTGACTTGTCTTTTTTAGCTTTGTCTCCAAATAGCTTAAACATGGCATCGGCTGCTATTGGAAGGAAGTATCCAGCTGGATACTGTGCTCTTGCAGCGGCGTCTGGGTATGCCCAAGTTGCAATTGAGCCTCTGTGTGTTTTTTCATCGAGATTGAATAGGGGAAGTTCTTTTTTGTTTTCTCCGGCCCAATCAATAAAATTCTTCATAATTATCTCCTTTAATCTCAGAATCAGAATCTTAATTATATAGTATTTAGGTTTCAAAAATTTTTATTGATTTTATTATTTTTATGTGTATAATAGTCGTATTAAAGAAATGATTCTTTAATTTAATTACTTTTTGAAAGGTTAATTTATGTCTAATTCGACTATGAAGGTTAAGGTTGTTTCTGGCAAGTCTTGGTTCGAGGGTATTGTAAATGTTGATGGGCTTTGCCCAACGAAGCTCCAGAAGAGAACGGGTGACTCCACCCATTTTCAGACAAGGTCGGCCCTGATTACTGCCGCAAAAACCATTGCAAAGAGGTTTGGCTTCAATCAGGTAAAGATTATTGAGAAGGGTAATGCAATCGTCAAGAAGGCTTCAATGTCAATTCCGCCAAAGCCCCGTAGAACAAAGAGACGTCCAATTGCTGTTTGATAATTTTTTATAAAAATTATCTCTGATAAAACCTCCCGAATAAAATTGGGGGGTTTTTTCATATATATTATTAGGTCGATTATACACCCAAATTAAACAAGGAGGATTATCATGGGATGTGGATGTGGCAAAAATGCTAGCAGAAATACAAGATCAGCAATTGTTCCAAACGTTACTCAAGCAAGGGTAAATGGAAGCATAGTCAGTACTCAAAATCTCAATCCAAGATCGGCTCCACAGAGCCCAGCTGGATTATCTTTGGACAAGAGAGAGGTTGAGAAAATCAGACAAGAGGCCATTAAAAAGGCTTTAGGGAAGTAATTTTTCTGATTTAATATCTGGAATCTCCAAGACGTTGTTGTCACATTTTTTGTTGGCAACAACGTCTTTTATTTCTATTTGTATAGACACGCTGTTCTCTGTATAAAATAAAACTATTTCTTTTGGAAGATTATCTTGATAGATTACATGTGCTTTTAATATTATTTTATCTTCAAAATTATAGATTTTTTTATATATTGTATTTTTTTCATCGAATGTGGTTGATACTTTTTTATCATTGATTTTCACCACCCCAGGTTCATTATTAAATAAATTTAAAAAACAATCTGGATCTAAGACTTGGTTAAATACAATGGGAGCCGCAGCTCTATCCGAGTAATACATTAAAGATTGAGCCGAATCCCAGTACCAGAAATATTTTTGATTGCAACCTACATCTAATTCTAAATTATTGTTTTTTTTATAAGCTAATATTCTAAAATTGTCGCTCTCCAAAAATATAGAAGCTGTGTATTTTTCTTTTATGAAGTATTTTGATATTGTTATATTTGAATTTTTTGAATAGAAATTATTTATTTTTTTTATATGTTTTATATCTATTTTTGGTATATTTTCTGTTTTTTTAAAGTAAACAAGCAAGATTAGCACGGCCAGTAACGCTATTATTATTTTTTTAGGCATATATAATATATCTAAGACATTCAATAGAAGGATTTTTATATGAACAGAATATTTATTTACTTATTTTTATCATTATTTCTTATCCAAGGCGCCAGTTTCTCCCAAGATATGATAACAGAAACTGTTAAATTAGCTAAATCAGAGGATAAAAAGACTATTATTTTATTTTCTGGAAAATACTGCAGTTGGTGCAAAAAACTTGAAAATTTAATAAATAATGATGATGATGTCAAGAACATCCTATCATCCTATATTATACTTCATGCTGATATCGAAAAAGATTTGGATATGGTTAAAAAATATAAAGTTAAAACAGTGCCAGCAGTCTTTATTTTGGACGAGAACGGAGAAATAACCAAAAATATAGTTGGTTATAAAGGCAAAGAACAATTTATTAATTTTTTGTCACAATAAAAAAGCATCTTATTGCATATATAAATTTATAATCTTTTTTAAGAGGTAGAAATAATGCTTAGTTACAAGGACTGGAAAAATCTAAACGAGTCAGTTTTTTCATCTGCTTTTAATCTGGGTGTGAGACCCATGCAGAATGTAGGTCTAGCGGCCCCAACTGGTGTAGAGTTAGAAGAAAAGAAAAATGTAGATGTCGAAGAAGACGAAGAGGACGGCGAGATCGTTAAGGTTGCCGCTGAAAAAGATAAACCCGGTTCTGGTGGGTGTGGATGCAGTAAATGTAGCAAATGTGCCTGCAGTAGCAAAAAAATGGATTCAGATGAAGACGACGCCGACCTAGAGAAAGAGGAGAAAAAAGATGATAAAAAAGATAAAAGAAAAGATAATGAAGATGGTGGACATGATGAAGAGGATTCTGACGAAGACTCAGACGAAGACGAAGAATCCGACGAAGACGAAGACGAAGACGAAGACGAAGACGAAGAAGAGGTAAAAGAAGAAGGACTTACTGAAAAACAAAAGAAACTTCCCAAGGCATTGCAAGATGCAATTCTTAAAAAGAATAAAAGTAAAAAGCATGAAGATGAAGATGAAGATGAAGATGAAGATGAAGATGAAGATGAAGATGAAGATGAAGATGAAGAAGGACTTACTGAAAAACAAAAGAAACTTCCCAAGGCATTGCAAGATGCAATTCTCAAAAAGAATAAAAGCAAAAAAGTAAAAAAAGAGGAAGTCGCAACAGACAGCGAAACAGAGTCAGAGGAATCGTGGTGGAACAGCTTTAATAATCAAACCGCACCAGTTCAGATGAAATGGGATAGCGGTTATGGCGAATATGATATTGCCAATGCAGAGGTTCCAACCGATGCTAAGCCAGGAGATGTTGGCTTTGCCCCACAAGGTAAAATAGGGGATATTAAGTAAAACTAAGATCTACTAGTTTTTAAATTCCTCTATCTTAACCTCATGTCCCTCTTTAGTAAGAATTTTTATTCTTTTCTCACTGTGTTGCTGTAGATATTTGTTTATATTGAATATAAAATCATAATAGTTTAATATTTCTTTATCATCAGCAGTTCTTAATCCACGACCCATCCTCTGTATTATTTGATGGTCTGCTTGACCTCCTGCGGCATTCACAAGATTATGAACAAATACATTGATGCCCGTATTAAAAATTTGTTGAGTAGCCAAAATACAGACATCACCTTTACTTTTTTGCAATATTTTAACTGCCTCTTTTCTGGTTTTCATATTGTCTTTGCCTTGAACCCATATGCTATCTTTTATCATAGTGTTTAGCATATCGCCATGTGCAATCCTATCAACTAGAATAAGAGTTCTTCCCTTTAAAGATTTTGCAAGTTTCACAACCATTTTATGAAAAGTGTAATTTTCTGCTATCCCTCTGGTAACAGCATCGATATATACATCATGAGGTATTTGCGGTTCATTTACTTTATAGAAAGTGCACTTTGATTTAGATAATATTTTTCTATTTTGTAATTCTTGAGTTGTGAGTATCCCTGTTTCAGTAGTTGTGGTTTTAAGAACCGGTCCGAAAAAACCTTTTACAAAATATTTTTGAACCTTGTCTGTTTCTCCGAATTTAAATGGAGTTGCACTTAGGGCAACTCGAACAGGACAGTTTTTTAATCTTCTGTATACCGCCTTAGGCAGTTTGCTCATCATGTCATGTATTTCATCGACAAGAAGCACTTGTACCCCAGATAATTGTTTCTCTATTTTTGCTATTGATTGCACATTCGCCACCATTATATCACCGGGCTCATTCTTTCCTGACCAAAGTTTGCCCACACTTTCAAAGCCCCAACCGGTTATTTCATCATAATTCTGACTGGCGAGGCTTAATCTATTCTGTAACACCAGTATTTTAGTTTTAGGGGGTATACACTTTAATATGCCAACCATAGTGGCTGATTTACCGCTGCTCGTAGGAGCGAATATTACGCCCCTATTGTGTTTTATAACTTGATTTATAAAATCTACTTGATAATCATAGAGTTCTATGTTTCTTTCTTCTTTCCATGTGCTTCCAAAATTCTTATCCACTGTTTCATAAAGGAATTTTATTTTATTTCTATTATCTTCGACTGTATATTGTATATTCTTTGCCCTTAAGACAGCTTTTATTTCAGGCATCAATCCTGTTAAAAACTTCCCGGTTTCTTTTTGGAAGAACTCTGTATAGCCATCCCATAATTTCATTTTATAGCGACGATTATGATAATAGTTCTTTTCCCTGAACTTTAGACATCCATTGAGAACAGATTTTATTTCAATATTATCGCTTACGAAATAACTGTAGTCGTTGCTTATTATTAATTTGTTTTGCATAATCTTATGCCCTAGTTAAGTAATTAGGTAAATAGTTTTCTTGTTGGGCCCACACGAGAATATTTTTTGCCCTACTTGCTGCTGTGTATGCCCATCTTGTGTGGTCCCACATATCGCATTTCTCTTCTAAGACTATAACTGTGCTAAAACTATCCCCTTGTGCCTTGTGGGCAGTTATAGCATATGCATAGTCAAAAGGGTTGTCTTCTTGCTGGAACTCAAATTCATTTTTTTCTTTACCAAATTGATTATGATCATAAGGTATTTTATGATAAAGAATATCTCCTGATACAAAACTAAATCTATTAAAAGTGTGAAGTTCTTTTACAATTCCTTGCATTCCGTTAAATAATTGTAGTCTTCTATTGTTTTTTAGGCATATAATTTTTTCATTTATTGCTATGTGAGTTTCATTTAAGCCTAGGCTTTTTCTTATTTTTTCATTCGTATTAGACCTAGTTTTATTGAAAGCACAAATAACTTGTTCTGCTTTTGACATACAAGAATCTTTCAATACATTCTTTTTTATTATCTTTACTTTTTTCTCTGATTTGAATGAATTGGGATTTTTACCTTTTCTCAAATGTTCTGCGAAGTGCGCTATCTCGCCCGCATTTCTATGAATGGTCTCTAGCTTATAATCTGGATCTTTCATTAAATTGAATTTACTTCCGATTGGCTCTAATTGCCCATGATCTCCAATGTATATTATTGGCTTATTAAAGCTCAGCAGATCTTCATGTATTTCTTTTCCCACCATACTGGCTTCATCTATTATGAAACCTTCGTATGGAATTTCTTCGGCTGGATACCGCAACCAAATTGTTTCTTCATCTTCTGTTTTAGCTGGGTAGTAGATCAGATTGTGTATTGTTCTTGCATCATGGTTGCCTTTTTGCCTAAGAACATTCGCAGCTTTACCTGTATATGCACCTAATGCCCAATTCTTCAATTTATGTCGGAGTATTTTTATGATGGTGGATTTACCGGTACCGGCTAAGCCGCCAATTCCCAAGAATTGATTATTATTAATGTTTTTTAAGACATTTCTAATAACTTCCTTCTGCTCCTCAGAAACAATCATTTTGTTTTACTGCCACGTTCCTTGACTTGAATATAAAACGCATAACTTTTTTTCGATGGGTCTGAATCTTTTCTTTCTGATTTTTTAAATAATAATTGGAGTTTTGTTTCTTTAGACTCCATGTTCAAAAATTGTTTTAATTTAGATAGGACAGAATATATGAACTTCGGCTGACCTGTAATTCTTATTGTGTCTTCATCAAATGTCGTTCCTTCATGGTCTTTGCTTATCGGGGTAGCCATTATAGGCATTTCTGGTATTCCACGCCAGTACTTTAAAATATCTTTCTTTTTGGCACTCCAACTTTTTTCTTCCGGTTCTATTTCGCTTGCAACCATATTTTGTTGGTATGCAATTGGCTGTTGGATATCTAGAGTATCTTCTTCTGGATTTTCTGTCTTTTCTTCCATCCATTTTTTAAAGCTTCTCATATACATATATATGACATGATATCTTATTCTAATTATAAATTAATAAAAGAAGCAGATGCTCCCGCTCCTGCTGGTCCTGCCTCTCCTGCCGCTCCTGCTGGTCCTGCTGCCGCCCCCGCAAGCGACCCTACTGCTCCGAGCATGAGTGGAGGAATGCCCGACATGGGCAGCGGGATGCCCAGTATGAGTGGAGGAATGCCCGATATGGGCGGTGGAATGCCTCAAGTCGGATCCGGCGGAGGAACCAAGCCAGAAGGAATTAAGAGCTCAAATGTTTGGGACACTCTCGAGAAATATCTTTCAAAGTAGTTCTTTGATTTTATCTATAATATGTGTTAATATGGTTTTATGTCAAAAATACTTTTATTCAGTGATCTCCACATACATCCTCATAAAAAGAGTTTAGATCGATTAGAGGATTGTTTAAAAGTTCTTTCTTGGGTTGCCGATACCGCAAAGAAAAATAAAGTAAAGAATGTTATTTTTGGTGGAGATTTTTTCCACGATAGATATAAAATTGACATTTATACTTATCAAAGAACATTTGAAGTTCTTAGAGAAAGCTTTAAAGATTTAAAGCTTTGGATGCTTCTGGGCAACCATGATCTATGGTTTTTTGATAAATCAACTGTAAGCAGCGTTACTCCATTCACTGCTATAGATGGAATTGAATTAATAGATAAACCAAAAAGAATAGAAATTGAAGGTGTTAATTGGGATTTCCTTCCATTCACAAATAATGTTCCTGAATCCCTAAAGATTTTAGATAGTCTTTCTGGTAAAAAGAAGTTTTTAATAGGACACATTGCAATCAATGATGCTAAAATGCATCAAGGTAAATATTCTTCTGACATTCTTGTTGAGCATGAAGGAGATATGGTAAGTGTAGATCCAAAATTATTCTCTGGTTACGATAATGTGTTTTTAGGTCATTTTCATTCCAAACAAAATGTCAACGATAATGTCGAATACATAGGTAGTCCTCTTCAATTAAGTTTTGGCGAAGCCTTTGAAAAGAAATGTATTGTACTTTTAGATGTTGAAGACGGAACCAAAAAATATATAGAGAATAAATTTAGTCCAAAACATATTATTTGCAAAGACGATGATTTGCAAAATCATGATTTAAATGGTAACTTTATTCAATTGATTGTAGATGATATTTCTAATGTAGATTTATTAAAAATTAAAAAATCTATAATACAAGAAAATAAAGTCTTAGAACTAAAAGTTAAACAAACTAAAAAAGTTGATTCTAAAAAAGAAGATGATGAAAAGATAGAAGTTTCTTCTTATAATGAAGAAGATATGATTTCTAAATACGTAGAACAGTCAAAGACCGAATTAGACAAAGAGCTTTTGGTAAAAATTGGAAAGAAAATCTGTGAGACTCAGGTTGCATGAAAAATCTAAAATTTAAAAGCGCTTCTGCATATAATTTTTTACCATTCGGTCCAGAAGGTATAGAGATATCTTTTGAAGAATTGGGTAATATCATTTTAGTTCGTGGTCAAAACATGGATATAGATGAAAGCTCTTTAAAGGAGTCGAGCAACGGCTCTGGCAAGTCCAGTATCCCTGAGATTATTGTTTATGCCTTATTTGGCAAAACAATTAAAAGCCCAAAGAAATTCAGCAAAAATGATGTTGTCAATAATTTAATCAAGAAGAATTGCAAAGTAGAAATTGTATTTGATAAATACAAGGTCTCAAGAGGAAGAAGTCCTGATTTCCTTAGACTCTGGGAGAGCGAAGATCACGATTGGACTGATAAAACAGAGATCACCCAGGGCAAATCTGTTGATACACAGCTTAAGATAGAAGAAATAATAGGGCTTTCTTATGAATCATTTATTAAAACTTCCGTCTTCACAGATGATATCAGTAGCTATTTCTTAGAAGCTGACACTCCCAAGAAACGTGAAATTGTAGAAAATCTTTTAAGTCTAGATGTTTACAGACAGAGATTTGATGCAAGCAAAAACTTATTGAGGGACAGCAAGAATTTTTTAAAACAATATACATCTGAATATGAAATTCTGGATAAGAACAAAACATCTATAGAACAAAAAATAGAACAAGCAAATCAAAATGAAATTTCTTGGAAGAATGGTAAAAAGAAAGAAATATCAACTCTAATTGTTTCTATAAAAGATAAGAAATCCAAGCTTGAAAATCTTAATGAAGAAGAAGATTTATCTGAGTATGAAAAGGCAAGGGAAAGAATTGATGAAATAAATATCGATATAGAGAATAATAATTCTGTTATTAAAAAATTAGCTGATGACAAGTTAAGATTAAAAGAGTCTATTGATTTGATTAAAAAAGAACTTGAATCAAAAAAAGATTCTATTCGTAAACTTGATTTCGAAATAAAGAATAAAAAATCTAGTATAGAAAAAAATAATAAGGAAATTAAGAAATTACATGAACATGAACCCGGTCAAACATGTGGCGTGTGTTATGGGAAGATAGACCCCGAGAATTATTCAAAGGTACTTGAAAAATATAATGAAGATAACGATGTTCTTGAAAAAGAGATTAAAGATTTTTCTGAAGATATATTAAGTTTAAATCCGAAAAAGCTTGAAGAAGATATTAAAGAAAAAGAAAAAAAGGTATTGGAATTTTCTAAAAAAGAGCAAGAAATTAATGTCAACTTAAATTCTTTTAGAAATGAATTTGTCAAACTTTCTGCAATAAAAGAGCCTGAATCCAATTCCGTAAAAAAAGTACTGCAGGCTGAAATAGAATTATTAACTAAAAAGGCAAAGGAGTTAAAAGAAGAGTTCGAGAATACATCTCCATATTCTGAAATAATTGCAAATTTAATTAAAGATAAAGAAGAGGCAGAAGAAGCTGTTGAATCCAAGAAGGAAAAGATTCAAGAGGCTGAAAAAGAAATTCCCTATTATTCATTCTGGGTGGATGCATTTGGAGATAAAGGAATCCGAAAATGGGTTGTAGATGGAATAATCCCTGCCCTTAATTCTAAATTGATGTATTGGATGCAAGTCCTTGACAACAACAGGTTGAAGATAGAATTTAATAATGAATTAGAAGAAAGTATATTTAAAATAATCAATGATGAACAAATTGATTTCTTCTACCACACCATGAGCGCAGGACAAAAGAGAAGACTAAATCTTGCTGTTTCTTTGAGCTTTGCACATGTTATGCTACTCACCACCGGAACTTGCCCAAGCATAATGTTTCTTGATGAGGTTACGACAAACATTGATCCAATAGGAGTTAATAATATTTATCACATGATATGTGAGTTGGCGGAGGATCGACAAATTTTTATCACCACTCACGATAATGATTTGCTATCTATGCTCTCCGGCTCAGATATTTTAAATCTAATAATGGAAAATGGAATTTCTAAATTAGAAAAAGATTAAATGTCTCTTGTTTATATTAACTTTTTAGCTATAATCTTGTGAAGTTAATATAGAAAAACAAGACAAAATAAATTGATAATTTTTATTAAAAATTGTCAATAAAAAAAATTCTTTCCAACTAAATATACTTTACCTAAATCTAGAAACTAAAGGAGAACCATGTCAGTAAAAGCTCTTCAAGATTATACCTATTACTCTAAATACGCTCGATATAACAAAGAAGAGGGTCGTAGAGAGACATGGGCCGAGGCTGTTGATCGAGTCAAACAGATGCATCTTCGTAGATATCCTCAAGTCGCAGAGGATATTGAGTGGGCGTTTGAAATGGTCAAACAGAGAAAAGTACTTGGTTCCCAAAGAGCTTTGCAATTTGGAGGAGAACCATGTGAGAAGAAGAATGCTCGTATTTTCAACTGTACATCTAGCTTTTGTGATCGCATAAGATTTTTTCAAGAATCTTTTTGGCTATTACTTTGCGGCGCAGGGACGGGGTTCAGTGTTCAGAAGCATCATGTGGATAAACTTCCCAACTTCCACAAGCTCGACAGAACTACTCTTGAAACTAAAGTTTTTGCCGTGCCAGACACGATTGAGGGTTGGGCCGATGCTCTCGGTATTCTTCTTGCAACATATTTACCTCATTCTGAATTTTCAGATTGGAAAGGCTTTAAGGTCAATTTTGATTATAGCTTAATCAGAGCAGAAGGAACAACTCTTGCTTCCGGTGTAGGTAAGGCCCCAGGACCAGAGCCTCTTAAGAGAAGTTTAGAGATAATTAGAAAATTATTAGATCGTTGCTTAGACAACAAGCAGAAAAAGCTAAAATCAATAGATGCTTACGATATAATAATGCACGCAAGTGATGCTGTATTATCTGGTGGAGTTAGACGCTCGGCTACTATTGCTTTGTTCAGTCACGATGACGAAGAAATGGCCACAGCCAAAACAGGCAATTGGTTTATCGATAATCCCCAAAGAGCTAGATCAAATAATTCTGCTGTTTTAATTAGGGACGAGGTTTCAAAAGAAGACTTTTTGAAACTTATGGAATCAATTAAGCAGTTTGGTGAACCGGGTTTCTATTGGAGTGACAGCACGGAGCAAGTTCCAAACCCATGCTTCACAATAGATACAAGAATTCTAACGGAAAGTGGCTGGATGTCTTTCTCCTCCATTCTGGGAGAAGAGGTAAAAATTCTTCAAGATAATAGGGTGTTAGGAAGAATTGAAAATAATGAAGAATTTTGGGATATTAATTTGGATTTGCCTAACGAAGCAACATCTAATTTAGCAACCAACATTCGTAGAACTGGTCGTAATAGAGATGTTTACGAGTTAGAACTTAGTTGTGGACGAAAAGTCAAAGCTACTGGAAACCATCATTTTGCCACAGTTAACGGCATGGTTAAGTTGGAGGATCTTAGAGTAGACGATGAGGTATTAGTTCCACTTCCAGAATTATATGAGTCCAAGAAAGATTCAAGAGACTTTAATTTTGGTTATTTAGTTGGAATGGTTTTTGGCGATGGATGCTTTACTGATGGCGCAGCCAGAATTGAAATGTGGGGCGAAGATTCTCCCGCATTAGCAGCAAAGATTGAGAACATCGTATCAGAAGAAATCAAAGCCAACATCGATAGTTTAAACTTAAATGTAAATTCTAATACCAATCCCAAGTTTAGTATCAATGAAGGCAAAATTTATGGAGGTAAACCAAAATTTACTCTTTCAAGTACATTGCTTGGTCAAATATTTAAATTAGAGGGCATTTCTGCAAACAAAGACAATATTGATTTTATCCACTCTAAAAACAAAGAGTTTAAATCTGGATTTGTTTCTGCAATGTTTTATTGCGATGGACACACAGAATATTCCGATGAGGTAAAAACAGTTAGCCTGAGATTGACTTCTGTTAATAAGAAGATCCTTTCAGATATTCAACTTATTCTTCAGGAGCTCGGTGTTTTTAGCAAGATTTTTCTCTCTAGAAAAGCTGGCTCAGCTATGCTCCCAGATAGTAACAGAAACTATAGGTCTTATAATACAAAAGAAAGTTACAGACTTATAGTTGGAGGTTTGTTGAATTGTAAAAATAGTTTGAGTTTCTTGGACATACACACCAAAGATGTCACAAGGATAAATTATGCTCTTGAAAAATCACAGACACCAAGGCATCCAAACTATTCTTCCAAAGTTAAGTCTATAACTTACATTGGTAAACAAGATGTCTTCTGTCTAACAGAAAATAATCGGAGAACTTTGATTGCCGAAGGAATGACTGCTCGTAGATGCGTGGAAATTGGCATGTACCCAGTTGATATAGAAACAGGAGAATCTGGCTGGCAGTGTTGCAATCTAACCGAAATAAATGGCAAAAAGATTAAATGTAAAGAAGATTTTGCCATTGCTGCAAGGGCTGCTTCTATTATCGGAACCTTACAAGCAGGGTATACAAGTTTTCCTTATCTGGGTAAAACCACTGAGAAGATTGTGGAACGTGAAGCTTTGTTAGGCGTTAGTATTACTGGCATGATGGACAACCCAGATGTAATATTCGATCCTGAAGTTCAAAAGGAAATGGCCAAACTGGTTTTGGATACCAATGAATGGATGGCTAAAAAGATTGGTATAAATCCATGTGCAAGGTCCACCTGCATCAAACCTGCAGGAACCACTAGCTGCTTATTGGGGACAAGCAGCGGAATTCATCCTCATCATGCAAAGAGATACTTCAGAAGAACTCAGGCAAATCAAATGGAGCCCGTTCTTCAATATTTCAAGAAGTTTAATCCACATGCTGTTGACAAGAGTGTTTGGAGTGCAAACAAAAAAGACGAAGTTGTTACTTTCTGTGTTGAAGTACCAACTGCAGCAAAAACCAAGAATGATTTGAGTGCCCAAGACCTTCTAGAGTATGTGAAAACTACTCAACAAAATTGGGTGGCTTATGGTAAGCGTAAAAGTGCTTGCACACAACCTTGGTTAAGTCATAATGTTAGCAATACAATTAATGTTCGTCCCGATGAGTGGGAAATTGTAGGAGATTTCATCTACAAGAACAGAAAGTATTTTGCTGGAGTTAGTTTGCTTCCTGCAAGTGGAGATTTAGACTATCCTCAGGCTCCTTTTTGCAATGTCTTGAATGCAAAAGAGATATTACAAGAATACGGTGAAGGCTGCTTGCTTGCAAGCGGATTAATAGTTGATGGTTTACATGCTTATGGAGATCTTTGGGAGGCATGCAACTACGCAGTTGGTTTATATGCTTTAGATAAGCCAACTCAGCCTGATGAAGAAAAATCCTGGGAGTTAAAAAATGATTGGGTTAGAAGAGTCCGACAATTTGCAATGAGATATTGTGATGGCAATATTAAAAAATGCACATACATGTTAAAACATGTAAATAATTGGAAAATCTGGTTAGATTTAACCAAGGAATATAAGGAAGTAGACTACACCCAATTTTTAGAAGATAAAGACTATACTAAACCAATGGACACAATTGCGTGTGCAGGTGGTAAATGTGAATTAAATTAATTTAAAAAAATGGCCAAATATATTATTGTTTGTGGTGGAGTAATTTCTGGAACTGGCAAGGGTGTGGCGGCTGCTTCTATAGCCTTGTTGTTAAAACTTCGTGGATATAAGGTCAACTATATAAAGTTTGAGCCTTATTTATCCTCGGATGCCGGTGTGTTATCTCCTATTGAACATGGAGAATGTTTTCTTTGTGATGACGGTAAAGAAACAGATCTAGACCTTGGTACCGTTGAGCGAATTGCTGGCATCAATATGTCCAGCCAAAATATATGCACTTCTGGAACTCTTTACAAAGAATTGATAGTCGGCCAGGAAAAGGGTGAAAATTTGGGGAGAACTCTCCAAATTATGCCTCATGTGACAGATAAGATTCAAGATCGTCTTTTAAGTCTAGGTAAAACTTCAGAGGTAGTTATATGTGAGATAGGCGGAACTGTAGGCGATATGGAAAGTGCTGTATTCTACGAAGCAGTTCGTCAATTTGAACAAAAAAATGATGTCATGGTGGCAATGGTTGCGCCCATACTCTGGGTTCCAACCATAAAAGAATTTAAGACTAAACCTCTACAGAATGCGGTCAAGCAACTATATCAATATGGTATAAATCCCGAATTGCTTCTGTGCAGAGTAGACAGAGAAATACCTGTTAAATTATTAGATAAAGTATCTGATATGACAGGTGTTGATAGGGGTGCTATATTCGAAGCAAGAGACGTTGATTCTGTATATCAAGTCCCAATAGAGTTCTATAACAGGCATATTGATGACTACTGTGTTGATATGCTCAGGCTCAAGAGAAGCTCCTGCAGAATACATAAGTATAAAGAACTAATTGAGAAACCAATAAATGAAGAAATAACTATTGGGATTTGTGGAAAGTATTCAAATCATGATGAGGCTTATCTTTCTCTAAAGGAAGCTCTTACCCACACCTCAATGTTTTATGGGGTTAAGATAAATATAAAGTGGATCCGTGCACAAGATATTGATAATAAAAATGTCAAGGAGACTCTTAAAAATATTGATGGGCTCATAGTTCCTGGGGGGTTTGATAAAAATGGGGTAGAAGGAAAGATTCAGTGCATAAAGTATGTTAGAGAAAATAAGATCCCATTCCTTGGTATATGTCTGGGATTGCAATGCGCTGTAATTGAATTTGCTAAAAATGTTTGCAGTATACCGGGGGCTAATAGCCAAGAATTCGACAAAGATGCAGTTGACCCAGTTGTTCATTATTTAGTAGGACAAAAAGATATAGCAGTTAAAAGTGCTAGTATGAGATTAGGATCTTATAATTGCGAATTAATTAAAGGCACGATCGCTCACAATGTTTATTCTGGGTCGCCAAATAGATGGGACAATAAAAACACAATAAGTGAAAGGCACAGACATAGGCTCGAGGTTAATCCTAAATACTTAGAGATTTTTGCTAAGAAGGGCTTAAATCTATCTGGATTTAACCCGGAAACCAAATTAGTTGAAATAATGGAGCTGGATCAACAAAAGCATCCGTTTTTTGTTGGAACACAAGCACATCCAGAATTCAAGAGCAGATTGTCAGACGCCGCTCCTCTTTTCAAAGGTTTTGTTTCGGCGGCCTTAGAAAACAAAAAAAAATTAACAAAAAAAAGTAAATAACTTTATGGAATTTAAAGACTTTTTACTTAGTGAAAATAAATCAGATTTTGCCGTTAAGGTTGGAGACATACTGTCTTCGCTACAAGATATCTACTCAGATATAGATATAATGAGTAAGAAAGATGTTTTTGTATATGTTATCAATATAGTTAATAAGATAAGACCATTACTTAAGAAAGATATAGGTCTAAACTATCTTAAAATTTTACAAAAAATAGCTACTGCATTAATGAAAGACTACGACGAAAAGAATGATCCAAAAGATAATATTTATAGCTCTATAAAAGAGCTAGAATCATTGCTTTCTTCTGTTGGTCTTCCTATTAATAAAATAAATATCACAAAAACACCCCAACAGATTTCTGAACCCGCTGGACAGACTGGTGAAAACCCTTCTGCTTGATGCTTAGCATGGAAAATTACATTAGCTTACTTAGCAATGTTTTGTCGTCTGGCACTGATAGACAAGATAGGACGGGCATAGGTAGTCGTTTTATTAATGGTGCCACCCTTAAGTGGAATCTATCCGATGGTTTCCCAATGGTCACGACAAGGAAGGTTTCTTTTAGGATTGCCTTTGAAGAAACCATGTTTTTTTTACGTGGAGAAACAGATACAAAGAAACTTGAAGATAAAAACATTAATATTTGGCGGGGAAACACAACCAGAGAATTTTTAGATAATCGTGGATTATCACATCTTCCTGAAGGTTCTATTGGGACTGGCTATTCTCATTCTTGGAGAAATTTTGGTGGAACTTTGGGCAACAGTGATGGTGTTGATCAAATAAGAGACTTAATTAATAACCTTAAGACTGATCCCAATGGAAGAAGGCATATTGTTACTGCTTGGAATCCAAGTCAAAATTCAGGCACACCTCTTCCTCCTTGCCACATAATGCATATGTATTCTGTTAGTGAAAATAAACTCAATAGTTGTTTCGTAATGAGAAGCAATGATTTGTATCTAGGACTTCCAACCAATATAATGGGATACGCTTTTTTAAACCTTGCTTTTAGTAAATTATTAAATTTACAACCGGGAGAACTTACCTACTTTGGTTGGGATGCACATTTATACAATAATCAATTAGAGGCGGTTCAACAGCAGATAACTAGAGTTCCAAGACAATTGCCATCTCTTGTGTTTAAAAAAGATTTTTCTACTCTTGAAGAGTTGTTAGAGTTAAATTACGAGGATTTAGAGTTAATTAATTATGACCCTCATCCTCCCCTTCCAAAGGTTGAAATGGCCGTATGATCAATTTAATTGCAGCCTATGACCCTAAAAGAGTCATGGGTAAACAAAATTCTTTGCCATGGAAAATTAAAGAAGACATGGCGTTCTTTAAGCAGATTACTACAAACAATATTGTAGTAATGGGGAGAAATACTTATGAGAGCATAGGCAAGCCTTTACCCAAGAGACTAAACATAGTTTTAACTAAAAATAAATTAGACGCAAATGTTTACTGTTTTCCTAATTTTGAAGAATCTATTAATTTCTGTAATAAAATAAATTTAAATAAAAAAATATTTGTTATTGGTGGATGTAAATTATATAAATATGTCTTAGATAAGAATTTAGTGGATAAGATGTATATTTCTAAGATAAGTAAAGAATATGACGGAGATGTTATGTTCCCAGATTTTCAAGAAGATAATTGGGATAAGAAATTATTTCAAAAATTCGATGAATTTGAATTATGGGTGTATTCTAAAAAACTAAACAATTTGTAAATTTTCTTCAAAATAAACTATGATAACTATATGAGGAAAATTTAATGTCTTATGATGAAGATGAAAAAGAAGAAATCATGGTCATAGAAGACTATGATCTTGTTCATGAGAAAATAAGAAATGCATCATATTGGCATTTTATATACACGAATAATAACCTGCCGTCGACTAGGGTTCAAGATCTCTTCTCCAGAAGAATAACTAAAAAATTTGCTCAAGAGCTTGATTGTTTGCTGCCAGCAAAAGAATCCGATTTGATAGTTAGAAACTATTTAATGAGTGATAAAAGCAATGAATATATTTTTTTAAAGGTAAGTGAATTTCCTTCTTTAATAAAAGATTTATCTATAAGAATATGTTCAAATGTTCTTGAGAAATTGAGCAAGTTTGATGTTGTTGATATAATTTGGGATCAAGAAGTAGAAAATTTTGCATTCCAAATAAATCCGCAGTATTTAGATCGTGATGTAGTTACCGCAAAACAGTTTTTGAGCTGTGTTTACAAATTAGCCAAGAAACACCTAAAACTAAAAGACCACTCAAGCAAAATAAAAAGAGGAAAAAAATGAGATATATTGATAATGGCGATGATGAATTTGATGATTTCTTAGAAGAAGGAGAATATAAAAATCTTATGTCTCAACAAAATGCATTAGAAGGTTTTCATCTTCATATAATGGAAAAAAATCTAAAGAATAAAATTCTCTATAAAAGTATGAAATGTTGTGAAGAATCATTTTTTTGGAACTTTTATAGTGTGGAAAAGAGATTGAGCTCTATAAAAAAGGTTTATGAAGAATTTATAAATTTACTTGAAATGAAAGATGAGTGAGGTGCCTTATTCCAATTTATGAGTTTATTTGCAAAAAATGTAAGAAAACATATGAAGCTCTGACTTCACACGACCCAGAAGGAAAATACTCTGGTGTCGAATGTGAACACTGTGGGTCTAAGAAAAAAGAAAAACTTCTTTCCTCTTATGGCGTCAGTTTTACTAACCCAAAGGAAAGTAGCAAGTGGGACAACTTTGAATATAGAGCTGGGTTTAATATGGATAGTGCAAAAAAAGAGCGCATGAATGCGGAGAAGCACTCCAGGGTCGGCAATTCAAAGGATATCTACGGAGAATATTAAAATGAATTGGTTAGATTATTTCAATAAATCCGAAAAGGAAAATAATTCGGAAATAGAGACTCTTAGATCTATTGACGACAAGATAGTAGATAGTTGGGCCGAAGAAAAGACCATAGGAGATCTTTTAAATTCTTTAGATCAAAATGAATTAAATTTATTTTATTCTTTAAAGATAATTGATACTGGTAAATATGGAGACAATCAATTAGATCTTTCTGTAGCAATACCAAATCAACAAAGAGAATGGTTCCATAAATTATTGGAAAATTTCTTTTTAAATTAATAAAACAAACGCAAGACAATGCGTCTTGTTTGTAGGACAACCTTCTTATTTTGTTAATATTTGAAGAGAATCATGCAAACATTAACCAGAGTTTTCTGGATGTCACACTGGAGTATTGAAAATGATAGTTGAGAATAAGTCTGCCAAAACAGACAAAAAAGATAATCAATTTGATTATCTTTTGACTGATAATTTTCAAGAATTTGCTCTTAAAATATCCGAAATACATTCTGAAAAGAAGAAAAAAAAGGAGCATTTAAAGCAAGTTTATGAAAATTTACAAAATGAAATGAAAGAATTAGAAAATAAAGCAAGACAGCTCAACGAGGAATTTGAGCAGTGGAAATCTTCGCAAGTAGGCGAAGGGAAGGGGGGTGATAAATAACCCTGTCGAAAGTTTTATTTAAAGACCAATAAAACCAAGGAGCATTAATTGTTCCTTGGTTTTTTCATTTTTATAATGTATAATGGAAAAAAAGGCTTATTTATGAAAAGATTAAAGAATCAAAGAGTTTATCTTGTTGGGGCAATGGATAGAGTTCCTGATAGAGGCACGACTTGGAGAGATGATATTACTCCTTTTTTAGAGGAGTTGGGAGTTGTTGTTTTTAATCCTATTAGTAAACCGGCATCAGTTGGTCTTGAGGATAATGACTCACACAAAATAAAAACCACACTAAAAAATAATCAGAGATATGATGAGCTGTCATCATTAATGAGAACCATCAGAAATATAGACCTAAGAATGGTAGATATATCAGATTTTTTAATAGTAAATCTTAATCTTGAGCATTATGCCTGCGGAACCTGGGAAGAGCTTTTTTTATGCAACCGTTCAAAAAAACCAATACTTATTCACATCGAACAAGGTAAACAAAACACACCAGACTGGCTTTTTGGAACATTGCCTCATCAATGGTTTTTTTCTAATTGGAATGAATTAAAAGATTATATATTACACATTAATAATGATGAAAATATAGATAATAAAAATAGATGGCAATTTTTTAATCTATAATATACTACAAATGATAATATCTTATTGCTCTCAAATAAAAAATAGATTTCACCAATTTGCTGAAACTTTTAACCATAATTTAGAACAAATTAAAAAACATGAGAATACAGAATGGATCATTGTAGATTGTAATTCTGATGATGGTGTTCGAGAGTTCATGCAGAAATTTATAGAGTCGGAAAATATTTCAAGGATTCACTATTATTTGACTTTAAATTATGATCAATATTCGATACCGGTGGCCAAGAATTTTTCTGCTAGATTGTCTTCTGGAGACTATATTTTTAATTTAGATGTAGATAACTTTATCGCAGATACCACTGAAGTTATTATGGAAAAAGTTGATGTAGGAATATACTGTAATGTTACTAATCAAGGTCTTTATGGTAGACTAGGATTCTCAAGAAGTGTGTTTGAGAAAGTGGGTGGTTATGACGAATCATTTTTTCCTGCTGGTAAACACGATACAGACATCAGATTAAGATGTGAATTACTTGGATATAATTTCGAAAATGTTGTTTGTAATAAACCGGCACTTTTGAACTCAAAGGAAGATACAATAAAAAATATGAATTCTGAATTAAGTTGGAAAAAAATGAATTTTGAAAATACATGCAAGATGCATGGCAATCTCACCAGAAATATTTATTGTCCGAACAAAAAGTTCACTACATGTGAATTAATAAAAAATTTCAAACACAATGTGTCGCTAGAGGAGCACAAATTTTATGCTAATCCTAAATGAGCCCAGGAAGGGCAGTGTTCCACTATCTTGGGATGATATATGTTGATGCTAAATGAGGCTAGATTAAACAAGCTCTCTAACCAAGAAATAGAATTATTTGTCCAGAATTATGGTATTGAACTTCCTGAGCTTCCCCCAAGCATAACCCAGAATACGGCATCTATAAAAAAGACAACTGGGGCTAATAATTATACAAGTTTAGCTAATTATTGGCATCCAAATCCAAATACACGAACTGGTTTTCCGTATATAAGAAAAGATGGAATAATAAATAAAAATTCATTTGAAACTTCTGATAGATCATTTTTTTATAAATTTATAAAATCTGTTATTGTTTCTACTTTGATTTATCGTGTCTCAAAATCAGAAGAGTATGGTTTAAAAGCGGTGGAGTATATCAGGCATTTTTTCTTAATAGAAAATTCAAGGATGAACCCAGACCTAACGTACAGTGGCATAGTTATGGGAAATAATGAAAATCATTTAAAGATAAGAGGGGCAACAATAGATGTGGTTTCTCTACCGTATGTGGTAGACATGATAGAAGTTCTCAGGACCACCCCCAACTGGACAGATAATGATGAAGATGGAATGAAATTATGGTTCGGAGAACTCGCAAATTGGTTTCAAAATAGCCCCAGAGGCATTCTTCAGTCTGGTTATCACCACAACATAAAAACATCCTATATGCTACAACTTGCTTCATATCTATCTGCCGCAGGAAAAGAAGAAGAAGCAAGAAACTATCTAGAAGCTAATGTCAAGGAAGTTTTGAGTAAACAAATAGCTTCCGATGGACAACAACCATTAGAGATGGAAAGAACTTTAAAGATGCACTATTGTAACTTTAATCTCACACTTCTCTGTAATTTGGCCAAGGTTTGCTCTAGCTTAGGAATAGACATATGGAATTATGTTGATGATCAAAAATGTGGTAGTATAAGAAAAGCTATGACTTATATGGCCACAATGTATCTAAACCCAGATCAATGGACATTTACTGATGAAGCAAATAATAAGCCGGTCAATTCAGCCTCCACCAGAAGTTGGTTAGTTGATGGAGTTTCTGTTTATGATGATCAAATTTTATGTGACGTTTATGATAAAGTTAAAATATATGAATTTGGAAATGTTTCTGTGCAAGCATTTGTTGTACCAACGGCCAATGACCTAAGATAAAAATATTCTCATAATTCTTAAAGGGACTGAATCTTCTGGTCAAAAAATATTTTGGCGAGAACTCTAATTAGAATGAGATATTGCCCTGGATAATTCAGTTAGGATAACGTCCTCAGATTCTGTTAATATTTTATTACTATTTAATGTATTTGAGGTATTAGTTGGTGTCTTTGTTAATGTTGGTGTCTTTGTTAATGTTGGTGTCTTTGTTAGTGTCTTTGTTAATGTTGGCGTCTTTGTTAGTGTCTTTGTTAATGTTGGCGTCTTTGTTGGTGTCTTTGTTAAAGTGTGAGTCGGAGTCCCAGTCACTGTAGGTGTGCATGTTGCCGTTCTGGTTATTGTGGGTGTCTTTGTTTTTGTTGGAGTATTAGTTAAAGTTTTGGTTAGTGTTAGTGTTGGAGTATTTGAATTTGTGGCCGTTTGAGTATTGGTTAATGTAGGAGTTTTTGTTAATGTAGGAGTTTTTGTTAATGTAGGAGCTGGAGTTTTGGTTATTGTGGGTGTGCATGTTGACGTTCTGGTTATTGTCGGAGTCTTTGTTTTTGTTGGAGTATTAGTTAAAGTTTTGGTTATAGTTCTAGTTAGCGTTGGAGTTCTAGTTAGCGTTGGAGTTCTAGTTAGCGTTGGAGTATTTGAATTTGTAGCTGTTTGAGTATTGGTTAATGTAGGAGTTCTTGTTAAAGTTGGTGTTTTTGTTAGTGTAGGAGTTTTTGTTAGTGTAGGAGTTTGCGTGGGTGTTCGAGTATATGTCTTTGTTAGAGTAGGTGTTCTGGTATTTGTTGGAGTAACACTTTTTGTTGGAGTTGGAGTTCTTGTTACACAAACACTAGAACCATCGCCGCTACTGCTGGCACAAATTGGATTTGGAACGATGTTGCTTTGAGTGGAATATTCCCAATAACCAGCAACACTAGATTTGTAGAATGCGGCCTTATACCACTCATCTTCAGATGGAATATAATACATAGAATTCGGATTTTTATCTATTTCGAAAAATATTTCTGATCCGTTTAAATTATATGCCCCCGACTCAGTCTCTGTTGTCGATGGATGTGATACGCTATTATGAAGCCAATTAGCCATCCTAGCAGCACTCAACCAGCTAACAAAATTAACTGGTTTGTTGCCCATTTTTGGTTTTACTAAATATGTGTATCTTCCTGATACACCAGATATTTGTATTCCTCCTGCTGGATCTTCGGACATTGAATAGTTGTATAAATTATATGGATCCGATTTTGCTACAATATTAAGAAACGCACAATATTCAGTGTTTGTCACAGGGTATTTTTGTATCAAGTAGTTGTATCCCACGCTTCCGAAGGAATACTCGCTATCTGGTAAGTTTCCAGGATTGCCTACTCTAATAAATTTACTATAATTTAAAGGATTTTCTATTGAAGATAATCTAAAGCCTATTGTTTTATCTTTGAAATTAAATTCGAATCTGTTTCCCTTCCATAAATCATTAGAAGAAAAAGATCCTCCACGTATAATTTTTTTACTATTACTTCCATCTGTTAATTCCCATACATTTCCATTCATGTCATAGGTGCCATATGCACTTGGTCCTCCATTAGTGCCAACAGAAGTTGGCCCTCCATCATTTCCCATTTCTCCCCAATAAGCATTTTTTTTATAATTTGCACTGTTGCCCGCAACTGATGTTGCAGTAGGAGTTGATGTTTTTGTTGGTGTTAACGTTTTTGTTTTTGTGGGTGTAGCAGTCAGGGTGGGAGTTGTTGTATTAGTAGATGTTAATGTTGGTGTTAATGTTGGTGTTTTTGTAAGTGTTGGTGTTGAGGTTGGAGCTATATATTCCAAAACCAGGGTTCCTATCCATCCCGCATCACAGGCGGATACTGCGTTCCACGAATCATTTTCCCACACATAATGATTATGGTTATAGCACTGACCTGAAGCATTATTTTTATTAAATTTGTCATACTGGGAGGAGCTCTGAGGTACATACCCAGACCCAGACTCTATGGATTTTATGTAAGCCAGGTTTCTCTGATCCCAAGCTAATGTGTATGGTGCACCATATCTCAATCCAATGCTTATGGCATCATTTATTATTGTAATTGTTGGGTCTTTTGCGTATTTTTCTAGTTCTTCGTTTGGCATAAAAATATATAGTTAAAATGTTTTAGTTAATTATAGATGTCATCTGCCAACACAATTTTCAATGTAAAGGTTATAGTTGCACAACATCCACGCCAGAGTTTCCGTTTGCTATGTATATTTTATTTGAAACAGCATCTTCCACAAAAGAGCTGCACCCGCCGGATAAGTTTTCAATTGATGCAAATGTTTGATTTTTTGTGTTCATTGTAAATAAAGCAGACGACTTGTACGAATCTGCTAGATAAATCTTATTTTTTAAAGAATTTATGCTAAAGTTTATTACATTTATTTGTTCCGAGTTTTGATTATATGGAATTGTTATTCTATAATCTAATATTGAATTGGTATTTGTATTTAATAGTAAAAATTCATTAAAACCCAAATCTTTAGTTGGAATGTATATTAAGTTAGAAGATAAGTCTATTTCCATCGACTCTGATTTTCCCCCCTTGGGAAGATAAACAGTACTCTCTAGAGTCATATATCGTAAGTCAATGACCAATATAGATTCACTGCTGGCATCTAATACATATGCTTTATTATTATTCTTGTTGATTAATAATTTAACGAATCGGTCTATTGAGTATTCACTCAATATTATTGAGTTGACCACTTCTCCATTTCTTATTTTTTTCAATGAATTTTCTTTACGGCTAGTCGCCAATACATAAATTGATCCATCGTTTATTTGAATATCCATTGGATAAACATTTATATTTGTTATTTTTTCGATATCCCCATTAGATTTTGATAATTGTATAATTTGATTATTTGCAGTATCAGAGACATATAAGCTGTTGGCATCTCCTACCATTTTCCATATGTTTGCTGGTGATGTTATATTATAATTAGAAACTATTTGATTATTTATTGTGTTTACAACTTTGATACTAAATCCAGTCGAAGCATATAATCTATTTTTATTTTTATCGAAAACTAAATTCTTCACTCCTGGTATGTTTATTCTTGGTTTTGTAGGCGTAGCTGTGGGCGTCGGAGTCATTGTCGGAGTAGGAGTGATTGTTGGTTTTGGTGACACAAAAACAGTCACCTCATCACTCGCCAGAACTGTTAATCCAGTAGAATATGAACCAGAGGTTAATATTACTCTATATTTGTGTCTGTTCATTGCCAATGAAGCAACAAAACTTATTATGTTTGAATCTACTCCCACATTTTTCCAAACATCTGGTTCTGTGGATTTTTGCCATTGATATGAGATTGCTGCCCCCGATTCTGTTATTGCCTGAACAACAAAACCTGTCTGTTTCTCATCTATTGCGTGCAAGTCTTTTGGCTGTAAAATAATCGTTATTGAATCCATACTTTTATATATTATAAAAAATAAAATAATATCCCCGTTGTTGACTTTTTGTGAAAATTGGGTTAAAATAATTAATTGATTTTAAAAAAAATAACTCATCTTTTGTTTCAAAATGAGCGATAAAATAGTCGAAATTGTTGGATTTGAACATTTACACCTTCACACCGATTATAGTCTCCTTGATGGTTTTCAAACTGTAGAAGAGGCTGGAAATCGTGCCATTGAAATCAATCAAAAGTTTCTAACGGTATCTGACCACGGTATGCTGGGAGCAGTCCCAAGACAAATCAAAATATGTGATAAAATATGTGATAAATACAAAGATAAAAATAAGTTGAGTCCCATATTCGCCAGCGAACTATATATCAATTCACTACAACCAGAGAGTTCTGGTTTGGAGGATATGCAAAATTTCACCAAAGACCTATCCCCAGATGAAATCGATACTCTAAAAGCCAGTCCTCACCTATTAGCAATAGCTTACAGCCTAGAGGGTTATAAGAATCTTGTAAGATTAACTAGCTGGGGTTGGACCAAGGGCTTCTACAGAAAACCTCGGGTTAATTATGAACAGCTCAAGAAGCACAAAGAAGGCTTAATATTTACAAGCTGCTGCTACAATAGCGAAATTGGAAGAGCCTTTGATAAAGGTGGAGAAGAATCTGGCTTTCAAATGCTTGAAAAGCATCTAGAAATGTTTGGTAAAGATCATTTCTATTTGGAGCTCATGCTTTTAGATTTTAAAAAGCAGTTTGCATATGATGCTTTTATTGTAAAATGTCATGAAAAATATAAGATTCCTTTGATAGTATCTTGCGATGTTCATTATTGTAATAAAGAAGATAGTCACTATCAACGCTTGATGTTGATGATCCAAACTAATAGAACATTAAAGCAGATAGAAGAAGCAAAACAAAAAGATAGTATGGCAGACTTCTTCGAGCTTCAAGATGAAAATCTATGGATGAAAAGTGAAGAAGAGCTTAATGAGAAATGGCTAAAGGACTATAGTGAAATTATTCCTTATGAATTATTCCAAGAAGCTAAAAAAAATACAGTCAGAATATGCGAGAAGGCAAAAGGGGTTACATTTGATAGAAGCCTTAAACTTCCTGTAATAGAAGATGGTGATGAAAAATTAAAAGAACTAACCATAAGAGGTTTCAATGATAGAAACCTCCCTAAAACAAAAGTCTATTTAGACAGATTAAAAGAAGAAATTTCTCTAATCAAAAGAAAAGGTTTCAGTAGCTATTTCCTCATTCAGAAGATGATGACAGACGAAGCCAGAAGAATATGCCCTCAATTACTTGGTTGGGGAGATGGAAGTGAAGCCGTTGGTCCCGGCCGTGGAAGCGCTTGTGGTTCTCTTCTCTGCTATTGCTTGGGCATAACAGACGTGGATCCAATCAAAGAAGATCTTTTATTCTCCAGATTTTTAAGTGAATCTCGAGGAGGAAGAAGTATGATTTTAGAGTTTAAAGATATCGATCCTATTTAATAAAGGTTTTATTATGTTCTATGAACTTGCTGTTGCTTTTGGTGTAGAATATGCCTTGCTTGTCAACAGTCTACCAAAAGATTTGATCATAACGGTAGAATACAAAAAAAATAACACCCCTGTTTGACCAAGGGTGTTATTTTTATATTTTTATATTGAAGATTTAGCGATTGTATTTACCAAATTTTCCAAAATAGTCTTCATCTTCATCTGACTCTTCTTCATCTCCGCCATAATCTTCATCTGAGTCTTCATAGCTATCTGAATCTTCATCCTCATCTTCTGATTCTTCGTCTTCTGATTCACCTTCCTCAGAATCTTCATAATCTTCCTCTGAATCATCGGACTCTTCTGAATCCGAATCTTCTGAGTCATCATAATTATCTGAATCTTCGTAATCATCTGAGTCATCTTCTTCTTCGGAGTCTTCTGAGTCATCACTGATATACTCTTCTCCATCCTCTGAATCTTCCGAATCCTCTGAATCATCACTATATTCTTCATCATCGCCCTCCATCTCGTCAGAAGCATCTTCTGAATCGACTTCATCTTCTGATTCTGGTTCACCGTCGTATAGTTTTTCGAAACCAATAGGGCCAGCAACACTTTCATAGAGGTTTTTGTCTTTAAGCATTTCAACGAGAACCGCCTCTGATAGTTTGGATCTCTTTATTTCTCTTACAACGTTCTCAATAAGTTTTGGATTATTTTTCATTGCAGATACTGCAACTGCAAGTAGATCCTGGACACTTTTAATCTTGCTATAATCTATTTCGACATTTTTTTCTTCATGAATATTTTTTGCAAATTCAGATAAGGACATTCCTTTTGTTTTATGTATCCACTCCGATACCTTTGATACTTGGCTTGTTGGCCCAACTTTTGTTGGTTTGCTTGGTTTTGGAAGATTTGGGCCATCTTCTTTTTCTTTGTGCCATTCTGGCGACTTATTTTGTAGAGGTTCTGTTTTTGGTTCATAGACTAATTTTTTGTTTCCATGATGTCCAAGAGCATTCTTGTTTTTCTTTGCCTTTATTTTTTTACTGGTCATCTTTGGTGGATTTTCTTCCACTTTACCCTTTTCATTTAAATACTCATTAAACTTTTTGAATGCCATGATCATCTCCCTTTTCTAAGTTGCATTAAAATCCACATTATGATATAAATTAGTGGTCCTATCCCAAAAAATAAAAAAGAAGCAACAAATCCAATACGTATCCAATTTGGATTTATATCTGTTTTGTCACCCAAGTCAGCACAGACTCCCAGTAGGACTGATTTGTTCTTTTTCATATAATTTATTTATGCACAACTAGTTATATTATTCTTGGAAAAACGTCAAAAACACATCTCTTTGTATCTAATATGTTTTCTTTCCAAGTAAACGGTTGCGTTATCATACAAGTAGTCACCTGCTTTTTTAGCCTGCCGCCTTCCTCCTATTGAAAAACTATAGTTGTTTTTGTCATCTTTGTGTCTTTTTTGAAGTTTTGCTTGCTTGCCCAATATTTCTTGACATTTGAGTAAAAACTCTTTTGTCCCACACAGGGCGAAGGCATAGAAATTATTGTTTTTTTTAAATGATCCATCGCCATCAAAATATCCTCGCATGAAATGATTTTGTAATTCTTTTGGCACAATTGATTCATCTGGAAACTTTAATATCAATGTCTTTTTTTCAAAAGCGCCTTTAGCCACTAAATTATCGAATAATTGATCTGAACTCATTAGTAGTCGGCAATACTCTATTTCTACTCCTCCAAAAGACTTGGATTTATATATATTTATTGGATATGTAGAATTAATATGTTTTTTGAATGTTTCTAAATGATTGATATCTTTTGTGCTTAAGGCTATTCCAAGTTTTTTTTCTGTTTTTGTTTTTTTACTAACGTATCCATCGGCATAAATAAAACCCAACCAATATGCTTTATATTCATTGTCTATTTTGTTAAAAAAATCATGATCAACATCATACCTCCTAGAATTTATTTTGTTGCTACGAGTAAGCCCTCTTTTTTTAAGGTTATTTGTCAGCTTGCCAATTCCTATTCCTGTTATTTCAATTACCTTTATCGATGACAAACCAGATTTATATAAATTTATTGATTTTTCTAACAAGGGATCGTATTTAACTATTTTCTTTTTTGATATTTTTAATCTTTTTATTTCTTGTCTAAGTGTATGTTTTGAAACTTTTGTCAATTTGTTAACTTCATTTAAACTTTTACCATTTTCATAAAGATTTAACGCTTCTTCTAAACTTTCTTTTGTATAACTTTTACGTGCTGCTTCCTTGGCGCTTCTTGTTAAACCCAATTTTCTAAGTTGGTATTGTAGTCCTTGAAAAGAAGCCCCAGTCGCCGCTGCCGATTTTTCTATTGTCTTTCCTTCTTTATAGATAATAATTGCTTTTTGTATTGATTCTTTCATATGTGTCCTTGTTTTTATTAAATAATCTATGTATAATATAGTTTAAATAAAAATATTTTATGAAATCAAATATATTTAAAATTTGTGAAGAAAAATTAAAAGAAAAAGGATTATTTGAGGATAAAAGATATCAAAAAAGATTGAGCTGGGAACTCAAAGAAATAGAAGTTCAAGATAAAGAAAATTATTTTTTAGATCTATCAGTAAGAAAAGTAACATATCCTGAAAATCAAAATAATCTTTTGGTTCCATATCTTTTGGATATAGTTAAAGATTTCGACATAGATCGAGATCCTGAATTTTTCTATGGTGACCTACCAGATTGTGATGTAGACTACATTCCTGTAGTGCGTGAATTTTTAAAGAACGAATGGGCTTCCAAAACATTTGGCGAGCAATATGTTTGTAATATTGGTAATTATACAACATATGGTATTAAATCATCATTGATAGATATGGCTAGAGTTCATGATAAAGATAGAGGAGAATTACTTGCTTTAACCACTAAACTTCAAACCAAGGATGATGAAGGCAAAGCTTTGACTTGGGAGTCGGCAATGAAAGTTGATCCTGGTCTTAAAAAATATTGTGATGATAATCCTGATGTTGCAAAAGCCGCACAGAAGTTAATTGATCGAAATAGAGGCATGGGAGTTCACGCCGGTGGACTTATAATCAGTAGCATACCATTAACCGATCTTGTTCCTCTTGTTAAAAGGAAAGATGATCCTCAAGCAAGTGCTTGGGTAGAAGGTCTTCACGGTCAAGACCTACAGCCGGTGGGTCTTGTTAAATTCGATTTGTTGGTTATTAGCAATCTTTTACAAATAGCTCACTGTTGCAGGCTTGTGCATGAGCGACATGGTGTAGAAAAAATATGTGCTCTTCATGGCAAATCAAATTGGACCGATGTGGACTGCTATAGGAATGATGAAAAAGCATTGATAATGGCAGATGAAGGAGATCTTAAATGTATCTTTCAGTTTGATTCAGATGGAATTAGAAATCTTGCTAGATCTGGTGGTGTTACAAGATTTGAGGATTTGGTCGCATACTCGGCTTTATACAGGCCTGGTCCGTTAAATATGAAGATGCACGAGAGATATATTGAGAGAAAAAGAGGCCGAGAGGAATATGAGCTTCATCCCATATTAGATTCTATTTTAGAGAAAACTTATGGAGTTATTGTTTACCAAGAACAAGTAATGAAGATTCTCAATGTGGTTGGTGATATTCCAATGCGAGATGTCGAGACTGTCCGAAAAGCCATAAGTAAGAAAAAAGTAGAACAATTCATAAAATACAAAGAAATATTTATAAAGAATGGAAGTAAAAACCTTGATCAGACAGAAGAAGAATTAGAAAATTTGTGGAATCTTATAGAATCTTTCGCTGAGTACGGCTTCAATGCTAGTCATGCCACCGCCTACACCCACGTTAGTTCTCGTCTTCTTTATTTAAAATCACACTATCCACAAGAGTTTTATACTGCTATTTTGATGTGTGAAGACAATACCGATAAAATCAAAGAGTATAGAAAAGAAATAATAAAGCACAATATAAAGATCAATAAGATTGATGTAAATAAATCTAAAGCAAATTTTAGCCTTGTTGATGATGAGATATATTTTGGATTTTCTAATGTAAAAGGTATAGGAATAAATGTTGCTGAGCAGATAGTTGAAAAGCAACCTTATATCAATTTTGAAGATTTTATAGATAGATTCGGTACAGATTCTAGTGTCTTGAAACCTCTGGTGGCAACCGGTTGTTTCAAGGACTCTGATCCTGTTACGCTTTTTAAGTTTGCCGAGTCTTATAAAGATTACATAAAAAAGAAAATTGATAGAAAGAAAAGACATCAGGCCTCTAGCAAAAAGAATAAAGAAGTATTAATGGATTTGATAGAAAAGGCCGAGAATTCCGACGAGACTGTCGCTCGTCTCTCTAAAGGTGAAATTAGTCAAATAGATTCTAAAGATCTTAAAAAAGTAAGTAATTGCGAAATATGGAAAGAAAGATATAAGGGTTTAAAAATAGATGACAAAGATTTGTGGAAAGAAGTTTGCAAGCTAATAAACAAGATGACCAAGGCCACAGAAAAATTTAAGCTTAAAGATAATCAAGATAAGCCAAAATTAGAGTCCTTTGACTCATCCCTAATAAGCATAGATAAAAAACTAGAAAAAGAACTTCTTGAATCTCTTCCCGAATGTGAGAAAAGGTATTATGGATTTTCTTGGCAATCAAAAATCCAGGCAAGCCCTGATTATAAAGGCGGATATACCTTTGACTCCTTCACAGAGGGTGTTAATGAAATTTTGCCTGTAGAAGTCGAAATCATGGCCGTTAATAAAAGAAAAGGCAAAAGGGCAGAATATTATCAGGTAAAAGCCGAGGATGAAAATGGCGATGAAGGAATCATTAATGTTTGGAAAGATGATTATAATTCTTTTCAAAAAGAGATAGTTGTTGGTAATTTTGTAAGATTGAGATTGAATGCGCCATCGAATGGTTTTAAAACGTACACACTCTCTTCAATTGGACCAAGGAATTTTTATAAAAAGAAGCAAGTTGAAAGAGAAGATGACTACAGACTTGTCTTGTTAAGAAAATCTGATGGGATATTGGACGAAGTTACCATTGAACAAGAAAAGGAAATAGAAAAATGTCAGACGAACTCGTAATTGATGAAACAAATTTTTTTCAATATTTTAAAGAAATTAAAAATAGTAAACCTGAGAAAAATGATATATTAGCAAGATATAGATCCAAGGCTCTTCTTGTTGATGGTTTAATGAAAAGAGATTTAATGAATTTACTAATGCATAACGACTCAAGGTCAGCATTAAAAGTAATGCAGAAGTTGGGAGGAGCGGTAGAAGAGGATGCCATTAGAGTTTTAAAAGACATATCTACTGATTTATTGAACGGGCTCAGCCCAGAGGAAGTTGAGAAGAAAGAATATGAGTATATTTATGAAGCATTTTATTTTACCAAGCCCGAGTACTTCCCTGAAAACGATCCCCACTGGACAGCAATCTCAATTAAAAACAATTTTTTAGAAAAAAAAGAAGATTCGAATACTATATAAGTTATTATGATAGACGACCAATTCGACAAATGGACACAGCAGTGGGACAAAGCTTTAGCAGACGGAGTTTTCGGCTCTAAAGACACCCCCAAGCCAGAGGCTAAAGACAAAGGTGCTGCAAATTTCTTTGGCCAAACTAATATAAGCGACTCCGACGCCGAAGCGGAACTAGAGTCCAGTGATGTTGATTATTGGAACAATGTTGTCAATTACTCTGAGTCTGAATCTCTCTTGACAGAAGAGAAAAAAGAATCAGCTCCTGAGGTAGTTGATATGTTTAAGAGTTTAAAGAATCCCGAGCTTTCTACTGTAAAAAGCTCTGATCCCGTCGAAGATATGGCTGATCTGATTGAAAAGACCAAGAAAATGAATAAATCCCAGAATCCAGTAGATTATATGAGTACTGGCAAGGATTCAAAACTTAAGGTCACTAACGGCTGGAGCAGTGGAGAGGAATTAGAGAGTCTTATTGAGCTTAAGAAGAAGTTACATGAACTTCAAGTTTCTTTGACTTCTAAGGAAACTTTGGATCAAAAAACCGATACGGCCTCCAAAGAGATAGAGAAGGTTCTATCTATGATAGATAAAGTCAGCGATTCTATGGGTAATCGCCGTTTCAAGAGCGAGCCATAATCCTCCCGGGTTTAGACTTCTATGCACTTCTTCCCGTGCGGCTCACTTAAAGAACCTTGGGTAGAAGATTTCTATATTAGTAGAGAAAAATTCTCTAACAAACAAAGAAAAGACCCAAAAGAAACTTTAGTTATAACTAATTTTTGTGAATTAGGCGTAGAAACTCTAAATTGCAATTATAGCATACCAAGAGTTTTAGAAAAATTTAAAGATTACTATAGTATAGTTTTTGGATGGAGCGGCGGCAGAAGATATTTCTACAAACATCTTGTTGATGAATTTTGGGAATTAGATAAACGCCATTATTGGCTCAAAGACTATAGTAACGCCTGCATTCATAATTCTAAAAACTTATCTAAGTTAGAAGATAAGATTTCTGATTACGGTTATTTTGTCTTTAAGGGAGCCAGCTTAGGTAATTTTTTAGTTTCAAAAAATTGTAAGGAATGTTTGACTCCTACTTTAGAATCAAGTAAGTGCGTTAAATGTGGTAACGATAGTTTTTGGTTTCCTTTTTTAAACAATATCGATAGAGAGAGGGTTATTCCAATACCATTTCCATCTATAGATCCAAAATTGAAATCGAGTATCCCGGAGAATAGTGTCGCAGTCTTCGCCAGGAACCGAAAAACCTACGGCAGAAATCTCCCAAGGGAATTTTATATCAATCTTAATAAACTTCTTAAATCCAAAGGTTTTTTTCCGATTTATCTTGGGGAGAATATTTCTTCTTTGAACATGGATGATTGTCTTGATTTTTCAAATAGTCCTGAAGCAAATGATTTAAACTTTACTTTATCTGTTTTGTCTTGTGTTAATTTTTCTATTCAATTTTGGACTGCCTCCACAAGATTATCTTCTATTGTAAAGACTCCTTTCTTATTAGTCGAATCCCCAGATCAAATAGCAGGAGCAGGACAAGAAGGATACAGGATTGCCGCAACGACAAATTGGAATAAAAAGAAAATATTAATTTCTCATTACTTAGATTTTTTGGAGAATCAAGAAACTTCTTTAGGTGCTGTATCTGAATCAATAGATGAAATGTTAAATGATAATTGGAGCCATAATATGTCTCTTGCAAAAAATAAAAGATTATTGTATTCTATGATAAATAAAAAGGGTTTATCTCAATGGTAATTGATTTTTTGAATAGAACTTCTGAAAAGATAGGCTTCAAAAGAGAAAAGTTCGATGATTCAAATGCCCCCACAGACTTAGATGATTTATTATTAGTCCCATTTTTTAATGATTTTAAATATTCTCATATATTATCTTCTTTCATTCTTAAAAACTATTTAAATAAATTCAAGAGCTCTAAGTATGTGATAGCCTGCTCATACCCAGGTTTTTCTCAACTCTTTCCTTATGTGGATGAATTTTGGACGTTATCTGATTTTGCTAATTTTAAAAAACTCTATGAAAGCTCAGATGAGTTTCATAATAAATCTACTAATTTCAATAATATTCTAAGGAATCTAAATGAGAATTTTAGAAATGTATTAGATTCTCAAATATTTAATCAATTTTATAATAACGGTTTTACAAATGATTATTATAAAAGCTTTGGTAAAAATTTTAATGTATTTTATCCCATGGTGCCCAGCTCGGCAGTATTGGGAAAAGATTTCTTAAAAATTATAAATCAGTCTTCTGGTTATAAAATTTTTATACATCCTGCAATTTATGTTGATTCTTGGAGGAACGGCAGGTGTTATAAGGCAAGCGTTAATAAAGAATTTTATGTAGAATTGATAAAGTTTCTCAGAGAGAACAACTTCTTTCCAGTTGTATGGAATCATAATCTTTCTTTTAATTTAACCGAAGATCTTAAAAATGGTGAAGACTGCTTGTTTTTAAATGAATATGATATTTTTAAAGTTTTATCTGCCATTAGGACAACCGGTTGTGTTCTAGACATATTTAATGGTATTTCAAGACTTGCAAAGGCGGCAAGAGTTCCATCTTTGGTAATAGAAGAAAGAAATAAATATTATTATACCAAAGAGTATGAATTAGATGACTTTACTAAAAACGATAAAATTCCCAACCTCTTTGTTTACACCTTTATGAGTTCTCTGATATCCGGTTCTAGGAGTTACTGGAAGAACGAAATGTTTTTATATATTAAAAACAGTCTTCTCAATCTTGTCCCATACTCGGATAGAGAATCATGGCCAACAACTGAAGAAATTGAAATTAGCGCTAATTACTCGGCTGTAAGAGAGTTTAAGAATAAAAGGCTTGGCACTCGTTTTGTGAAAATAAATTCGTTCGATTAACTATATTAGTTTTAACCCACAAGGAAAATTAAAATGAAGATAAATGTGATTCGTGATGAAGCCTACCACCACAGCCTCTCGCAGAGGGAAAAAGACGATGTCTTTAGGAAATGTTTGAGTATCTTTAAAAAAGGCGTCTCCGATAGCGGCGTTCTACAGGAATTAAAGATGCGGGAGTTTCATGAAACCCCAGGTCAGAAGAGAAGAAGAAAGAAAAAAGAAAGTGACGCATATCGCAGAAATCTAGAGAAAAAGAATAATGAGAGATTTCTATGATTTTCTCTTGACACAATTATATCTCCTGATATATTCTTGAAATCTATTGGGGGATAATTATGTTAAACAAAAATCAAATAGATCAAATTTGTTTGAAGAGTGGCGGATCTAGGAGATGTAGGTATTTGTCTTCTGACACAAAGGAAGATGTGTATTTTTGTTTAAAAAACACTTCCAAAAAAATTATAATAGATAATCAAGTAAAAGAGTTTGCTAACTATTGTAACAAAAAAGATAAAGATTTAAATTCTTTTGATTTGCCTTTGGGCGACAACTGCGGTGGTATTAGTTTTTCAAGGAAGTTTTAAATTACTTTTTTGCTTTTTTTAGCAAGCTTAATACTTTTTCACCTTTATTTTTTTCCATTGCTGCGTCGACAACAGACTCCTGTAGATTTTCATCTTGGCTTTCCATTATTTTCTCAGCCAGAAGTTTCATGGTGTCTTCGTTATCTCTATTTTTGAAATAAAACATGCACACTAAAGCAATGCAACTAAATACTAAAAAAAGAGATCCATCTCCCTGTAAGACTTGTATTCCTGTGTTCTCATTTCTTGATATCGCCATGTTTAAGTTTAGGAGGCCATTTTGCACTTCTTTTAACTTGCTGTTTAAAATTTCTGCATCTTGTTTAAGCTTGCCAAGCTCCAACATCATTCCGTTTTGATTGTTGTTAATATCGTTTATTTTTCCATTGCTATTATTTATTCTGGATTTTGGATTAAAGTTAGCACAACCGGAAAAAAGGACTAGGACCATTAAAATAGACGTTAATGTTTTCATTTTGTTACCTCTAATGTATATAGGGAAAGTATGAAAGAATCTATTGTAGATTTTGGTGAAGAGTATGATGATTACGATTATGAATCACCTATTGAATTTGAAGCAAATCAAGCCTGTGATGTCTTAGAAAGCCATGACATAAGGACTTCTAGTGATTTCTTACTAGACGCTAATTATCTTGCAGCACATTATATTTATAAATTTTTTAGTGATAAAAAAACCAAATGCGGCAAACACATCAGCCCAAATCTCCTGAGCTGTGAAAAAAGGATTTCTATTGTTTTAAATACAAATATAATAGATTCTGTAAAAAGAATTTATTTAACACTAAACAACTATATTAAGATCACGGAAGAAGACTTATCTTTTGCGAAAAAGACAGGCGATGTGACCCAGGAAATCAAACTTGTCAACGAGACTCTTAAAAGCTTATATGAGTTTGGTATCCCGCAGCAATTTGCCGGAGGCATGATTATTCTTTATTTGGAATTTTGCGAGGGAATAGATTTTGGAATATGATTGCTTATTTTTAGGAATGAGATTTTTAGAATTAGAAATACCTAAAGAAAAAAGATTTCTTTTAAAATATTTTACCACAAGTATTCAAAATACTTTTATTAAATATTTGATATTTTTTGGGGATTCTGAGAATTTTTGCGATCACACGGGATTCAGGTGCCAAAAAAGGTGGTTAAATGATCTTACCGAAAGGTATAATGATTTAATTTATCTTTATGACAAGGCAAAAAAAGATATGGATTTAGAACTTTTAACAAAATTGGATAGTGGAAAATTAGCCCTTGACAAGAAACAATGTAGATATATAATTAAGTAAAGTTATATATATAATATGGCCTGCAACAATAACAACAATTACGAGTTTTTAATTAAAAGGAATGACACAAGTCCTTCCTTGAGATACAAGATATTTGACTGCGATTCCAGCCCTATAGACCTAACAGAGGACTATACAATAGAGGCTAGCATGTGGTCTAACGCCAAACTAAAAAAAGATTTAGATACAGTTAATCAAGAAATACTATTTGCAAACAATATTGGATTTGAAACTGTCTCGGTCGGCACTAATCTTCTTCTCAAAACATCTAACTCTTATGAGACTTTGGTTGTAACTGCTGTTGATAGTTACAACAATATGATAACTGTAGATAGGGCTCAACTCGGTACAGAGGCATTAAATTGGAAAAAGGGTACAGTTATAAAGATAATAAAGTTTATCAATTCTCCTGCGACCAAAGAGCTTGTGAATTCAACAAGTTTGAATATGCAAGGGGAAGAAGAAACCTCTCTCTCAGAGAGTTACTTGGTTTATAATTGGCTAGATTCCGACACCTCGCTACCAGGGGATTATTTATTTGAATTTAAGGTTACTAAAACAAACACAGACACACAGGGCGTTGAGTGGACCCGAAAATATCCAGCAGAAAAAGAAGGTATATCTGTGAAAATACTAGATGGGAATTTAGAGGTCTAGTTCAGGATGAACAAATTTTACAACAACAATAACAGGTATTTTACCAATCATGGTAATCAACCCAAGCATAAAATTAATAATTTTATAAAGGCTCCTTGTGTAAGAGTTATAAGTGAAGGTCAGCAGATTGGTATAATGAATACCGCCTCTGCTCAAAGACTAGCGCAAGATAAGAAGCTTGATTTAGTGGAGCTGGTCCCGACCGCAAATCCACCAGTATGCCATATTATAAATTATGAAAAATATCTCTATGAACAAAAGATAAAAGAAAAAAGCTCAAAGAAGAATAAGAATGATTTAAAGGAGATCAGATTTAAATCTTGCATAGAGCAAAATGATCTTAATATAAAAATCAATCAGGCCAAATCTTTTCTTGAAGATAAAAAGAAACTTCAGATCACCGTTAGATTTAAAACATATAGAGATTTATCTCACAAAGATAAGGGATTTGAATTAATTAAAAAGTTTATCGATGAATTGAAAGATCTAGGCATAGTTGAAAAAGACCCCTTCATTTCTAGCAATCAAATTATTGCAAGAGTTGTTCCAAAAAATCAATAAAAATACTATATTATATTTGAAAGGCATTAAAATGAAAAATTTACTTGATAATAAACTGTTTTGGTTGGCATCTTTTCTGGCTTCTGCCCTACTTATATCGGCTGTATTCTCTAAACAGGTCTCCAACTTAATTGTTGAAAATCATTACGAGAATATTGCAGATATTGTAATAAAGAAGCTTCAGAAAGAATATTCACCATCACCTTATGGCCCAGGAATTGATCCAGATAAGATAGATATGGATAAAATCAAGAAGAACTAATTACTCTTTTTTCACCACAATCACGTCTTTATTTTTTGAAACAAGTTCTTCGTGTTCGTTAATATTGCTGTCTATCCAATCCGAGTATAGACTTATGCGGGTAAACGCAGATTCGTCTGTGTAGGCTCCATTAGCTTTTCCGTCTGTTGACATTAAAAAAGAATTTATCCCGGCTAATTCATTTCCAATAAATAAACCCCCACCAGAATCTCCTGGTGTGATCATGAATTCTAATGCCGTTTTTCCTGTGATACTTGGATCACAAACCATTACTCCCCTCTCTAGGCCGCTTATTTTATTGCTTCCGGCTCTCCTTCGATTATCTCCCTCTTGCGCTCCTGTATTAAAAGTTCCACGCATACCGAAGCCGGAGATAGTAGCTATTTTGCCAAGTTCGTCATCTTTTTTATATAATTTGGGATAAGAATTTAGTCCAAAATCCTTTTCAGAATAGCACAGAGCAATATCATATCTTGCGTGTACATCATCATTATATTCTTTGTGTTTTATTACTGTTAAGGGATAATGTTTACACGTTTTTTCTTCGCAATCTCCTATAATAATTTCCGACTTTTCTGTCCCATCTACAACATGAGCAGCGGTTAGTGCCCAATGCGACCCTATCAGCACGGAAGATGCGGATCTGTTGTATTCTTCTCCGTCAATTTTAAAACTTGATTTAATTTTTACTACAAAATAAAATTTTTCACCAAAATCAATATATTTTTCATCGGGGGTTGATGGGTCGATAGTGCCAGCCAGAGAAAAATTATGAATCAACAACAGAAATAAAAATATTAATTTTTTCATTTTATTAGGATTATATTAGCATAAAGTATATACTAAACATTTTCAGAAAATTTTAACTCAATTATGTTTATGGAAAAGATTTCTATAGAATATTTGGTGCCAGTTTTAGTTAAGATAGGAGATAACAAACACCTTTGCATGTTTAATTACGCAGATAGTAGTGTTTATTTTTTAGATCATGAATTATCTGACGATAAGAAAAAAGAAATACAAGATATTGCATTGAGGACTTTAGTCGGAGATAATTTAAAAGAATATAAATTTAATAATAATCCGCTAGTAAATGTTGGAAGTCTATTGTCTGACTTAAAAAATAATAAATTTGAAAGATATAGGAATTTTGAAGAAAACGAAGAAAGCAAGGAGGACGAATAATGCTAGAAGCAGAGAATCTTAAGTTTCAATTATCAGCGGGCCAAGATGAATCAAGACAGCCCTGTAGTTTTAAAATTATAAATTTTAAAACTATCACCAAATTGATAGACTCAAAAGATTTAGATGAAAAGGTTAAAAATCGTCTGAAAAAAATGGCCTCAAGTTATCCTCACCAAGCACTAGAGGGATTTATAAGAACTTTAGACAAGAACATCATGATAGCTCAAAAAGAAATTATAAAAGAAGAAAAGCAGAAACCTAAAGAAATAAAAGAATTGGAGTTCCCAGAGTGAAGGTTTTTTTAATAGTAAATGTGGCAAGACAAATTAACGGAGAATTTATCTTTGTTAAAGTTGAAAAAGCTTTTAAGGACATGTTAAAAGCTGAGACTTATTTTAATTCTCTTGCTAAAAATACAAAACAATTAATTCAAACTGCCCAGGGTTTTTCAGTTGAGTGTTCTTGTGAATATTCAATCTTTGACGTTGAAACAGAAGAATGAAAAGCCTATAATAGGTTTAAATCTAAACAAGGAAAATAATATGGCTAAACCATACAATCCCCTCGAAGGTGACCGTGCAGAACTTTCTATACCAATGCACAATAGCACCGAAGAACAAGTCAGCATCATAGTGGTCCATAAGGACAGGCCTGAGTATCTCAATATTTGTCTTCAGAGTATTGCTGTCACTAGTTTTAGTAATAATTATGAAATAATAGTTGTTGATAATGGAAGTGGAGAAGAGTCTCAGTCGTTTTTGGAAGATATTAAAAACGAGGTTAAACTCGTTAGACTTCCGAAGAATGAATTTTGGAGCAGTGCTGCAAATAAGGGTGCAAAAGCTGCTGATAAAAATTCAAAGTATTTTATTTTTATGCATTGTGATGTTGTCATACTCAATGCGGCATGGTTGGATCTTCTAATAAATGTCGCAGAAAATAATAAAGCCGGTCTTGTTGGCGTTGATTTTTCAAGCTATATGATGGGTGATCAAAAGGTAGAGTTTTTACAAGAGTATCTTTGTTTAATGACAAAAGAATGTTGGGAAAATTGTGGTCCTTGGAATGAAATGCTCCCACAGGTTGGTATGAGTTTCCTTATGACCCTCAAAACACAGAATAAGGGATACAACCCGCAGGTAATGAAGAATCCTATCTGCCACCATTACCAGATATTCAGTCTAGATATTAATGATTATGAAAGATTGACCGAAGATGCAATGACTACTCTTCCAAAGTTATTGAGTGATGTGCAATCTAGACCGATTTAACTTGGAACTTTTTCTTTAATAAACTCGATCCATTCCTTGTGATGGAATGTAACAACAGGATGTTTTGCATAGGTGGCTGCATAGGCCATAGCAAAAAGCTCTTCATCGTTTTGTTGTAAAGATTTATTATCTCTATTTTTGTTCTTAATTTTTTTGGCTAAAGGACTCCATTCTTTTTTGAGTTCTTTGGTCATCTTTTCTTCCCATATTCTGTGGGCTATTTCGTGCAATGTGACCCATTCTCTACCATAATTCCAAGGCGCTGATACTTCTATATTTTTGCCCTGGATTATTCCTACATGACCATGATCGTTGTCCAAGGTGTTGTCTGATGTGTATCTAAATTTAAATCCATCCAAAAGTTTTTGATGACCCCTAGGTAATTTACCTATAGTTTTTTTTATGCTTTTGCTATCTTCTTGCTCAAGGAATGTTTTAAAATTCATACAAATTATATATTACCTTGAATATATAAAATAAATGCCAGCCTCTCTTATACATGTATACGAATTCAAAAATAGTTTAAATGATACACTAGGTGGACCGCCAATCCGGGCAATCGGAGGAGCGATTACCGGTTCCAACTCCTATAGTTTTGGTCCCAACCAAGGGTTAATTCTTCAAAATGCATTGGCCTATAATAATAGCTATACAATAATAATAGACTTTAAATTTGATAGCCTTCCCGGCAATTGGCAAAGAATATTAGATACAAAAAATAGAACCTCAGATAGGGGATTATATGGTTACCAAGGTCACCTTCAATGGTTTCCTTATCTGAGCATAGATGATGGCCTTATAGTGGCAGGCAAAACATCAAGAGTTGTTATCACTAGAGACGGCCAAAGTAATGTAGTTAATACATATGTTGACAATAGCAGTAAATTTTCTTGGGTTGATACCATTGGTGAGGCTATAGCATTTAATAATACTCTTTTGTTTTTTATAGATGATCTTGAGGTTCCTAATGAGTGCGCTCCTGGTCACGTCTATAGAATAGAAGTTTATGATGGACCGCTAAGTCAAGAAGAACTCCCAGATATAAATCAAGGCGGCAGAAATAGTGTTAATTATGATAATACTGCTTTTTGGGGAGCAGGATATCCAGGGGAAGGAAATTTAACTACTGTCGGCACAAATGGAGGTCCAAGCACATACGGAACATATGATCAATCTGGCAATGTCTTCGAATGGACAGACACTCTTCCACACGACTTAATTAATACTACCGGTTTAAACAGCAAAGAAGATCATTATTTAATGGGTGGTTGTTCGATCACCGGCCGATTCTTTTCAGCATGGCCGGAAGGATACTTTATATCTAATCTGGGAAGTCAAAGTTATGGTAATGGCCGGGGCCCTTTTTTAGGATTTAGAATAGCTTCTATCACAAATCCTATAAATTATAGCAATTTTGTTTTGATAGGAAATATTAATAACCCGCCTAATTCCAATAGAATTGGTTCTGTTTCTTATAATTATAAAATACAAAAATATGAGCTTACCAATGATGAATATGTTCAATTTTTAAATTCAGTTGCAAAGACTGATAACTATGGATTGTATAGTTTTAACATGGGAGGCACTCCCGTAGGAGGCATATTAAGAACTGGAAGTTCTGGAAATTACTCATATTCTTCTAAGATTAATATGGGTAATAAACCTGTCAATTTTGTTGATTGGTTTTGCGCAGCAAGATTATGTAATTGGCTTCATAACGGAGGAGCATCGTCTAGTAGTACTGAGACCGGGGCTTATACATTAAATGGTGCCGTGACTGAAAGCGCAACCTTTTCAAGGAATCCAAATGCTCTTTATTTTATCCCCAGTGAAAATGAATGGTATAAGTCCGCTTATTATGATCCAAACAAGAATGGGATAGGTGGATATTGGTCGTACGCAACTCAAAGCGACACAGTCCCAGATTCTGTATGCGCAAATAATGTTGGCGATGGCATAGTTTGTATTGTTCCTGATCCAACTCCCACATTGACTCCCACTCTCGGAGTTACTCTCACTGCTACATTAACACTTACTCCAACTCCCACACTTACTCCTACACTCACCCCCACGCTTACAAAAACGCCAACTGTAACCCCAACATTAACATCAACAAATACTTTAACTCCAACTCTATCGTTGACTCCAACGCTCACTTCTACCCCAACACTAACTAGTACTTCTTGTAATTGGGATCCAACAGACCCAGGATGCGCAGGTTGCCAAGAGTGTAATCCTCCAATCATAATAGGTTCTGTTACAACTAACGGGGAATTACTAGGAAATGGCAGCTTAAACTATATTATAAATTTACTTAGAAATGACAATTGTTGTAATGGAATAGAATACAAAACGAACGAACCAGGATCACCAGGATGGATAACCTTATTAGATCATGTAGATTTAAATGATGGACCTCAACATGTAAACTCGGGATACAACAAATGGCCATCCACTGATTTTGCTTATAAATCTATATCTAATGTTACTACTATTGGCACAAATGGTGGACCAAGCGCCTATGGAACTTATGACATGAGTGGCAATGTTTGGAACATAATAGGAGATGGAATAACCATAAATTGGGCGACAAATAATACCCTGGGTTGTTCTGATAAATCTTGTGTGGTATGGAGGGGCGGATCTTGGATGAATGTAGATGGACTTTCATCCAATCGTCCAAAAGTGGTGGGAGCTGATGTTTTTCATGAATCTTTGGGATTCAGACTTTGTACTTTAAACGATGAATCTTCAAGCGGAATATATTTTGTAGATATAGAAGACTTGAATAATCAGTCTGATATGTCAATAGATGATAATGGAAATTCTGGATTTGGTTCTGTTTCCTACAAATATTCTATTGGAAAATATTCAATTACTAATCAACAATATTGCGCTTTTTTAAATAGTATTGCCAAAAAAGATGACTATGGATTGTATAAAGGCGACGATAACATATACAATGTAAATTGTGGAATAATCAGAGAAGGATCTTCTCCAAATTATACGTATTCCACAAAGAGTAGAATGTGCAATAAACCTGTTGTACTTATAGATTGGTACGATTGTGCTAGATTTTGTAATTGGCTTCACAATGGTATGCTTAATGGAAATCAAGATACTTCAACTACAGAGGATGGAGCATATACTCTCAATGGAATAGTTCCAAAATGTGGAATTGTAGAAAAGAATGCTAATGCTAAGTATTGGGTGCCAAGCGAAGATGAATGGTATAAAGCTGCTTATTATAAAGGCAAGGGTTTAAATTCTGGTTACTGGCAGTATGCAACCCAAAGTGATAACTTACCGAGTTTTGTATGCACCAACAGTCAACAGGATGGACTTCCTTACGCCTCTACTCAGAGAAGTGCAGATAATTTGTGTGTGTGCCTAGACCCAAATAGATGTGGTAATTGTAGAACTGGGTCTTTGAGTGAGTATATGAAAGTTGGGGCTAATAACGGCCCATATGGCGCCACAGAAATATGTTTTAGAGTTTTCTGTATAAAGCCTTGCATGTCAAATGAGTTTTGTATTCCCTTGCCCCCTCCTACTCCTACTCCAACTTTAACAAAAACCCCTACACTAACACCAACGCTTACGCTCACTCCAACTCTTACTCAAACTTTACCTCCGCCAACAGCAAGTTTGACCGCCACTATGACTCCCACGGTTACTACAAGCTTGGTGCCTCTTTCCCCTGTAGGTGAAATTGCAGGATACAGAGTAGAGCTTATATTTGATCCTTTTCACGGCGCAGGTCCCGGAGATATATCATGCCAAAGTAGTCACGGATGTAATGGCGCTAAGTTTAATTTAACAATAAATGGGGTGTTTATTAAGACAATGAGCACAAATAATGCAGGAGGACCAGAAGATCCCTTAGATGGCAGGTGCCCGATTGAAAAAAGCTTTTCTTCCATATATCCCTATCCAGATAAATCTAGCAATTCGTACGCTAGATACGACCACGCAACCATTCCTAGTAATGTTAAGCCGAAAAAAGGTGGAGCCGATCGCCCGCTCCCAGGCAAGGATGAATATACATTTAAGTTGACTTGTTATTATGGATTTGGCTGTCACAGTGGCATAAATTGGTTAAGAGTGGTGGACGATAAGGGAAAAGTAGTTTTAAGTTACTGTATGCCACTGGACGTTGTTACTGTGGCTAATGACAAGAGTTATGTGATTGATGCTTCTTAAAAACTAAAAAAGGAGAATATGAGTAGGCCCAAAAAATCTAAAAAATCCAAGAATAGAAAATCCCCAAATAATGGAACAATACAAAATCAGATACAAAATCAACCTAGAGAAATAAAACAGGCCAAACAACTTAAACCTAAAACTAAAAATCAGGCTGAGTTTATAAGAACAATATCAGAGAATACGGTTTCCATGGGTGTGGGTCCAGCAGGTTGTGGAAAAACATTAATAGCCGTAGCTTATGGAATAGAAAAACTTTTAATAGGAGAATATAAAAGTTTAATAATAACAAGACCAGTTGTTGAGGCGGGAGAAAATCTTGGATTTTTGCCTGGTGACTTTTCACAGAAACTCGACCCGTATCTACAACCAATTTATTATGAATTGTCAAAATACATAAGCAAACAAGAACTCCAAACTTTCATAAACAATGGGGTTAATCGTGTAGGCAAAAATGAAATAATTATAGCGCCATTGGCTTATATGAGAGGCATGAATTATCATAATAGTTATATGATATTAGATGAATGTCAGAATTGTACACATTCTCAAATAAAGCTATTTGTCACCAGAGTGGGTTTTAATAGCAAGGCTATTTTAGTTGGAGACGACAAACAGACAGATCTTTACGAAGGAGAATCTGGATTACCCTATTGGTACAATAAATTAACCGGAATAGAGAGCGTGGGCACCTTTAGATTCGATAACTCAGACATTATCAGGAATCCTGTAATTTCCAGAATTTTGGCAAAAATAGGTGAATGATGAATAATAGATAGTTCTATGGATGATTATTTAAGAGTAGAATTATCTAAAAACATATTCTGGGATCAGGCATATCCTGCAAATACTGAGCACAAGTTCATTTGGAACACTGGCTCTGTGTCCTCTTATTGGTATGAGGTTAAAGGTTGCTGTAAAGATTTATCAACAAACAATACCGATGTTTGCCCTCCCATAAACCCAAACTCAGAATGTCAAAATAAGAGTCAGTATTTTCAAATAATACTAGCTAATAGCGTAGAAGAGCTTTGCCAAGAATTAAATGATACTGGCTGGAATTGGAAGCTCTGTAGTGTTAAAAAATGGTCACGCCCAGCTATAAGTAATTCTAGCACCAATGATATCTGTAATATATTAGAAGTTGTTGATTTTAAAAAGATAACTGAATGTGTGGCATTGAGTACAGAGTACTCCGAGTCGGTCAGAATCAAGGTTGCCACCACCGTTAGTTTTAGGAAAAATTCTCTCGCAACCACCACCCAGTCTCCCTCAATACAATCTTATGACGAATATTTTCCTAAACCTGAAAACAAAGTAAGAATACTTTTAACAGGTCAACGTTTTGCTGTCATAGGAAATGGAAAAATAAGTTTTTCTGGGGATAGTAAAAAATTGCCCTATAGGATTCCTTATTATGGAAGTGGATTCGTATCATTTAGCTCTTACTCCATAGTTTACACAAATGCATACAGATACGTAGCAGAATTAAATTATGGTTCATTTAGCGAAGATGAATACAATGAATCTTACGATATTAGTAGGTATATAAAATTTTCTGGCTATGCTGGATTAGTCTCTTCTAGTTGGGAATATACTCCTGTAAAAAAGGCCATAAGATTCAGAGGAGAAGCAGAATATCCAATATATAAAGATTATTTTCCTGAAGGATTTATATATTTTAATGGAAAGTCCAAGGTAAGATGGTCGGGTCCGGATAACAATAATTTCTTTTATGATGGCGACGGATCAATAATATTTGCCCCAGAATCACAGGTTAGTAACAAATGGTCGTATAAGCCTACTGGGAGAATCATATTCTCTAGTGATTATTCTCATAAGGGAAATTTCTTGGGAACTTTTGAGACTAAAATAAGAGTAAAAATAGAGCCAGTCCCACCAGAAGGATACTGCACAGATTTAGTTTGTTTAATTCCTTCTTATGAAGAAATGTTTCTGCAGAACTTATATTTCCCGCCAAATGATGTTTCTGTTAAATGCTACGGCTGTTCATCACTGCCTGGAGTATTGTATTGCAACAACAACTTGAGTAATCTCAATTTATTAAATAATGTTTTAAATAGAAATTCCCAGGAAATTCAAGAGAACATACGGTTCACTTATGATTCTAAACAAAATTTATGGACCAATATATTCCACTATAAAGATAAATATTTAAACGAGGATTGGAAGATTGTCTTTGACTTTGGATGTGTTAATTATTCTAAAAATAGTGGAGACGTGTTGTTCAATGAGTCCTTGCTAGACACCATCGAACAAGATTGGATTAATTCTGGAAAGATCGATTCATCCGGGAATCCGATTTCATTAGAAGGTTATTTGGCACAATCTCAGTCTCAACTTTCTTCTATAGTCAACTACAATAACTATAGCGACTCTAGTTACTATTGGAGATTCTCTATGTATGTGTCTAGAACTCTTAAAGATGGCACTGATTTTGATGCTAGATTATATCTAACTGTACCCAGTGAATTTATTTGTCAATACAATTCAGAGTTTTCTTTTTCTTTTAAGTATAATATAATAAAAAAATATTTCTTCATAGGATACCAGGCCTATTATGATAATTTTATATTTTATGATAATATAGGGTTATTTTCTTCCGATTATTGGATTAAGAACCCAGATATTAAATTTACTGTTTCCAAAAATCAAATAGAGAATAAAGTTACTCGAACGACAGTATATGTCTAAAATTTTAGACTATATTATAATAACAACTTATTAAAGGTTAATTATGAAAAATTTATTTATTCTGCTATTATTTGTTTTCTCTGGAGTCTCATTTGCAGACTCACTGGATCGGATCCTGATATCAACAACTCAAGCCGATATTAATTATTCTATAATAGATCCGGAACCGGCTCAATCTCTCAAGCCCTTTGGGGATTATGGCGGAGATAAGGATTCAATAAAAGATCTTGTTTGGAATAGATACGAAACTGATAATTTCACAATATTAAGCATAGACAAAAAACAAGGTGAGAATCTATTTCATAATATAGAGAATATTAAAAAGGATTGCTTGAGTAGATGGGGGCTCAAAGATTCTTCATTGTCAAAAGACTGCAGGATAATGCTTGCTCCGAGTAAAGAGCTTTTAAAAAGGTTGTTTGGCCTGCAATCGTATAGAATTGAGTTTAGAGATGACGTGGTCGCCATATGGCTAGAGGCAGAAGATATAAATCTATTCGACAATTCTATCCGTGAGGCTGTGACTGAGGTTTGTCTTCGTGATTTGGATCCAAATTTATCATTTGTTGCCTTTAAGGGCATGTCCCAGTTAAATACATCATCGCATAATATTAAAAATATAATTGGTAGAGTCTCTGAAACTCAGTCCGGCACCAATTTCCTCAAGGTTACTGAAAAAGACTATCAAAAAATGAATCAAGAAAATAAAGATAAATTTAACACAGATTCTTTAGTTTTTTGCTTAATGTTAAAGAAAGAATTTGGCGAATCTAAGTTCCTTGAATACTTCTTTGGTAAAAACAATAAGATTTGTGGATTTGATTCGAAATCTTTAGACAGTTCCTACAATAGATACTATAGGGATATTTTCAATGAATTGAAAAAAGATAATATTCCTGATAATTATCTAAATATAGGAAGGAAATAGTTATGATTAATCTTGTAATGTGGTTGTTTTTCGGTCTTTTTGTGGGAGTTGTTTCAAAAAAACTACACCCAGGTGACGAAAAAATGAATGGATGGGTGCCAACTTTATTTATCGGGGTGGTCGGATCATACGCAGGAGGGCTGCTGAGTTATGCTTTAGGCAACACCCACAGATACCACCCAGCAGGCTTGATTTTTTCGGTTTTAGGAGGAATTCTCTTTCTGTTTGTTTGGAATAAAATAAATGCTAGACCAAAAAATCGTAGAAAAACTAAGAGAAAGGTATAAGGACATTCATCCTTTAATCTTCCACAGAAGTCTCGAGCATTCAAAAACAGAAGTAGAGCTATTCGACATACTAGAATCCATGCCCAAAAACTATCCAATAGTTTGGTCAGAGGATAAATTTTGCTGGGTTAAAACTGATCTATTTAAAACTAAATGAGGCCTAGCTTCATTTAGTTTTTCTTTTTCTTTTCTTATTATAAACCCTACCTAATATTAAATTTGTAAAAAAGCTAAATAGTCCAGAAATTACTCCACTTAAAGCAAGAACAGAAAAAGCTGCAACTGTCATGAATTTTTTCTTCAATTTTTCTGCTCCTGAAAAACTCTCCAGCTCTCTGGAGTTTTTGTTTGAAAATAAAAGAAACTATTAATATCTATTATATTAAAATTTGGTATTGAAGGTGATCTCGCCAGCTTCATATTTGCTTGCTCGAGTGATAAATTTGCTTTTTTATGATTGCATTTTCTGCAAGAAAGCACGCAGTTCTCCCAACTTAATTTTCCATTTTTACTTTTTGGATTTATGTGATCTATTGTTGCCTGCGCATAGTTTAAACAAATATCACAATATTGGCATATTCCCTTGTCTCTTTTAAATATATTCTTTTTATTAGCTTTAAATCTTCTTTTTTGATACCTATCATAATGATTCAGCATTATTATCTCTGGTATATAATAATATCTGGAGCTTGTTTTAATTTTTTGATAATAATCTAAATCTAACTGGCCCCACTCTTCCCAAGAATAGAGGTTGTATGTCTTGTAATCAAGGATTTTGGCACGCTCGGAAAAAATCAAAGTAATTGCTCTTCTATAGTCAGTGACATTTATTGGAACAAAAGATTTATTCAATATTAAAACAAGAGGCGTGTTTTCCATGTTATTTGAAAGATTAAAAATAAAAGATTGTTACCTAATCACTCCACAAATATATAAGGATGAAAGAGGCTTTTTTAGAGAAATTTTTCAAGAGGTTAAATATAGTGATTTTACATTTATTCCAAAACAAGTCAATCATTCTTTTAGTCACAAAAATGTTTTGCGTGGCATACATGTCTCTCCATTCAAAAAATTAGTCTCATGTGTTTTTGGTTCAATATTGGATGTGTGCGTGGACCTCAGACCTGATTCCGAGACTTACAAGCAATACTCCTCAGTAATATTGAACTCTGAAAACAAGAGACAGATTTTGATTCCTGAGAATTGTGGTCATGCGTTCTTGTCGTTGACAGATAATACCAATGTGGTATACATGCAGGACGATTTTTATGATTCTAAAAAAGAATCTTCTATCATCTACAATGATGATAGTTTAGACATAGATTGGCAAATAGATTCTAAGGAATTATTGATTTCTAAAAAAGACAAAGAATTCCTTAGTTTTGAAAAATGGGAAGAATTATATGGAAGAAAAAATATTTAAATCAAAGGCTTTTGAAATAGCTAGATTCTCCGACGCCAGGTTGGATATTATTGTTCCGTTCAATGGATCTTATAACTCTTTAATTTCTTTATTTGAGAATATTCTTAAAACTGTTATTAACAAGTATAAATTAAATATTGTTTACAATAGTTCTTTTGAACTTGGGTTTATAGAAAATTTTAAAAAATTTGATTTCATGGAGTTTCATAGAAATGCACAACCCAAGACACTTGGGGAAAATATAAACTTAGTTATTAAAAAGTCAAGTAATCCATGGATTCTTGTCCTTAGCCCAGAAACAACCCCATTAGGTCCATCTTGGCTTTTGAATTTGGGTGAAACCATGCAGAGATTAAAGTCCCAGGGAGTAAAGATTGTTTCGCCATATATTCAGAATAATTCATTCTTCTTAAATTTCCAAGACGAGAACTCTGATGTTATCTTGGAGAATAAATATTTACCGCTCTATAGTTTTATTTGCCATAGAGATCTCTTCAGTAATGTAGGCTTATTTAAAGATACTAATAATATTGAAGATCTGTCTAAAGATTTCTATGAAAAGATGAAAAATAAAAAGTTCACCCAAGCCATAAGCAAGTCAAGTATCTTCAAATATAATATATAGTGCATATATAAATGTATAAGTTATACGAGAGGTAAAATATGAAATTTTCACTTTGGCTTGAAAAAAGAAATCAAAGATCCGCAGAGAAGATACCAGAGCGTATGAGTTCTTTGGAGCTTCATCAGCGTGCTTCTAAAAAAGCAGCAAGTGAAATGCAGCACGGAAAAGCAGGAGTTATGCAGCCAAAAACAAAAAAAGGCAGCCGTGGAGAAAAGAACAGAGAAGCAATCAGAGATTTTAATTAGATTCTTTTCTTGTTTCTGTTTTAAATTCTTTTTCTGGATAATAATGATTTAATATTCTTAATACTTGTTTCTTTAGATCTTTTATATCACCTTGAATATTTTTGTTAAAATTTTTAGTATTTAATACATTATTATGTATTTCAATTAAATCTTTTCTGAATTTTTCTGAATCTTCTGGCAAGTAGGTAACTTTTTCTGGGTTGTCCACTTCCAGAACTATAACTGAATTTATAAAGTTTTTAATCTTCAGAATGCTGTCGGCATTCATTTGAATTCCCATGCTCTCAAAACTCTTCATTTTTATGATTTTATAATTAGGAAAATATCTTTTGAGAATATAATTTAGTTTTTTATCTATTTTTGGATTTTTATTCTTGTGGTTACTATAAGATATAAGTAAATTACTTACAAATTCCTTTGCATCATAAGTTATCACTTTTTTACCTTCTTGTGATGCTTTATAGGCTTCGCTTATGTAGTGTGCAACATTTTTGCTATCTGTTACGGGAGATAATACAAATAAATCTTCCTTTTTTGGTCTTTGTATTTGGGATCTTTTGATTTTTCTTTCTTTTTCTCTTGGGGCCTGATTTGCGTTTAATCCAAGCAATTCTTGTGCACTATTTCTCTCCCTGGATAAAGGAGCAATGCCTTCTTCTGAAGACGCCTGGACTCCTCTTAAAAAGGGAGTAACTCCGGTCGCAGCCCCAGCCAATTGCACCGCTCCCTTACTGGCATCAACAAGTCCGGATCCAACAGTCGAAATTCTTTTTTTTGCACTACTTAAGCTTCTCGACGACCTCTCAGTATCTCCAAGCGATGCTTGGGCTGTGCCCTTTACCACATCAGCCGCAGCACCAAGTGCCCCCAATCCAACTTTTGCTGCCCCCTTACCCAGATTCAATAATCCCCTTGAGGACTGGCCCAATAGATTTCCTCCGAATCCTCCGACAAACTTTGCCGCCCCTATGAGTGATTCATCTATTTCTTCTCTTTTTTCTATATATTCTTTAAAAGTTTGCATAAAGATATATATGGAACTTATTAAATAAAAACTCACATCAGAATGGGTGTAAATGTGGTTTTACTGGCACATTAACTGGCCTTCTTCTAATTGTGGTTGCAGTAGGGGTTCTGGTTAGCGTTGGTGTTCGAGTTCTGGTTGGCATTGGTGTACTGGTTTGAGTTAGTGTAGGTGTTAGTGTTTTTGTTGGAGTTGGAGTGCTAGTTTTGGTTGGCGTGGTAGTTAATGTGGGCGTTGCCGTTTTAGTTGGGGTGGGCGTTGCCGTTTTAGTTGGGGTGGGCGTTGCCGTTTTAGTTGGGGTGGGCGTTGCCGTTTTAGTTGGGGTGGGCGTTGCCGTT